CCGGTTAGACCAGTAGCACCGGTTTGACCGTTATTACCGGTTAGACCAGTAGCACCGGTTTGACCGTTATTACCGGTTAGACCAGTAGCACCGGTTTGACCGTTATTACCGGTTGCACCAGTAGCACCGGTTTGACCGTTATTACCGGTTGCACCAGTAGCACCGGTTTGACCGTTATTACCGGTTGCACCAATTTGACCCGTGACACCTGTGGCGCCGGTGGCACCAAAACCAGTGGCTCCAGTTGGGCCAGTAGGGCCGGTGGGGCGTTCCTCAAAAGCATCCGTGATATCAGCAATGCCTTGCTCAATGTGGTTCATATTCTCAGAGGAAATAGGCAGGTTAGAATTTTCTAACTGCTCCCACTCTTTAGGCGTATATGGCATCGCTATTCTCCCGGGTACAAATCTGGACTTGGAAAAATAGATGCGGCTGGGTAAATAGCCGTAATGACGTTATTCAAAATCACAGTGTAAATCCATTGACCATCAACCTCGTGAAACCAAATGTAGTTATCGTCATTAGTTGAAGGATTCTCCCCATAAAATACCGGAATGCCCTCATACAATTCCAGATCAGAAAGACGAGATTGGTAGTTTGCGTACATTGGGAAAGATGGACCTTGGGTGCCCTTGCCGTAAAGTACTGTAATTTCAGGGTTTTCATCAGGACCCAAGAAAAAGGGGATTTTAAAATCTTCCCCGATTTGAACCAAAGAATTGCTAATGGGAAAACCGTCAGTAGTTGTAATGTCTGCCGGAATGGTGCAAGCAGAATCGGCAAAAACCGTAATGCTATGACGGTTTGGGGCTAAGACTGCGGCGCCCGGTTCGGTATAGATCAAGGCTGTTTGGTCTGCTGGAAAAAGCAAGCGAGCCATTCATCCTCCTTGACCAATAAGGGTATACTTCTACCCTTTCAGGGGCCTAGGTAAGGGTTGCGACAGGATTAAGGAGAACCCTCAAGGTCGTTACCTTCCGCATCTCGCCAAGTGGCTCCGTCAGACCAAATGGGGATAGAAAGATCTGTGTCATAGTATTGAAAACCCGGACCTACTTCTGCCGGATCAGGGCGATCAACTGTGTATCCATAAGCAAGTACTGACGCGGCTTCAATACCGTCTTCCATATGATTTAGACGAGCGGCGACAATTGGAGTGTTTCCTGCACGCAAATCTACCCAAGTTTGTTTTTCGTAAGCCACAATATCTCCTTAGTACCAACGGGCCCAATAGCGAGGACGAGCCGCGACAGAACCAACAATACGAGTAGGTCCATAACGACCGTAAACACCACCACTTGCCAAAACGCGAGGGCGACCCAAACCAATGTGTGCAATTTTGAACACAGACAATTGGTTCTGGAACATTTCTTCTTCGTTCTGCATAACTGACTGCCAGCGATCCATGTAGTCACGACGGTCAAGGCGAGTGATCTGTCCACCAACAAACATTGGTTGCTCAACATAAGAACGAATCAGGTGTTTCAAAGTTTCGATGTAAAGCGCAGTTTCGAGCAATGGACCCCATTGGTCTAAAGGAAAAAGTTTTCCACCCTGATCCAGCGAGTAAGTCATGTATGGCTGAGCCATTGTGTTCAAACGACCTAACGCAATTTTAAGTAATTGCGAAAGTCGAGCGCGACCAAAATATGTTTGAAAATAGGTCATCAAATTGGGGCCAGACTCAGGTGAGTCATAGGTGTCAGCGAAACGAATCCAAACACTATCTACAACGGCCTTCATCCCGGGAACAAGCATGTCGTATTCTGGGGCTACCGCACCAACTTCAATATACGTTTCAGTGTATTGAGCAATTGAGTCAATAGCAAAAGACCATCCAACGGTGTAATAACCGGGCTGAGAAGTTTGAGAACTGTTTAGTGTGTGATTGTAAAGCCCCGTACTTTCACGAACTGCAGGTACTTCGTTTGCTACAATGTCGTCTGTAGATTCATTCCGAATGGTTACGTTTACAGAACTACCATCTGGATCAGCAAGCACTCCTGCTTTATGGACGCCCAAAACCAAAATATCTTGAGAAAATTGGCTAACGTATTGACGGTCCCGACCCGAATACGGTGTGTCCTCTAAAGATACGGGCATCTTTACCCCTACCTAATCGGAGTAACAGTGATTCGTTGAGCCGTTGTAGCGCCATCCCAATTTAGACCGCTCTTATAACCAGCACAATAAAAAGTGTGCCCCTTGGGGCTAGCCATTGTGGCTCCGGCACCAGCCAAGAATATTTCCGAACCGGAAAGCGAAACTGTTGCACCGGACGTACCGGTGTGTTCGATCTGGCTTATCTGTAACCTACCCTGAAGTGCAGAAAGAGTTCCTGTGTCAATTGTATTACCTGTTCTGTAAGCCCAACCAAAACAACCAACGTCGTCTTGTTGACCCGCGGCGGCAGATTGCGTAACCGCTACTTGCCAACTGATAAGACAATATATTGGTCGGGTAAATGTTTTAAAAACATGTGTACCTGAATCAAGAATGGTTGGAGCGGCTGAAGTGGATGTATTTGAAATAGTTATATTTGCATCGGAATAGTCAGTTTGTGGGGTTGGCATAGCCCCATCGGCGATCAAAGAATAGTTACTAGAGCCGATGTACTCATACAGGCGCTTGGTGTCGGTCTCAAAAATGAGACGGCCAATTTGATCGGTATCCCAATCTGGGTAGGCTGGACGAGTTGAACTGGTGCAAACATGCACACCAGGAGCAGCATCCAATTTGCTCCAGTTTTGGTTAAACGGAGTTTCAGAAAACGGGTCGCCGCCATCGAAGGTATTCAAATCTAGGCGCGTAGTGTTTCCAGCCATGCCAATCCTTTCCTAATCCTCTACCCTTTCAAGGGGTTCAAGGGGTTACCGACAGGGAGATTCCTGCGTGCCGTCTATCATCTTCGCTCATGCCGCCCCAGACGCCATACGGCTCTTTATGTTTGACCACAAAATCTAGGCAATTGCTAATTACTGAACAAGATTTACAAACTTTTTTGGCTTTTCGGTCTCGCAATTCTTTTTCAACGCCCCGTTCGCCCTCTGGGTGGAAAAATAGGTCCGCAAATTTATCATCTTTACATGCGGCTTTTTCCATCCAGAGTTCAGAATTCACAATTTGATCTCCCATATTTATTCTCCAATAATTACAGGTTTATCTTAACGTGTTCTAAATCACAAACTGAACTAGGGTGCAGTTGGGGTTACTGGGTCCGAAGGCTCAGATAGGGCGCCTTCACCAAGAGCATTTACCGCAGAAATCCTGAAAGTGTACGTTGTGTCATTGGTCAAACCTGTAACAAGGTACCCTGCGGAAATATCTTCCCCTAAACCGGTAATAATGGTATCAACAAGTACGTCATCTATGTACACATACAAGATGTGATCAAGAATTGTTGATCCGCCATCAAACCCAGCAGACCAACCAAGTTCAACTTGTTCATCTCCAACACCCGACAATGCAGGGTTCAAACCTTCAGAAGCCGAAGGCACAGAGTCCTCAAAAGTCACAATAAACGGGGCAGGAGTTGGGCTAAAAATGTCATAATCATGGAAGTGCCAAACGAAAAATGTGTATTCTTTACCCTCGGTCAGACCATCAAAAGAATGGAATGTGTCTGAGCCGTAAGAGCCTTCTTCAAAAAGTGCACCATTTTCCAAAACCGTAATGTAATAATATTCAGGTGGAGAAGCAGTATATTCTGACTCATCCCAAACAAGAGTGTATTCATCAGTGTTGGTACGCGAACCTCGAATGTTTCGTACAACGCTGGGTGAACCCGTGTATTGCTTCAACGTGCCATCAACATTCCAGATACCATCAATTTTATCGCGGAGTTCAATGCCCTGCATACCGAATCCGGTTTCATCAGAGTTGAATGGCGTTACTTCGCCAGACCAGTCGCTGGGCTCACTGAAACCATTGACATTACGGGCAACAATTCGGGCCCGAACGGGAAGACTTGATTGGCATTGGATCAAAGTACCATAGTAATGGTTATCAAATGAACCATAGCGTCCAGCACGGTGGGTTGTGCCATCGCTCAAGTAGATTTCGTAATCCAATGTTGGTGCGCCAGAAATGTCTTCCTGGGGATACCAATATGCAAAAACACCACGGCTGGTTGGGTAAATGTAAATATTATCGACTTCGTTTGGCACTTGAATATTTGTCAGTGTTGTAGCGCCAATGGAGTAACTATCTGCAGTCACAGATGAGTTGACCGTTTTACGCAAATCTACACCAGTGGTAAATCCACCCAGAGTGTAAGTTGAGTCAAACAGTTCAACGCCTGGACCAAATTGATCCGGCTCACGGTAATTTGGGTTTACCGAAGGAACACCCAAGGCTTGGTTTTGTTCAGAAGTGTTTTTGGTTCCCGATTCATCAATGGTCGGCAAAATTTCACCTGTGCCACCAGGAGCGCCTGCGGTGTCGCTGGTCAAAGGCTCACGGTTAAGCGAGTCAGGAACATCGCCAATGTAGGTAAAACCTTCAGCGCTTACGCCAAAGATCTCAAAGTTTTCGTTGTCAACAACATTGCTACCCGGTGCACGGTAATCAATGTCAACGCCTGGATCTTCGGTGTTGAAAAGCGGAGGAACACTGCTATCAAAAGTGGTACCGCTGGTTACAGCAACATTGACTTGAACATCGCCATCTTGACCCTGAACATAAGTTGAATCAAAAAGGGTGCCATCAATGGTGTGAGGAGCAGGAGCCGCACCCGAACCCGTGGTGTATGGGTAGCGAAGGACGTATTCGCCCGCGTCCGCATCATCGTAGCCACCGACGCGAATGTAGTAAACAGTTCCGGGAATTGGATCGTAAATAATTTTAGATGAATTGTTCGGACCGCCGTCGTCATCGCTGTCAATTTCAGTCAAATCATCAATGGCCGTGCCAGTGTAAATCCACAAGTAGGTGTCAAAACTTGAGCCAAAAGTGTCAATGATTGCGTCGCCAACAAAATTGTCCGGAGTAATCCAGATGTGCCAAGCCGTAGCCCAACCGCCATAATTTTCAGCATCCGGTTCATCAACTTCAGTAGTGTAGCCAATGTTGTTACCAACAAAAGTCGTACCGGCCAGAACTGTTGCATTGGCAAAATTATCGTTTGACATTTCGCTACTTCCTACTTGTAGTGGTTATCAGTCTTGAGCAATGATCGCGGCAGATGGCTCAGATTGAGCGCTGGTGCCTTCAGCATTTACTGCGGCAACCTTGAAAGTGTAAGAAGCAGCCGCAGTCAGGCCCGTCAAAGTTAGCAATTGATCATCATTACCGGTTGACTGAGTTGCCTCAGCCGTTACACCATTAAGGTAAGGAGTTACAATGTAGTCGGTAATTGCGGATCCACCTGTTTGATCCAAGTCCCAAGTAAGGTCAACCTCACCGACACCGCTACCCGTAGATCCAGCGACATCAATTGGCGCCTTGGGAGCAGCATCTTCAAGCAAGTAGAAAACAATCTCGTTAGAAACCGGCGAATCTAGACCATCCTCGTTGATGGCAAAAACAAGTGCGCTGTAAGTGCAGTTAATGTCAAAACCATAGTTCATGTGCTTGTAGGTACTTGAAGTGCTCCAAGTGTCCCACCAACCTTCAGTCTCATTAACTAAAAATACAACGTAGAAATCTAGAGGCGAACCGCCCGAATATGTGGGCGCAGTCCATGCTAGGTCAATTTCGCCATTACCAAGATAGGTAGTAGCGAGGCTCGTCGGAGCCGATGGAGCACCAGTTCCAGAAAGCAGGTTTCCGTAAGGGTCAACGATACCGGCCCGCTCATTCTCATCAGTGTATCCACCGGGCTTGTTTGAATCGTTCTCGTCTGGGTTCCAACCCTGAGCGGTGCTGGACCAAGAAGAAGGCTCACTTGTACCGTTGTCGTTAATTGCATAAACGCGAACCCGAACGTCCACATTGGGGAGTGCATCTAGGAATTTGCCAAAGAAAAATTCGTTGCGGCTGGCGCGGTAAGTACCACTAACAACACTTGGGTAGTTGCCATCAAAAACTTCAGAAAGTTCAATGATGTATCCACGGATTGGGGCATTTTCCGGATCGGGTGATGGGGTCCAGAAAGCGCGAACTCCACGAGATGCGTAGTTAAGCCAAGCACAATCAGGTGCATCCGGAACATTATCGTTTAGAACGGGAACTGCACCGTAGCCAGTTCCGATCTGCGAAGTCTCAACAGTTTCACTGTAATTGTAAGTGGTAGGAATTGGAGCAATGCCCGAACTTGCAATCGAGTCAGAGCGAGTGGTGTCTTTGATTGTTACCGGAGCGCCAATAAAAGGTTCACGGTAAACATTGTATGTCGGCTCAACACCCAAGGGCTGATCCACATTAGTCGTGGGGATCGTTTCTGAGATGTCGGTGTTAACGGGTGTCGTTGGGAAGAAATCGTTATTCACACCAGCGCTTGTAGTATCACTGGTTACATCTGCGGTGCCCTGCTCGTCGCCATTGTAATCGGTGTAACGACCAAAAACGGGCTGTTGATCAAGAGTGGGGTGAGGATCAGTACCAGCGCCACCACCGAAGATCGTGGTATCTGCGTTGCTTACTTCTGCAGATACATCACCTTCACCGGCAGTTCCATCAATGCCGCTGGCGTTTTCGGTGTCGGTAGTTACAGGCTCCCGATTAAGCGGATAACCTTCTCCGTCAACACTTACACCAAAAATTGGGAAATTTTCATTCTCAATAACATTGCTTGGCATGGGCCTCTACCTTTTCCTTTGGGTTGCTGGTTATTCGGTGACGGCTGAATCTTCAGTTACCACGGGGGCAACCTTTTCAACAACCTTCTTCTTACGAGTTGAACGCTTCTTCGCAATGGGGGGCATTGCAGACATGTCACCTTCGCCTGCAGTTGTTGCCTCCTCCGTCGGAGCCTCGACGGCATCCACCGTAGCATCGGTAGGCACATCAGTTACCTCTTCAACTACGGTTTCTGCCACCGGGGTTTCGGCAACAACTACAGGTTCGGGAATATCAACCGAGACATCAGCAACGACTGCTTCAGCAACCGGTGCTCCACCGAAAGAACGCTTGGTAAGTGTATTTCGACTTTTATCAGCCTTCAGGTCGGCAAGGGAAATCCCGTACTGAGCCTCAAGGATGTGCAGGATGTCTCCACCTGCGAGATTGGCAGAATGACCGATAACGGCATCCTTCAACTGTTGTGCTTTATTCTCAGCGACTTGCTCTTGCAATTTAGCCTCCTCAGCCAGGATTTCTTCACGAGTTTTTGGTTTAGTTTCAAAAATTTCGTGAACAAACGCGATGTTATCTGTGGTACCCGACTGAACACCAGTGGTATCAATGGTGCCAGAAATATCTGTGAGGTTTCGCTGAGTTTTAGCCATTACAGTACGCCCTCACCCTTTTCGTCGGGGAAAGTAGCGGTAAAAATTGGTTCTTCAGTTTTCTCATCAATTACGGAAGTTTCTGCAGAGTTATTTGAGTCACTGCGAGCCTTCCAGGAGTCAACTTGTTTCTTCAGTGCCTCAACAATGGCAGGATCATTGGCGTCGTCTTCAACGACGAGAATTCCGCGCTGAACTGCACGCAGGAATTGCGGGGTGTTTACAATCTCATCGGGGGCTGGTTGAACATCGTTTCCCTGGGGGTCATTTGCGGCTTGCCACTCAACATAGTGAGTGCCCTTGGGGTCTGACGATAGGACAAAAAGGCCCGGAAGTGTGTTCCTGACCATCGTTACAGGCATGATGTGCTCCTTTGCACTAGATGTAGATGCCTTACACCCTTTCGTGGTCACTAGAGGGGGTCAGACAGGAAGTGAAAGGTTCACAAGAAGGCTGTAATTAAACGGTTTAAAGAACCGGGCTTACAAGCCTTCGGTTAGATGTTATCTTCAATATAACTTACGCGAGAGTCTAGGTCTTGAATATAAGGCGCAGCCTCAAAAACCGAAACAACCAAGGGGTAAGCACTGCGATCTGGATCGGACTCTGCTGAAGCAGAAGTATCCAATACTCGGTCATTAAAATCGGTATCTGTAAGCGTGGCAAATTCGGCATCGGTCAAAACCACCGTGTCGCCTCCATTGTAAGTGCCACCGGCACCCACAGGAAGCCACACGTTGGTGAATCCGGGCAGAACAGTAACTGGTTGACCCATGAGGTACTCCTTTAGTTTCTACCCCTTAGACGGGCGCACAAGGCCGCTAACAGGGTATGTCACTTACCGATTTTAGTTTGGATGTCCTCCGTCATATTGTGGATCTGCTGGGCCAGATCGTAAATTTGTTCGTTGATATGGGTATTTTCTTCCAATTCTACCTCTTGGCGATGAAATTCATGTTCCGTTTTTTTCTGTTGTATGTTAGATAAACGGTTTTGGCCGATCATCACAAAGGTGGAAAGAAAGATAGCCTCTAGGGAGACTACAAGGGTTAAAGTGGGCCAAGGATCTTTTTCTACAAAGATCATCCAAATACCAAAAATGGCTACAGAAATGTAAACAAATTTCATGGATCCAGCAAATGCAGTAATTTTATCTGCAATAATCAACTGGGAATCAATAAACTTTTTGATATATTTTTTAGACATATATATCAAACCCCCTATCTAATAATTACATGGAGATAGGGGGACTTAGGTAGTTTCGTTTTAAGCGTGTAAAGATGCCCGCAATTGCCAAGACCATTTTTGGTGCATGTCAATGCGTTCTGCAATAAAGTTTGCTACGCCTTGTTCGTTTTCTTCATTAGCAACATTAAATGCTTGTTTCAGTTTAGCAATCAACATATCGTTGGACTGTAGAAGGTCCGAAGTCATAGTTTGTGCATTTGAGGTAACATCACTTTCAGGAAGTGTGCTCAACTCAAGAACGCGAGAAATCTTGTAGGGAGCATAGTCACCAAGTTTACGAATGTTTTCTGCAAAAGGATCAATGCTTCCATCAGCATCTACGTAAATGTTCTCAAACAATGCGTGGTATTCGGAGAAATCTTTGCCTTCCACGTTCCAATGGTATCCGTGGGCTTTGAACTTAAACACAACAAGGTCGGCAACAAGAACCTTGAGGTTCTCGGTAAGTTCAGACATTTTTCTCCTTAGTTCTTCAAACTTTCGGAGTTGATTTAAGTGATTACACAGTACCCCGCCACGGTAACGATCCGTGTTCCTCAGATTAAAAGTCTGATGCATCACCTTAATGCTTGCAGGGCGCGACCCTGATCGGACTCGAACCGACGACATCCACCGTGACAGGGTGGCACTCTAACCAACTGAGTTACAAGGCCTAGCAAAACAAACATACACCATAAGTTTAGAAAAACCAAAAAGCCCCGGTGCCAAAGCACCGGAGCCTTTTGTTAGACCTAAAAAATTAGGACTTGGTGATCGTTGCAATACCGCGAGGGTTAAGAATAGCCATCGAAACCATCTCGTCAAATACCCAACCCTTCCAGAATGCCTCAACCTGGTGGTTCTCTTCAACGTCAAGTGAGTACAGGACGGGGAAGACACCCAAGAAGTTAGGTTCAGGGGTGAGGAACACCTTGTTCTGAGGAACAATGATCGAACGCTGAATCTGGAACTCACCGAATGAGGTGATCGTCTCTCCAGCAACCACGCGATCCTTGAACGCCCAACCGGTCTGGTTAATGTCCCAGCGGTAGAGGTCACGGAAGTCGTAAGGGTTGATGAGGATACGAGCCGACTGCAGTTCGTGCAGGTCGGTCTGGCTAACTGCCGAGTAAAGTGAACCCGGGGTCAGGTAACCCGATCCTTCAGTGATGTTGTGGTTCGGTGAAACCGTGTGGTCTGGACGTGATGCATAGTCCGTCACAGCAGCCTGCAAGATCACGAGAAGACGTGAGTCTTCCTGCTTCAAGATGGCCTGCTTGGTCTCGTCCTGAGCCTGCTCAACGGCGTTGATACGCAGGTAGAACAGGTCTTCCTTACGAATCGCGGGACGCGAAGCAATACGGAAGAAGCGAACCGGAACGCGCTTGCCTTCGAACGGAGTCACTCGGACTTCGCCTTCAGTACCGGACATGATGTATGCCTGGCCCAAGTCATCCCAAACGTCATACTCAACCGGAGTACCAGGAGTTACCGGGTCCTCAACAAGCACGTTACGGGTAATACCTTGGTAACGCAGTTTCAATTGAATCGGGCCGACCATACCGACACCGAGACGCTTAATACCACTGACTTCATCCTGAAGGATGAGAGCCATCTTGCGAACCTTGGCCTCGTGGGTCAAAGTCGCACCCGCCTCACGGCGGTTCAAAATTTGAGCAACGTAATCGTCACTCTTCTTGGCAACCCGGCCCTTGAGGCCATTGCCCGTGTGTGTCAATTGCGACATGTTTTTTATTCCTTCCGGGCAATATTTAGCGAAGTCCACCGATGGTGATCTTCGTAGCGGAGTTGACCTTAACAAGGCGAGCAACGGGGTCGTTGCTCAAGGTTCCACGGCCGGATTGACCGGCGGGAGCCAACTTGCCCTGGTTAGCACCATCAACGATGGCGTGGACCAGAACTTCGGTTCCGTCATTGGAGTCATTCCAAGTCGAACCAGTGTCGAATGCGGGAGCAAGAATTTCGAATTCAGCATCCGGAGCCGTGACCCACACCGAAAAGGCGTTGATCCCTGAATCAAGAACTTCATCAATTCCGTCGCCACCGACGTAAAGTGCACCAAAACCGTAAGGAACTTCGTCCTCGGGGGTTCCGTTAGTTGCACCAATCAGGCTGACGTTCTCACCAGTGGTGCGAGCGAAAACCATACCGGGGTAAATGTCAATCGAACGATCCCAGTCGGAATCGAGAAAGACTGACTTTGGTGTTGCTTGCGTAGCGGAGTACAATGGGCGAATTGTTCGCTTGATGTACGACGTAGCGATCCGCGTCCTCAGCATATCTTCCCACCTTTCTGCGGGTAGTTAAACCGGCGTATCGGAACGCCGTACTTTCTAATGTTTGATTGGAGATAAACACTGTTTGACAGGCGCAACAAATGAAGGAACCGGCCTTTCCTTATTCAGAAAAAACCGGTTCCTTTTGGTTTTTGAAAAACTTAGTTCAAAAACAAGTCTGCATCTGCAGTTTCTTCAGCGGAAACGGCACTCGTGGCAATGATGCCTGAAGCGTTGTCGCCAGCAAAAGAAGGAGTGGTGCGCTCAGCCGAAGCCTTGCGAGGAACCAATCCGGATGGACGCGCTTGCTTAGCCGCGGCCTTGTTAACACCAGAGAGAATATTAATCTCATGGGCAATCATTGAATCACTCAAAGAGTTGTCTGACTCAATTGCGGCTGAAACAGTAAGGTCATCTCCCTTAGCAAGACCAGCGGCGATGCGCAGTCGGGCCAAGTTCAAAGAAGCAACAACGCGGTTACGCGAAGCGGCTGCAGCCTGTCCACCAACACCTTGCTCAGTAGCGGCAAATTCAGGGCCACCGATGAGAGGGAATGCAATCTGAGGATTGTCTGGGTCACCAACGCGAACATCCACCTCAAGGCGGGTGAGTTCGTTGGGAACGTGGGTTTCAGTTCCAGCAACAGGCGAAGTAACATCGGTTGGGGTTCCCCAAGGCGAAGTCGGAATCGTCTGACCGGGGCGAAGTGCAGTGTCAACCTGATCTGCTGCAAGGTTGTTCACCGAACCAGGAGTTTCACCAAGTGCTTGCGCGTCATCGCGAGCCTCTGGTGTAGCAACTTCTTGGGTGGTTTGCGTCGGACCAGATGATGGGGAGTCCGGCACGGGCTGTGCTGGGTTTGCCAAGTCAGCCTGCTTGCTAATTTCATCAATGTACTCACCGACACCAGCAATGCGGGCAATGAAATCAACCTGTGCGCTTACCGTTTCAATACGGCGAGACTGGTCGTCAATGATCTGCTGTTGCTTGGCGATGGTGGTGAGCAATGCACGGCGGTTGCCGCCATTTTGGGTACTCATCTACTCATACTCCTTCGATGGACTTGCCCTACGGCGGATACCGCACGGCTCACCCTTTTATTGGAAAAAGGGCCGTTGCGACAGGAGTTGAACTTTATACCCAGTAAGTTTTATTACGGCGAGAAGATTGCATAGACATAATGGCGTTTTCTTGCATCAATGCGCCTTTACCACAATTGGGGCAAGGGGCACCAGCAACAAGACCTACTCCATCATTTTCAGGATCCGTTGCGTTATCTCCGGAAGTCAATGGACCGGCAGAAGGAACGTTCAATCCACAAATTGGACAAATTAAAGAAGCACCTTGTTGATCTTGTGCGCCACGCTCAGCATCTTCCACAAAATTTCCGGGGTTTTGTTCAGCAATATTTTCAGGATCAATTGGGTTTTCTTCAACGTCTTCTTCTGCAACATTAGTGGGCACCGGCGAACCATCAGCGTCAAGAGCGCGAACGTCAACGGGAACGCGAGCATCTGTTTCATCAAGTTGGTTGGGATCCATAGGCGCTTGATCTTGTTCTTGTGCAAATTCAGCGGCTTGATCAGGATTCATTACGGAATCATCTTGCGCGCTTTGTCCAGTATCAGTTCCACCAAAGTCGCCCTGTGATTCATCAACTTGCTTACGAAGGTCAAGGGTGCGAGCCAAATCTACATCGGGATCGCGGAAAGGCTTGGGAGGTGCAACATAGCCACAGACTTGACACTCGTTACCGTCGTAAGAGTCTGATTCTGAGCAAATGGGGCAAGATTCGTCGCGCAGAGTATCCACGTCTGCCGGAGCCTTGGTTTCACCATAGGCGAACTTGCGTTGTGGATTGGTCACGAATCCTCCAAATAGATATCTACATCTTACCCGGCCCTATGCCGTTTGAAACAGTATAGCCCTATTCAGCAGGCGGGAAGAAATTGGCAAAATGGTCAAATAATTTGCTTGTGTGCATATTTTTGCGCCATTTAAACTTTTTCAAATTTTCGTCATCAGGGTTTTTTTGTTCAAAATCTTCCATCAATTCCCTATTATCCTGTTTTGTTGTTTCGTCATCAGTTATATTGTGAATTCGCCTAAATGCTAGCCACGTAATTCCCTGAACTTGTTCTGGATGCAATTTAAAATTTGGATCATTTTGACGTTTACGTTCACGCTTAGTAATGTCATCTGCCGCTTTGCAATACATATCAACAGCATCGCGATAAAATGACTTAGTCCCAAGGGCTTTAGTGATTGCATCAAAACTGATTTTTTTCCAATTTTTACCAATCATAACACGTGCGGAATGCCTATCAATTGCAGCACGCCTTTCGTCAGGTTGAATATTGGGTCGTTGTCCGCCATGAGCAATTAGATCGGCAAAATGTCCGGTCTTAAGGTGTTCTGGCAACACCGTAGAATAATGTTCGCCATCCATAATTCTACCAACTTTTTTAACACTATCTCCCAATGCACCCACAGGTTTTCCCGAAATTTTTGACCTTAAGGCTTTACTAACATTTTGACCCCAACCGGTCATGGGACTATAGGCAGAGATAATACCGGCACCTTTATGAGAATCACCTTCGCCAATAAAATGTGCAAATTCGTTTGCGTCTGAATACCATTTAGAACCAAGTTCTTTTTCTTCATCTGTAGCCTGGTCGTACATGCTTATAATATTTTTGTGGTGCATTCCAAATTCTTTAATTTTGGGATGTTGTCCTCGTGCATAGATGGCTTCAAAATGTGGCAAACTTGAAGTATCCGCAAATGTAGCGGTTTTAATGTTTTCTGAACGTGGAATGGCTTGGTGAGGCACCCCAGCACCATTATCGTTTTTGTGGACATAGTTGTAAACGCTTCCGTCATTTACGCTATAAATATCTCCGTTACAAGTTACGCAAACATCTTCTTGTCGTTCTTTTGCGCCCGAACCATCTTCGTCAGGAACGGCTTGGTGGGTCACACCCGCGCCAACTGGAATATCATGTTGCCAAGGATTTAAAGAACCATCTTCAACCTTGTAGATATCTTCACCGCAAATTTTACATTTTTTAATTTTGCGATTTTTGTTGCGAGATTTTTTTTCAACATCAGTTTCTTGTGTGCCGCGGCCACCCATAGGATTAGCAAATTTAAAATGGTTTACTAAAGATGAAAGCATTGGTCGTTTTAGAAACATATCCGTTTCAGGAATTTCACTAACGGTATCTGTAATCTTATTGCGAGTGGGTGATCCAGTAATGCCCGTAGTATCTTCAGGCGCCATGTCTAAAAATCCCTTTTTGGTTTGGGAATAGCCATTTCTTTTTTGCCAAGGAATAATTCTGCGATCATGGTGTTCGGCGTATTGACCATATTCTTTAACCCATTTGTTTAAATTGTTTTGTAGAGATCGACGGTTCCAACCCGCAGGTTTTGTACCAGCATCAAAAAAACCACTCTCAATACCGCCGGTAGTGTGAACAAGAGCGTGCTCAACTCTGCCCGTAGCCCTATGTAAAATACGAATATTTTGTCCCCCGTAGTCACGAGCAATATAGCCAGATGGGTGTTGCACATCTACATATGGCGTACCCGAATGCCAATCGTCGGGATCATCTTCATGGAATTTAATGTGTTCTGGTTTATAGTTAGTTAAAAGTTCTTCAACAGAACGCATGTTTCGGTCTGATTGACGAGATTCTTTTGTTCCTCCGGGATCCAAAATATCGTCAACGCCATTCAAAAGTTTGTCAACAATGCTTTTTGCTTTTTCTTTACCCGATTGCTCTTTATCAAAATAATCTCGTTGTTTTTCAGCGTGGGCTTGGTTGTCCCAATTGTGATGATGAAGTTGGCGATTTTGATTATCTACAACACGAAATTTTTTATCTTCAGGGTGTTGCACTACAGAATAGGGACCATGCCATTCGTCTCTAGGAGAAAAACCTTCTGGTTTTACAATTGGCGCAGGATTTTCTTCTGCTCGTTGTTGATAAATTTTATTTTTGGGATCTTCTGTGCTATGGGCAAATGGTGGGGTCGGTTTATACCATTCTGCTTCTTTTGAAGAAATTGGGTTACTGTGCCCTTCGCTATCTGGCGCTTCATGGCCAACAATAGAGTCTGCACTGTCATGAGAAGTATGCCCAGAAGAATCTAGCATGTGGCCGTGTTCGCGGTTAATTCTAATCCAAATATTTCTTGCCATCCTCCAAGCACCACGGTCATCATCTGGATTTGAAAAAGAATCTACTAATTTGTTTTGATTATCTACTATTTGCATTTTACGAGTTTCAGGATGCCTTGTTAAATGCCAAGGACCTTGATTTTTTTGTTTTGGCTCCAATCCAAAAGAAGCGCGGACTGCATCGTAATCTGCATTGCCCGCAGGTTTTGCCCAAAAATCATGGTGTTCTGTGTTTTTTGTGGTTTTTAAATAACCTTCAGGTTGCCTTTCGTCATTGTCTTCCAATTGGGCAAAATGGCGCAACAATTTAGACAACATGGTCGGGCCTGTTGGATTAGTGCTAAAAAAATCTTTTTCTTTCTGGGATACACCAGATGTTGCTTCGTCAACGCTGCGACCAAGATCGGCCATATCATCTTTGTGATGTGCATCAAATTCTGCTTTGGCACGATCTCCCATCCATTTTTGAAAATGGGGGCGATAATCATCTTGAGCATGGTGCAATTTATCTTGCCAATTTAAATAATGTTCTAGGTGCTCTGATAATATCTCATCTGTTTCGGGCAAATGTGTATCTGCTGTGCCAGCAACAATTTGGGTATCAAGAGCGTTTGTTAAACGTTTATCATGTTTTTCAAATTCATTATTCGCCGATTGAACAGAATCAAGATATTTACCTCGGTGCTCGTCGTGCGCAAGATCAATATCTCGAGTTGCACGAGACATATTGTAAAAAGCCTGCATACTTTTGGCTTCTTCATCGTATTCGGGACTTTCATGTTCCCACCAATGAATTCCAGAACTGTAAGAAAAATTACTAAAAAATTGAAACAAACTAGAATAACGAGCACTTGATGGCGTTTTGCCAAATTGCGGTGCTCGGTCGCCTTTTAAAATACGAAAAAGAACACTTGCATCTTCGCCCGAAGAATACCGAAGCGGTTTATCAAAATCATGTTTTTTATGTTGTTTTGATATAAAATCTCTAAAACCTGTAGGATTTTGATATTTTAACGGATCGGTAGAAACAATACTCTTGACACAATCGGGGCAAGCCTCGCCTACCCTAGAAAGGTGGTGCAATTTTTCTTTATATGCTTCAGCCATATCGGAATGGTCAAAAGACCATCCACAGTCACATTCAGCACGATAACCACCCTTACGCATCTGAGTTACTTCATGCGTCTGGTGTTGTTTTTCAGGGGAATCATAAATTCCGCCTTGTTGGTAAGCATCAATTTTGCGATTAATTGCATCAGGGGTCAATGCTGGATCAACTAAAGGTTCACCAAATTTATTTTCTGGATATTTTACTTTATCGTTAACCATCGTGCCGTTATTTGCAAAATGCTGAAACAGTCCATCTTTTTCTGAAAGACTTCCGCTTCGCTTTAAACGCCACAATCTATTGTTCATATTAACAAGACTTATTTGTCCAGATTGGTAAAGATGAACAATATTGCTTTGAATTGCCTCTTTTTGACTACTGCTATCGGCAAACCAACCGCAACTGCATTCTGCGCGATACCCACCATTGCGCATTTTGGTTACGGTATTTTCGTGAACTTTTGTATTTTGTTTATGTTCTGGAGTGTCATAAGAATCAATAAGATCGTTGACACCAGCAGGGGTTACCCTGCGGTCTAATGGGTATTGTTCTGCAATTTTTTGATTATTTGCAAAATATTGCAATACAGAATATTTACTTGGACCGTTGGGCATAATATCAAGAGTGGAGAGATCTTCTTTAATATTTGAACGTTGACCTATTTCATCCACGTTTTTTTTAGCAGAATCATAATTTTGATTTTCGCGCTCTAATTTTTCTAACATTTGGCGGATATTTTCTTCTCCGCCAGTTATTTGGTCTATCGTCTCATCATCGGGTTCTTCAAGTTTATAACGCATTTTACGAATTTTTTCGTGAACATTTTCCCCTTGACCCAATAAAATTTCTCCGCTCATCTTAGGCCCCCTATAGCGAGCCAACCATTCATCGGTTGATTTAACTGGAGGGTAAAGGCTCACGTGATAAGGATGCAAGTATGTTTTATAGTGCTCGGGCCGTTTTCCCGAAACAGACGCGGGGACGTGCGTAACTTTAAAATCATCTTCAGGATGTTGTGGTTCGAGCATCTCCCCCGCTTGGGCTATTTTAAAAGAAGAGTATTTGCTGGGACCATGCGGCATGATGTCAAGAGTGGAAATATCTTCTTGAATATCCGGGCGTTTGCTTAATTCATCTACGCCATTTTTTGCAGAAGCAAAATCTTCGTGTTCAGGGTCTTGGTGCGATGGATCAATGTGCTCGGCTTCAGTGTGAAAAGGCTCGTTGTTTTGAACACACCAAGGGGCCGTGCATGGTTTTTCATTTTCAAAAGGAAAAGCACCGCAAGAAGGACATTGATCATGTGCCGTCAATGGCATGTCAGTGTGGGGACAAGTTGCTTGATCACGCGCTCCGGTCTTGCGGGCGGTGTGAAAATGTACACCATGAAGGGTGGTAGCGTTGGGCCAATCTTCGGGATATTCACCGTGTTCGTGGTCGTGAACTTTTTGCATTTCCGCGTGAGTAAGGTCGCGATCCATATCCTCATCACTCTCACCAAGGGCATCGGTGTTGATGGGATTTTTGCGAGCAAAGTCATGGTCTTCTGGGTAGCGATCATGTGCCTCAATCATGTGCTGCATTAGATCAATGTGGTCTTTAGTGTTTACGACACGCTTCTCGGCTTGTTCACTCAATTCCAAATCTTGATTCCGCTGTTGAATCATCTGTCGGTAGAATTCGCGATCTTCATCGCTCAAACGAATATGAGAATGGTTGGTTGGTTCTTCACCCGGTTTACTTGGGCCCATTTGGAAATCTTCGTGATCAAGATGCGCAGTTTTACTGGCAGCCTTAGTCACACCACTTGTATCAACGCCAAGAAAAAAAGCAGTCGGGTCAGCGGGTTCTTCAACTAGCAAAGAGTTTTCAAAGAAAGACAAACCGTAACAAATCTCGCGGATCAAAATTCCTTCTTTGACACCAGTCTTAGGATCGGCCTTGTAAAGACGCTGTCCCTTTTGGCGAGGAATGTGGGCGCAATATTCGGCAGGACTAGAGGCTTTGTTTCCGCAAGCCGAACAAATTGAGTACGCAACATCTGTGCCCATTGAGGTGCGGTCAATGTGACCTTTTTGGATAGCGTCAGCCAACTTGGGAAAGTTGATCGCGTCTACTTCCATCAAGACCTCAGCCCAAGTATCAGGCGAGCCATCTGGATTGAAGTCTTCGTGAAGAACAGCATCAATAATGACACCACGCGCACGACGGTGGTTGTCATTGTGGTGGTTAACAAACACCGGCTTACCAATAAAAGTTTTGTAGCCTTGCTTGATTTCCTCGGCGGGGAACTCATCAAAGTTGTCGTTACAACGGCTTGAAATGGCCCGTGAACGGACATAGAGGAAACCCGGGCGTACTTCATAATCAAAGGTTGCTCGGTGAGCCTGCTTGACCATAGCCAGTCCCTGAGCCGCCGTAACGTTGCTGGGGACTAGAACACTGCTGGTAACGCCAAACGAAGCGAACTTGGTGAACACAGGCGACCTCCTACCCTTTTAGGTGGTTCAAACGGTTCATGGACAGGCGAGAAACTTAACCTCTGCCAGCCTTAATTTTCCAAGCAACAATGTATCCATCTTTTTCTGTTCGTTGAAAAATGTCGCCAGATTTCCTCTTGCCTCTAACGTGCTTTTCAGCCTCAGCCTCGCTGACGGATACCAAAATACGCCGACCGTTGCGGTCTAAATCGTAATACTGGCCCCCAACTGGGGTCAGCATCCACTTAACTTTAGACAACCTTACGATCTTTCCAGTTTGAAAACGAAGGCTTGACGCTTTGTGAACGGATTTCTTCTAACAGGGCTAGGGTTGCATAAGCCTGAGCCTGTACAGCAGCCAACAATCGAAAATCTGATGTCGTGGTGACATGGATATGAGATTCGGATAGCAACTGTTCAGCCAGTTCCTTGGGACCCAATTCTTCTAGCATTTTGTTGTTCATGCGTTTTGACCTTCTTTCTTTTTTGTTGTAAATAAATCCATGTTTTCTGGTTCGCAAGTCAGACAAAATGGGAGTTCTTCACCATTAAGACTTTCAATCCAAATAACTGCTTGCTTGCGCAGGCAGGAAACGCAAATATCAAAACTCATCGTTTGACCTTTTCTCTAGCGGGTGGAAAAAGTGTATCACATTCCCATGCGTTGTCTACAAGCATCAGCATTTTCTTGCAGGGTTAAATATCCATATATTTCTCTATTGTCCAAATATTGCTGAATTTGATTGCTACGAAGTATGCGGGAAAAAATTACATATTCGTAATCTTCTGTTCCATCAAAATAATCACATTTGTCTAAAATGCTCTTGTGCAGAAGATATGTGCAATGCATCACAGCGACTGCTATAAGGCCCGTAACTTTTTGTTCAACAATAGCAAAATATGCGGGATTGTCAATGTAATACCCATACTCGTTTACTTCGTTGTGAAAATTTGAATAAGCGCGAGGACCTTCATCTGGTCCATTTGCGTAATGCAACATCGGGGCAACAGCACTCACTCCGGTTTCAATCAACGCAGAAAGAGTGTGGGGAAAAAGATAGTTGTCAACATCTGAAACAAAGTAGTAGTCAGCGTTCATCTGCCGAGCCATTTGAATGGACTTACGGCGAATACTTGCCAACACCGAAAATCGCAAAGAAGTCCATTCATGTACGCCAAGTGATTCTAGGTCGTGGGGCACATCCGTGTAGTCCATCAGCACCGACATGTATTGCGAACCATATTGACGAACCCATTCGTTAAGGATGTCTTCAGTTTCGTCAGTGTTGTTGTTAGTCCTGATGTAAATGTGCATTCGGTCTTTGGGGTAATCCCAATTATTCAAGGTTTCCAAATAAAAGGGTAGAGTCGCGGCTTTTTCTTTTGCCAAAATTGCAACAAAAACCGTGGGCTTTTCCATTAAATGCCATCACCTTTCCAGGGATTAAAAACAATGCTCACTGCAACAAAAGGTATGGCCCATACAGGCAATAAATTACAGGTGGCCAATGCAAGCACCGGGGTAGCCCATTGGTATAGGCGGACAGAATCAGTGGCAATAAGTAATTGCGAATAAGCCAGAAGTAAGGCTAAAAATAATTGTGGGGTCATTGCGCCAAGACCTAATATCAATCCGGCCCAAGGGGTTAGCATCAACTGAGGGCTCATCCATTTGCCAGCATGAAATTCTTTAGAAGCCTTAAAAGGATGTTTTACAATCCACAAACCTTTTTCATCAAGAACATCGGGACCTTCTTTTTGCAACCAGCGAATTGCAACCGGAATCATTCCGACTAAAAGGATTGGGTTCCATGCATAAACGGCAGACCAGATTGGTGCAGTTTCTCTTACGCAACCGGCAAGTAAAGCAACTGCAACCGCGGCTGGCCAATAGATCGGTAAAAGGACGCACGCTAGTAGCGCGAGGAACATTCCAAAAGCATCAACGAGGACTGGGCACTTCCAACTAAAAACAATTCCCGGCAAGAGTGCTACCGAAACCATCCACGGATTTTGGCAATAAACTGCGGTAAGGATTGCAAAACCAACAATAGATAATCTTGTGACCCAAGCCCATGCTTGCAGATTATCTTTTAAAACAAAGGGCAAAAACCATCGCAAATGAAATGGTTTAATTACACGTTTTTCAGATACCGCAAAATAACGATATCCGTCCGGCGTAAGCCAAACATTGATAGGTTTCATTTACTTGACATCGCCAATGTAAACACCATTGCGTGGAGGATCTGTTTGCCAATTCGGAAAATCCATACCCAAAACGTAAGGGTCAACGTGCAAATATCCTTTGCAACCAATGGCTACTTTTCCATCGGCAACAAGTACATGGTCTTGTTCAGAAGGTTGATCTGAATTACATTGGCAACACTGAGAAGTTAGCCAACTTTGAACACTCGGTTCATCAAAACCTGTGCGTTCAAGTCGTTTGAGATATTCTCTCTCAATGTGTCCAAGCATCATTACAAAACCTTCTTACGATTAGGGGTGTATAAGTGTATTGCTAAATATCTTTTTTACAAAACTGACTTATGGGCCTTGTAAAGATTGACGCAATACACTCCGCCATAAAACAGACACAAGATTGCTAAAGCGGGTTGGTGAATGGCAAAAGCATAGATGACCCAAGGGATTTCCATAGCCAAACACCAACCCCAGCCAATCTTGGGATTGCGTGCAACGATCCAAAGACCTGCAATACTACCCGCGGCCAGAACAAATGAAAACCACACTACTCAGCGCTTTTTCCGTGGTGCTCAGACCAATTCTCAAGCCAGGAATCAAATGCCTTCTCTGGGGTGTTCAATCCATCAGCCTTATACTTGGCTTGCTCGTCTGAACTGAGATTGCTCCACCATTGCTGGATTTCTTCCTGCAATTCTTTTTCAATCTTGTCTTTAATGTTATTGTGTTCCTCGGGCATATTACTTAACCTCTTCCTTTTGTGTATGTTCTGAAACGGCCAATGATCCAAATTCCAAAATTCCAAGAATATGATCAAAAACTTCATTGGTGTCTTTGCAACAATCTTTTTCTTGAATTTCATTAATGAGATTGATGATACGACCGCGTTCTTCAATAACACCTAGAGAATAGGCGCCCTGTATCGGAGTATCAGTTACTTCAATCTTGTTTTGTTCTGTCATTGTTTTAATCCTTAGTTAGAAATTAAAAATCTGTATCAAGCAATGCAATTAGAGTTTCTGCAACCAGTTGGGTTGACATTGACTGTTCAAAAGCATAGTCAAGCAACATTGCGAACTTGTAATAGGGGTCTTGAGCCAAAGAAAGATTGACCCACCGACGTGCCAAAAAGGTTTCATCTTTGATGCAATAAATTGCAGACAACATAGACGCGATTGGGGCAGTTCCGCTATCTTTTACTTGATACAAGTTTAATAACAAGTTTTCAATAGCATCAATGTTTTCTTCTTTTGTGTGGCAAAGAGCAACCAACAGGGCATCACGCATAACTGAAGATTCTGTTAGCAAAACCAGACTATCAATTTGATGATCTTTAAGTTCATCAAAAGAAAGTTTGCTCGCGGAAATAAAAAACTTTACAGCCTTTTTATGGTTTCCATAATGTTGCAAGTATCTTGGATCGTCAAAGATTTCCTCAGACATTGGTCTCTTTCAGGTAGGCGGTATTAGATACCTAAACCTACCACAAGAATGCCTAATTGGCCACAACCCTAGGAATGGGCCCCGCAAAAATGGCTACCTTCTTGGGCATCGTTTTCGCACCCTTCCCAGTAACTAGAGCCCATCGGCCCGCTCATGCCATCATTTGCTAGGCCTTCACACATGCCATCATATTTGCAACCTTCTCCGTCATTCCAACAATCATCCGCGTAGTGGTTTTCGTTGTCTACAAAACCTTCACATTCATGATCATCATCTTTTTGTGATTTAGCGCACTCGTCATATACACCAGTGTGGTCATGGTCGGTTTCGTGATCGCTCTTAGGGCATCCACAAAGGCAGGTGGCCCCTGGAGACTCTTTGCTTGCCAATGCCTGACTTAGGGGTAGGTGTAGTTCACAAAGGGTCTGTCCGCCAACCACAGCGGTCTTAGCCACGTTGCCACAATAATCGCATTTAACGGCCTGAGCGGTCTTGTAGAAAGAGAACTCAGTCTTGCGGGAACCAGTACTTGACTTGGGTACAAATTTTTCAACGTGGTTGTCTTCAGTGTTGGCCCCGTTACCTCCACCATGACCCTTTCCAAAACCCAGTCCTCGTGTTACGTTTTTCATCAATCCTCCTGCGCCACCTGCGGCTCCTGATCCGGCTCCGGCTGCTCCGGCTCCGGCCCCTGCTACTTCAGCACCGGCTGCTCCTGCGCCTGCTACTTCAGCCCCTGCTGCTCCGGCTGCTCCTGCACCTTCAAGCAATGCGGCTCCTTCAAGCAACACTGGCAAGAAAGCGGTTTTATTTGAAGCGGTGCTTCCGCCAAGAAGATTATTGGCAGTGTTCTTAGCGTAAGTGCTGTCGGCCTCTAGGTGGGCTTTATGCCAATCAGATTGAGAACGGCGAAGTTGGTCTTTAATAATTTCGAAAGCAACTGCTCGTTCCATTGATTTAGGAGCAAATCGATAAACAGCAAAAGCCTTGGACTTTTCATGGTCTTCTTGGGCGACTTTCAACCTAATGTCGGCGTTACGTTTTTTGCGGTCACGAATTTCTTCATGGCTTAGACCCGAATTGTTAAGTTCTTCAAAAGCATCTTCAATGCTTGGCGCAGGACGAGTGTTCTTAGGCAATTTAAAACTGCGTCCACGTTCAGGAGAAGGACCGGTTTGAGGAGCGGGGGCTTGAGAAGGTTGTGGTTTTTCGTTAGGAGATTGGAAAACAATCGGGTTAACCGCACCAGTTACCTTGTTCCAAGGTTGCTTGGGATTTTTGACGTGAGAACTAGAGCGCTTGCACTTGCATTTGCTAACCATGCAACCGCCGGAAACAGGTGCTCCACTTTCCTTATCTTTGCTACGGAACTCAACGTCGTGACTGTTGGCTGAGTGTCCACAAGTAGAACAATTGTCTGCGCTGGTTTCCCTATTCCAATCGTCGTCGTCGTCGTCGTCGTCGGAATCGCTTTCGTTATACTCATCGCCAAAATCAAAATCGTCATCGTCATCTAGGTTAGACTCGCTACCACAAGGACATTGGCAATCTCCACCAACACAGTTTTGGTGATTGCCTTCAAAACATTCTTGACAAATGTCAGCCTTAGCCAACTTACTCAAATCATCCCAGACTTGCTCAGACAAGGACGCTGTGGCTTGTTTTTCCATTCCCGAATCTTTGCAACGACGGCAAATGTCTTGACCTGCCAAGTTCGCAAGGAAGTCGTCCCCGCCACAGAGTTTGCAAGCCCAACCATCTTTTGCCAATTCAAAATCAACAGCAAACTTCTTAAGGGCGGTCACACTCAAATGCGCTAATGCGCCAGAGGTCTTAGCGGTAGTGCTCTTGCCGTCGCCTGAACACACTTCGGGGTGACTGTACCAATCCTGTGGTGCATCATCTAGGTCAAACCAACGCTGACACTTAGGACAAGTCACACCATTGCGACCAGCGTTCTTGTGAACAGCATGGGAGTGAATGTTGCCCTCCGTCTTAGCATCGGGCCATTCGCCTTCCATTGCTTCGTGTTGTTCATCGTGCTCTGCTTGCAAATGTTCATGGTCCCAGTGGTCTACGCTAAATCCCACAGGTGGATGTAATTGAACAATGTGTTGCAAAAGTTCAGTGCGGTCTTGAGTGTTTACGGGATTCTTTTCTGCATGTTCTTTCATTTGAGAATCCCTAAATGCATCTTCTTCTCGTTGTTTAACGAATTCCCTCATAATCTCAAAACGACCTTTATCGCAGATGAGCCCTGTGTGTGTTTTTCCATCTTCGGTTGGAATTGTAATTGGAACCGTTTCACCTTCGCAATCGGAAGGATAAAGGTGAGAAATACAACGTCCGTCAAGGTTAGCAATCTTGCTACCTTGTGACGACTTCAGGGCTTCTTCGTAGGCATCAAAGTGGCGGTCGTAGTAGGAGTCAGGGTAGGAATTGTGACGCTTAGCGTGAGCCATTTCATCATCGTTGGGCTTAGGCTTTAGCGAGTTGAACAGTTTGACATCAAAACCTTCAGCCAATTCTGCATCGCCCTGAGAAGCAATCTTGTTCAACTCATTCCAAACCTGTTCGGAAAGGGACGAGGACTTGTCAAGGGGGAGTTCTTCTTGCTCACCGAAACCGTTCTTTACTTCTCTTGTTCCACCATCGCAAGGGCAGTCGCAACGACCTTCGCCACCATTGGAAGGAACATCACAGTTGTGGTGATTACCAATCTTGCAATGACGACAAGAATCCATGACTTAAACCTTTTCGTAGAAGAAGCAACTCCTACGGATTACTCCGCTTCTTTGGTCACTTCAACAGTATTGGACGTTTCAATCCATACTCTTGCGCCACACGAAAGCGGGTCTTGTGCTTGATAAACAACTCTGGCGGCCTCCAGACCGTCCTGCCCATAGATGATGGCAGTGTGAGCGTACCTGTTCTCCTTGTAAGTCTTTACCGTCAGCACAGGCTCGTTAGTGTTGTTCTTGGCATTGGCTTTAATCTTGTGCTGGTTTACATGAATGATGGTTTTCATTTGACAAACACTTCGTTGGAAGCAATCTCACCCAATGTCACATCGGGGTGTTGTTCTAGGTATGCGTCAATGAAGTCTAGGTATTCTCCAAACTCTTGCTTGCTTCCCCTGAAGGACAAGACCAATGTCTTACTCACCTAGCAACTCCTTAATGCTTCTGTCGTTATCTGCGTGGCAAGACTGACACATTATTTTGCCTTTAATCTTCTCGCTGTTAGCCCAAAGTGCTTCATTGTCTTCGGTCAAGTAGATGTGAAAGTCGCCATAGTCAGCGAACTTGCGACCGCACACCAAACACTTTCCTACTTGTGAAAGTCTTGCCATAACAACTCCTATCGTTGGTTGCTTCCAACCTTACACCTTGCTGTCAAGCCTTTAGTCAGGCTCGTAAGGTTCAGAGTTGTTCACGACCTCGTGGAGTTCGCAGAACTTGTCTGAGGTTTCCGTGTCAATGTCGTCCTCGCAGAACTCAACATCGGGCACTTCTGTCCAATCAGGGTGAGCAACGGAGTAGTGATACATCACTGCCCAATTACACTTGCCCTTGATTGGATTTACATCTTCACCCATTGCGCTTTTCCTCCAGCAGTTTGGTGATACAAGGCACGCAGTAGTCAAAGCCGTTGGTGGCTTTGCTCTGGCAACCTTTGGTCTGGCAACGCTTCACGGTTTGCTCACTTGCTTCTGTTGCTTCCTTACCTGAGATAGCCAAGTCGGAACTGCGTCCTTCCAGACGGCTCTGAGGTCGTCGTCGTTGTTGATGAGGTCTGCTACCCACTCGCGCGCGAGCACCACCTCCAGCAGTCGCTCCGCTTCCTCAAGTGATGTCTGCTCGTCTATCTCCAACTGACAGACCGAGCAGAAGGCTTTGGCTTCATTGCCGGTGGAGTTGGGACAAGCAATCCAAGTCAATGAGCCATCATCTGCGTGTTCCCCGAAGGCAAAGCCTGAGCAGGGATAGTGTGTATTGTTCATGCGCTCACCTTAGCACCTAGAGCCTCTGCTGGGTACACCATCTGCCCAGCCTCAATGTCCTCCCTGATGTGGACTTCACTCCACTCAGGCTCAACGGTCAAGAAGCCAGAGCCGGAGAAGGGGAAGCAGGTAAGCACCAGACCGTCTACAAGCCACTCACAGCCATCATCGCCCCACTCCCATAGTCCTTTGACCAAAGGGAACTGCGCGGTCGTGTCAAACTGTCTGGCGGTCGTGTCAATGACAATCTCCTCGGCTTCCACCCAAACTGCCCAATGCTCACGACCTTGATACTCAACGCCGGTCATTCGTATCAGGCTTGCGTCAATGCCTCGGTCTTGGAGGAACTGCGCCAAGCCCTGAGAGGCAATGACACAATGTCCCCAAGCCTTGTGAGGTACTGACAAGTCCTGCTGGCTTTCGCACCACTGCTGGACTAGCCCTAGCGTGTGGTTCATCTTGCTCCTTCCGTTGTTGTTGTGCCCCACCTTAGCGACTAACGCCGGAGAGTCAAGCACCCTCACCGGCGTGTCGCCAGATTGTTTGAGTCAGCAATACTCGCAGATTTCGCAGTGCTCCACGGCGCAACGCACTATTGGCTGGCGGAGCAACTCCAGCAGGTAGCCGAGGAACTCAGGTCGGGTGATGTCCCATGCTTCTTCTTCAATGTGTCCGTAGTGCAATGGATTGCTCTCGTCCTCCATGAGCACGAAGCCTGCGGAGCAAGACCAATCCGCTCCGTAAGTGTTCACATCTCCGCGCTCGGTGTAGACCTCAATCTCAATGCCGACTTGCTCAGCCAGCGTGAGCACTTGCTTGAGTGTTGCCTTCATGTCTTGCCCCCTTCGTTGTCGTTGGTACTAACTTACACGCAACGCCGGAGGAGTCAAGCATTTCCACCGGCGTGTCGCAAGATTGTGTCAGCGCGTTGCGTTGATGGGGAACATCTCATCAAAGATTTCCCACAGTCGGGCTTCCACAAGACCGGCTTGGTCAAAGGTGTCCGATACGATAAAGGACTCGTTTGGCTTGGTCGTCCAAATCTGCCCATCGTCAAGGACAAGACGGAAGCCTGTGCCGTCTGGTGTGACCCTTTGGACAACTCGGCTCATTACCCAAGCACCTGTGCGGGGATTGCCGTGGAGGGTGATGATGTCCTGCGTCTTGATTTCGTTAGCCGGTGTCTGGTTCATTGTGTTGCTCCCTTTCGTTGTCGTTAGTACTAACATACACGCCGGTGGTCACTTTCGCGGTATTGACCACCGGCGTGTCGCAAGTTATTTCAGCCGTAGATTTCCTCACCAAAGATTGCCAACTGAAGCACCGTGGTGGCAACGCAAACATCCCACGACCAGAAGTCGGTGGAGATGGCATTGCCACAGCAGGAGTCGCGCAGAGAGCGCGTCAGGGCAATCTGGAAGCCCCTCTCAATGTCAGCAATACCCAAGATGATTTCGCTTGGCTTGCCATCGTAGAAGTCGTCCTGCTTGTAATAGGTGAACTTGATTTCACCAATGGTTTCCCAATCGGCTTCGCCGAGGTACTCGGCTGAAACGCAGAAGGACTTCATCACAGGGTCGCAATCCCAGCCTGAGCCGAAAGTGGCTTCCCATAGAGCCTTGCTGTCCACCTCTACTGCGATTGTCTGGTTCATTGTCTTGCTCCTCTCGTTGTTGTCGTTGGTACTAACATACACGAAACGCCGGTGGAAACAAGCATTTCCACCGGCGTGTCGCGGATTATTTCACGCAGTCGGGACAGCCCAACTCGCAAGGCTCAACTCGTGAGCAAAGGTCTACGACACTCTCCCAGATGTCGCCCCAAAGTTCACCGTCCGTCCTGCTGTAATAGTAATCACGGTAGTGGCTGTCACCATAGAAGGTGTAGCCGGTCGGAGGGTCAAGGCTGACATGACCACCGGAGATAACGAGGGTGCAACCTGCTCGCTTCGCGGAGGCGATTGCTTGCGCCTTCGTTGCCTTGCGGGCGGGCTTGACGGCAAAGAGTTGGTTCAGTCGTTGTTCTAGTTCTAACATGGTCTTGCTCCTTTCGGTTGTCGTTGGTACTAACATACACGAGTTTGCCCGAAACCTCGGTATTTCCACCGGCGTGTCGCAAACTATTTATTTCACCAAAGACCCCTGCCAGACGGGGGATGCTGGCAGGGGTCGGTCTGGTGTCAGGTCAGGCTCTAACCCTCCCTGCTCGTGTCGTTCACATCGTGGCTGTGAAACTCGCCCTCGCTCTGGATTTCAGAAGCCAGCGCGTCCTCATCATCAAGGCAGTAGTCGTTGGACTCCACCTCGTACTCAGCCTCGCTCCAATCCAGCCAACGCTCAAGGTTGTCACCGTCACCCTCGCTATCAACGAGGGTGGTGGCTTCCTGCTCATCAGTAGCCAAGACCAGCAAGGAGAAGGGCACTGTGGCTGTGACCTCCACCGTGAGCGTAATGCCAAACTCGGCAAACTCAAGTTGAGCGCGGTACTCAGCAGTGCCGGTCACGCGGAACTTGTGGAGTTCTTGCGTGAAAGCAATCTCGTCATTGCTGTCAAAGTAGTTCATTGTCGTCCCCTTCTGTCGGTGTAAGCGGTCTTGCTTACAAGGAATACATTACACACCTTTGCCCGAAACCTCGGCATTTACATCGGCGTGTCGCAAGATTTATTTCAGGGGAGGTAAGAATACCCCTCCCTCCCTACCCTATTTATGGTATCGGCAATCTCGCGCGAAGTCACGCACATCTACCGGCGTGTCGTGAAAAAGTTTATGGATTTATCGGCGTGTCGCTACATAACCTGTGCTCAACTCCCCAGATTGCTCTGTATCGCACGAACGCAGGGGGGCTGGTGTGATTGGATAGGGGCAGGGCTAAGGCTCTCACAGGGGCACACAGGGCTTCTGGTGGGGGTATGCCCCTTGTCAAGCATTGACTCCGGCGTGTCGTGAACTTTCGCCTGAAACGACCAAACCCCCCTCACGACAATGGGGGGGTCTGGGAGTCGCTGGGGAGGAAAGGAATACTCCTATGCGACTGCCACGCGCTGACAAGGCGCGTGGGGGTGAGCCTAGCCGGTGAGTCACGGGGGATGGACTCACCGGCTAGGGGCGTGGGGGCTACATAGGCTTCACCACGATGTAGTCGGTGGCGGTAGCCAGCATTTCGGCAATCGCAGGGTACTCAGCCTTCAGGCGAGTGGTGTCAATGCCGGTGCGAGTCCGAGAGCAAGCCATAACCTGAACATAGCCTCCGACTGAACCAGCCTCGTGACCATCAAGAAGGGTCAGGATTTGAGCGCGAACCGCCTTTTCCTGAGCCTCAAACAACTTGCTCGCGGTGCGAGCCTCGTTGAGAGCGTTCACCAACTCCAACAGGTTGGTGTTGTCAAGAGCGATAACATCATCACTCACAGCGGTCGTCTGCTTCACAGCAGGAGCAATACCGACAAGTCGCGCGATTGCGGACTTGGTGATTTCGGTCAAAGTAGCCATTGTCGTTCCTTTCCTTGTCGTTGTAAGCGGTCTTGCTTACAGGGACTAACTTACCGGACACACCGGAGGAGTCAAGCATTTCCTCCGGCGTGTCGCGGATTTATTTCGTGTTCAGCGCGTCAAACTGTGCGTGCCACTCAGGGCTTGTCGCCTTGCCACACGAGATAGCAACTTCCAGCACCGCAATCGCGGTGTCAATAGACATCACCACTTCTTGTGGTGCGTCTGGAGCAGACCACTCGTATAAGTGCCTGTCCTCTCGCGCGATGTGCCAAGACTCGTACCGAGCCTGAGCAAGTTCGCCCAGAGCCGAGTCAAGCAGGTTCAGCACGCGAAGCGTGGTTTCCCTTTGCCTTTGGACTGTCAATGTCCTTTCCTTCCTGTTGAGTTGTTGGTAATAACCTACACGAAACCTCCGACAATGCTGGGATTTCGCTCGGCGTGTCGCAAACTTTATGAGATTTATTTATTTATTGGAGTCACCGGCGTGTCGCTACACGACCTGTGAGTAAATCCTCCCTAACGGACTTTCAGGCAGGGGGTGGGGTGATTGCCCCTAAACAGGGGGTAAATGGCTTAGAACGGCGCACAGGGCTTCTCCGGCGATTTGGCTAAAGTCAAGCATTTGGCTCGGCGTGTCGGGAACTTTCGTGACAATAGCAACCGCACGACTTGACCTGCCCTTCGCGCTCGTATGACTCACGACACGCCGAGTGCTGATGTGTCAAGCACCAGCCGAAACTTGTGGTACGGTCGGAGGTGGACTTTGGCTTCGGCTTCGGCTTCGGCTTTGCCCTAGTCATTGGCTTGCCCCCCTGAGCAGGGGCAGAGGTCGCTGGGCGAGTTCGGGAGTCAGCCCCCTGCCGGTGACATAACGGACATTTCGGGCATAGCCCGATTTGAGTCCGAACTGAAAGTCCGGCGGCGAACTTGCTGGCTGACCCTGAGAGTCCACACAAGGTGTCCCAGCCTGTGATTGTGACAAAGACCGGCGACAGTCCGAAGCCCCCTGGAATAGTCCGAACTCAGTCCGGTCATAGTCCCCTAATAGGGTGGTACGCATTAGTCCGAAGTCAGTCCGAGCATAGTCCCCTATGCTCAGTCCGACCTCAGTCCGGTAGTTCGGCATTACCAACTCGCCCGATACTGAAACTCCCAGCCTTGAGGAGTGTCCTTCAGCACACGCTCTAGTTGCTCAATGGAGTCGTCAATGTCTGACCAATAGGACTCGTCAATCTCGGTTGAGCCGAAGAAGAAGCCAGCGCAAGGAGGCAACAGTTCCTCAGCGACCTCCTTGCCTCCAGCCTTGACATTGAGGCAGATGGTCAGCAGTTCGCTCAGTTGCTCACGACCGACATACATCTCCTGACATTCGTCAATGCCTCGCCCACAGTTGTCTACGAACCAGCGATGGATTTGATTTGCCTTGCGCCAATAGCCAACGGACAGGTCAATCTTTGCTGAAGGCACGAAGCCCCCTACAAAGTCTTGACCTTTGACGGCCTCCAAGACCGCGCTGAAGGTGTCCTGATTGGCTTGGGACTGATAGATAGACTCGCTGACATACTTAGTCGCGGTCAGGTATTGGTCTAGACCCATCTCAATCACCCTCCTCATCAAGCCACGGTTCTAGGTGGTGTCCATCAACGATTGCCCACGCTGGCGCGCTCATCTCACCGCGATACAGAATACCTTCGGGGAGGTCAATGTCTGCCTCGCTGTTGCCCTCGTTCACAGCCTCAATGGCCAGCACGCAAGGCTCAATCATTGTGGCGGGCACAGGTGGGTAGTGATTGTTGGTGAGGTGGATAGATAGTGCTTGACGCAAGCCAAACATACTCGTGGCTAGGTCTTGTGCGAAGTTGCTTCCCATTGTCGTTCCTTCCTTGTTGTTGGTAGTTCCATTGTGGCACACACCGGAGGTCATTTGGGGGATTGACCTCCGGTGTGTCGGGACTTATTCCGCAACAGCCAGCAGGATAAGTCGTTTCACATCACTGCCATAACCGCGCTCCAACATCTGAGCAAACAGTTGCGCGAGCCGGTTGTCCTCATTGTCGCCCTGACTCATCTCAAAGAAGTGCTGAGATACTTCGGGCAAGCCCCAGCAATGAGCGAGGATACTCGCCACAATCGCAGGGTGGTCGCGCTCACCATCAGGTGCGATGGTTGCGTACTCGTAGATGAAAGTTCGCAGTTCATACGCACCATCATCACTGCTCAGGGCAAGCCCCAGAACATTGTCGCGCACATACAGGTTGCTGAACGCGCTGGCCAGCATGGCAAACACTTCAGGCGTGTAGGTGCGTTCATTGTTGTCAATGGCAACAGCGAAGTCCACGACTGCCTGAACCTCTGAGTCGCTGTGGCTAATCACATTGACTCCTTAGCAAGTTGGATAGCGCGAACCATACCGCTTGCCCAGCCATCGTTGTATTGGATTTCCTCGTCCTCCAACTCGCCTTCCTCAGCCTCAGCCTTGTCTAGCGCGGTCGTCTGGTCGTGTTCTGCCTGAAGGACTTTGATGAGTTCCTCAATGGTCATTGTCTTGCTTCCTTCCTTGTTGTTGTTGTTGTTGTTGGTCTTACTATTTCACACACTCTGGTCATTTCGGTGTATTGACCTCGGCGTGTCGTGGACTTATTTCGGAAGGTGTTGCCCCTGCCCAATGGCGGTCAGGCAGGGGCAAGTACCTATCCCTCCTCGTAGAAGTCAAACGAGTTCCAAGCCTCGTCCTCGTCCCAATCGTTGTCCCAAGCAGAGCCGTCAGACCCAAGCAAGGGCACATAGTCAGGGTTGGCAATCTCAGCCAACACTTCATAGCGACAGGTACGCAACTTCTGGAAGTCGCAGTCGCGCGGAACGGATACAACATCGCGAGGGTTGATTTTCACCTTGACCACGCGAGGTGCGAAGGTGGAGGCGTAGTCCCAAGTGCCAGCGTGGAGTCCGGTAGAACAGCCCTCAAAGGCGTTTGCGTTCACGCGATTGCGAGGCATTTCCACGATTGACCCAACAGAGTTCGGGACATTACCGTAGACGGTCTGACCATCTACGATTGCTTCCCCAGAGTGAACCGAGGTGAGGTCGTCCCTCAGACCCTTGTAGGCGATAAAGTCACCGTCCTCAGTAATGGTGAAGTTCCGGTCGTTGAGCCAAGTGTAAAGTTGCTCACGACTGTTGCCATTACGGTTCTGGAGTACCTTCTCGTAGAAGTTCACGAGAGGCACGAAATCGTAGATACCCTGCTTCTGAAAGCGCGAGATTTGCGCCGACAAAGAGTTGTCCACGAGTTCACCATCAACATACACACGACCATCGCTGATTGAGATACGGTCGCTGACCTTCTCAAAGGCTTGTCGTGCTTGCTCGGCTAGGTCAAACAAGCCAAACACTTGAGGGTCGTCCTTGATAACTCCCTCAATAATCTGCGCGAACGCAGGGTGATTGTTGGTGGCTGTGTAGACCTTGCCACCTTGTAGCACCGTAATGGCTGAGCCATTACCTGTGCTGATGAGTTCGTAAAGCATTTCGTTTCCTTCCTTGTAGTTGTTAGTTCTAACTTACCATCTGGGACTGACAAACCGTGTATTGACGACCGGCGTGTCGTGAGAAGTTTCGGCAGGGCAGGTCAGGCAGGGAAGCCCTGACCTGCCCCTGACCGTCACTCGCTGGACTGCTGACGCAGGGCATAGGAAGCGTTGAGGTAGATAACAAACTCAGCCCTGACGAGTTCACTATCGGTCACACGACCCAGCCAGATTTCGTTGAGCAGGGGATAACTGTGAAGGCTGGTCTTGTAGTCGCTGACCAAAGACTCACCGATAGAGAACGAAAGCGTTCGTGCCAACTTGCGGAACTTGCTCACGACCTCACCGACCTTCTCATAGCAATCTTTCAGGTCGCGCAGTTCGTCAATGAACTGCTGGTCGTCTACCAATCCCTCTAGCGCGTCAGCGAGTTTGGCTGGCTGACCGAACGAGTTGTTATTGGAGTTGTAGAGAACAACCTCGCGCGATGTGAACGCTGTCAATGCTTCAGCATAGTCGCGCTTGATTGCTTGTTGGACTGTCAGAGCCAGAGGGTTCTCTCGCAAGAACTTGTCCTGACGGTTCTTGGCAACTTCCACGACCGCGTAGTTGTCCTCCACAAAATGCTCCACAATACGATTGCGCGAATAGCCACGGTACTCGTCATTGCTCAGTTCCGTTGGCGAGAAGTAGAGAACCTGCTTGCCAGCAAAGTCAATGCTGTCGGCTGGCATAAGCCCTCCGTTGTTGGTGACAAGTTCCCAATCCTTAGTGCGTGTTGGGGAGTTCGCGGTGGTCGTTCCAACAGATTGCTTGTGAACTTTGATTGCCTTGATTGTTGAGTAATCAACGGCAAGAACATTGACCCACTCGCCGACAAAGTTGGTGTCTGCGAATAAGTATTCCGTTGGAGCAGTTTCCAAAGCGAGCGTGTCCACATAAGCGTTCACTCTCTCAATGGTCGTGGCAGAAGGGTACGACTCACTGCTGTATCCGGTGACAAGAAGTACCTTGCCCAAGTCGCTCGCAATAATAGAACTTTGACGAGAGTTCTTACGACTACCGTAAGAAGGACTGAGTTGGTGGAGCAGGTAAGAATAACGGAACTGATTGGGCACAGTTTCGCCCCTGAACTCAAACCGCTTGTTGCTGTCCTCAATGTTGCGCGCAATCGCTCGCCATTGGGTCGCTTCCTCAAAGGCTTCTGCCTTGTTGTTAGCCCTTCCGACATCGGCATAGGCTTTATTGCGTGCGTTCTTGCGTGCGATGTTCACGAGTTCGGCAAGTCGCTTCTCGGTTCGGTCTGTCAAGTGTAGTTCCTCACGGCTTGGCACGAAGTTGAGTTCGCCCATTGGAACTGTGAATACGACAAGGCAATCAAACCAACGGTTGAGTTCGTCTGCGATGTTGCGTGGAGCAGGGTAAGGCACTCCACCCATTACGAAGGTGTGCGCGCTAATCCTGTCGTCTACCGATTGCGCGCGCCAAGAACTCCAAGCAGGCAGGTTGGTAGCAACAATGGACACATCGTCAGTTCCGACTTCCTTGCCCTCCACCTTGACATTAGGTTCACCGTCAATCAAGACAGAACCGGACTCCCAGACAGAGAACAGTATCTTAGCCTTGCTTGCGAACTTGTTGTCCGGCTTGGCTGGGACAGTAATCTTGACTCCGTTGCGTTCGGTCGTGGAGGCGGTGTCCATCACCGACATAGTGCCAGCACCGTCAGTCTTGACTGAGATAAGTACCTCAGACTTCACACCGTCCTTCACAGCCGTCATAATGAACTGTGAGGCATAGGTCAGGGCAGACTTTGAGCCAAGACCGAGCATACCTGTTTGCTCATTGGACTCGCGCTTAGTGCTTGCTCCATAGCGTGAGTAGATAGCAGTAATGTCGTCAAGCGACAGCCCTAAGCCAAAGTCCTGAATAGTCAGGAACGGAGAGAGCGTGTTGGGGAGATTGACCTCAATGGGGGCAGGGTTGCCAGAGGCGATGTGAGAGTCGCGCGCGTTGCTGGAATACTCACGCAAGACTGCCATTTCGGGGTCGGAGTAGAGGTTGGTCAGAACGCTCATAATGTGAGCGAGCGAGTTCTGGTCAATGCTCATCTCAATGGACTCGCCCTCAAAGGTTGAGGACTTACGAATACCTGTCTTTGCTGGTATCACTTTGGAACTTCCCTTCGGTTGTTGTTGGTGACGGTCATCACCTTGTGCCCTAATCATTACACGACAAACGCCGATACTCGTGGATTGAGTACCGGCGTGTCGCGGATTATTTCAGAACGAGTAGGTATTGACCTTCTCAACCGATTTCATACGAGCCTTCAGCACCTTCTCGTACTCCGAACGCTCGTGATACACATAGCCACAGGAGTTGCCTGTGCCAACGAAGTAGAAGATTGTGGTGAAGCAGTTGTAAGGGTCACAGGCGTTGTCCATCTTCCACCTCAGACCCCCCATGTCGTCTACCCAAACATCGTCAATCGGGATACCGCAGGAGAAGTGATACACCTTCGCCAGATAGTCCTTCTTGACCCACCCTTTCGGGTTGAGCAGTCGCGCAGTCTTGGAGGCTTCCGTCAGGCTGGTGTTCTTTCCCCAGCGACCGTTTCCACCAATGACGACATAGAAATCAGACATACAATCATCTCCCCTGTTGAGTTATGCCAGCACTTGCTGACAAGAACTAACTTAGCACCTCAGACCCCCGAAACCGTGTATTGACCGCTTCGGCGTGTCGCCGGAATAGAGATTTCCAACTATTTCCAAACTCTCGGCGTGTCGCTACAAGGGCTGTATGTAAATGCTCTGTAATCGCCTGAAACGATGTGGTTGGTATGGTTGGGTGGATACGGGGGGTAAGTGGCTCAAATCGCCTCCTACGGCTTCTAAAGACCATTGTCCCACATTGTTCCACTATGTCCGATTTGCTCTGCTCTGTTGAGTTATGGCTTTCGCTACCTCAAGCATAGCATCACTTGACCCAAAATCTTGGTATTGACTCTCGGCGTGTCGTGAAAAGATTTATTTATTTTCGGCGTGTCGGTACTTGATTTCGCGCCTCAAAAGAGTAAAGTTGAGTTTGGTGCCCAAAAACATTTATTCGTACAGGTGTTCTAATCCAACGACACTCTGTTGCCTCGGTTCCCTAACTCACCAGCCTAATGCCAAATGGGGCACTTGTCAAAGACCGACACGCGGTTTGGTAGGTGTTTATCATCACACTCAAATCGGCGTGTCTTGCCAAGATTTCAGGTATGGTTCGGCTATGGTGGTCGTGCCCACGAGCATAACCTACCTTACTTGACATAATGTGTATTATCGGCGTGAGCCACTACGAGTAGGAGGTCTAGGCACAAATGCCCTTCAGAAGCCCTGTAAGGCTCGCTGAGGGACTTACCCTCCTTCTGTAGGCAATCACCCTAGCCCTTACCTGTTAGGCGCTCATGAAGCCATACAGAGCCTCCAAATCTATCCACAGACCTCACGCCTGTATCCACAGGTTATCCACAGGTCGCAAGTTATCCACAGGTTATCCACAAGGTTGTCCACATTGTGGATAAAATCTGTGGATAACTTGTCCACAGCCTGTGGATAGTGCCTGTCCGTTATGTCCGATTTGCCAGACACGGGGGGTCTCAGCGCCAGCCAGACCCGCGGGGAGCCATACCATACCCCTACCCCCGCCGCGCGCGTGGACCATAGTCCGGTCCAGTCCGGTCCGTGAGCATGAGCATGACCGGTGTCAGTGAGCATGACCGAGTCCGGTGTCAGGGCTATAGTCCGATTTCAGTCCGGCGGTTCCCAAAAATAGTCCGAACTTAGTCCGAAGATCAGTCCGAAGCATTTTTAAATAGTCCGGACCCATACATGTAAAAAGTCCTCGGCACATCTAGTCCGAAAATAGTCCGGCCATAGTCCGACACAAGTACGCTCGCGTGACGCTCGCAACTTAATTCAACTTGTTCTCGCCGCCGACTCTTCTTGCACAGCGAACGTGTCCGTAGGCACAAAAAGATGGTAGAAAGTGGTAGAAAGTGGTGCATGGTGGGGCTTTGTGGGACTTTGCTATTAGATATCTGTTAGTGAACTATTGTCCCTATTCGCACGCTTGATTGTAAACGGTACGGGTAATCTTCCAAACACTATCGTCCACATGAACGCTACTATGATGTCCATGAGGATATGATCAGGGTCAGATATGTTTTCTAGGAATTGTTCTTTACTGATCATAGGACTGATCGTAGGTGGGATCGTCTTTGATCTCCCGATAGATTCTTTGGTAATCCATCTTTTCTTTGTAATGTTTTTCACACTGGGGTTGTGTTTGACCACTTGTTGTTACATAGTCTGCGAATCTTTTCTCAGGACATTGTGAGCATTTTGTTTGGCTCAATAGTTCACTGGCGACTTTTACGGCGATCCGCGGGGTCTTCCCCTGATATTTCCCTTCAAGGATCCCGTGTTCGCGCACATGCTCGCGGGCGCGGTTGATCGTATCCTCGTTGGGGTCTTCATGTTCTTCGGGGTCTTGATCAGTCCGTGACCAGTCCGCGTGATTAGTCTTGTCCGGGTCGATGCCCTTGTAGGGCAAGGGGTGCTTTCCAGCAGAGTCATAAGCATGCGTGTCGTCGTGCGCGAAGTAGTGCGATGGGACCTCCATCTTGTCGCCATCGCTGTCTGTCAAGACCCACCCCATCGCCCCGAAACGAAGAGAAGGCTTCTCGCGGATCAGTGCGTGAGCGTATTCAAGGCAATTGCCGTGCTGCCAGTCGCGCCAGCCGTGGAGGTTGTATCCTCGCTCTTGGTAGTCCTTCTCCCATTCCGCAGTTTCTAGGCTGTCTTCATTGTTTTCAGCGACTTTGTACCATAGGTTAGCCATTATTGTTCTCCGTTATATTGAAAATACACAAGTAAAATTGCTTTAAAATTTCCATCCGACGTCTTGTCCAACGTAAGGGCTTGGACTTAAATGATGATTAATCCGGTTTTTAATACAACTAGAGGCATCTGGATCTAAACAACCATTTTTTTCTGCAAGCGTTCCATCAAAAAGACCATTGTAAAGATTTCCACAACGAAGGCATTCATGTTCCCAACCATAATGTGTTTGTACGGGAATATGAAGCGAACTTTTCCAACCCTGTGATATTGTGCTTTTTAATTCAAAATGCGATCCTGTTTCGGGATCCTTTTCGGATCCGTTGGACCTTAAAGGAGATTGTTGCGCTTCTGCTCCATGTAACCATGAACCTAAACCTTGTGTATGTAGATACATGGCTGGTCCAGAATTGTCGTGTTTTAAAATTCCACAATTTATGCCAACTAGGCCACCGTCACCATAAATACCATGTTTTCCGTATATAATCCTATTGTCGTTATGATTATATACGGAACCTTCTTTAAGAATATCTGATACATGTTTTTCGCAATGGTGACAATAATCTGTTCTGTCATCCATCAATGTGCTTAAATTTTCGCCTTTTAATGTTTCGAAACCTTTATGTATATGGCTCAAATATAAAGAAGGGTTATAAATATGGCGCAAAGCGGGCGCATTGTGAAACCTACCAATTGCTGGGTTATTATTAAGTTCAGAAACCCAACTTGGTGTATCTGAAGCGACTTTGTACCATAAATTACTCATTATTGCTCCTCGCCTTTGAAAAGATATAAACCATTCTTTTGGCGCCATTCTGCTTCTGATCCTAGAAGGGTCTCTAGATCTCCTGCGGTACCATAGGCTTTTGCTTGTTCGTCAGAAATGTGACCCCCGGGCCAAAGGTCTTTATGGTGAACATAATCTCGGGTTTCCTCTAAAGTATCTTTAAAAGCATGTGGGGTGAATATGTCATGTGCAATACAAGAATCAGGATGCCCCGTCGCTTTTACCATTTTTAATTTGTGTTCTTGGCATTCTTTTTGTGAATGTGGTCTGGCGGGCAATATGCTTCCCATAACACAAGTAGGACATTCAACGCCATTTATGTTATTTTTTCTTAATTCTTGAAAAGAAATGGGTTTTTCAATTGATCCACCACGTGAATGTTTTAGAAATTTTTCTTTACATTCGTCTCTATTGCAAATAAAAAATTCATGACCAGACCCATTTTTTGCTACGTGGGCAATTTTATCTTGAGGGCTTCTCAAATGTGAAATATTTTCCCAATATTTATTTGCATATATTGTACGTTGTTTAGTATTTAATTCTCCAGCAACATCAAAAAATTTAAATTTACCTTCAATAGGAGCAGGTTCATTATCTTCGGGCACCCTTAACCAGTCTGGTTCTCTCATATGGTCACCATAATCAGCAACTTTGTACCATAGGTTACTCATGATTTATTTCTCCCACCTAAATTGATGGGCAGATTGTTTTTTACACGGTATTCTGCTTCTGATCCTAGAAGTACTTCTAGGTCTCCTGAAGTACCATAGGCTTTTACCTGTTCATCTGTAATGTGACCTTGTGGAAAAGCATGTTTGGGGTCAAAACCTCCGTGGTTAATGCATGATCCCTCATACGAACCATGTTGGCATTTATGGAAATAAATTCCTTCTGGTCTAAGTTGACAAGTGGCCAAACAGTTTCCTTTTTTTTGTGGCCTACCATTAGGTTTACATTCTTTTTCCGAATGTGGTCTTGAAGGTAAAATTGTGGTTGCGCAATTAAGACACTGAGGAAAAATATTATCCGCTCCTGCTTTATAAATTGGGCTGTAGTCGTTGTTTTGTTCTTGTCTTAATTCTTGAAAAGAAACAGGTTTTAAATTGCTATATTTTAAACCACTTACCTTGTCTCTAAAATCATTTTTTTCTACTTCTGGCAAACATGTTCTGTGAATCAACGCTTTATAAGGAAAATGACTATCTTTAATATCGGCCGAATATGCAACTGTATTATCTCGACCCATTGATGATAGATTTTTCCAATAGTTTTCATGATGTTTTTCAGCATCAGTACGGTTGTATTTTAATAAAACCCAAAGATTGGGGTCTAATTGTTGATGCCTACCGCTTAAATTAGAATATTCAGCGACTTTGTACCAGAGGTTAGCCATTAGAAAACCCTGCCCTTGGGTTCAATATTTTCACGGGCCTGTATTTCATGTTCTTTTGCTAGGTATACTTCGGCGTCTCCGGATACCCCTAAATGATCGGTAATATCTGGTGAATTTTCAGGCAAATGGTTTTTGCATTGAGTTGTCCATCCATCTGGATGCGATTCAAGTTCGCATTCTGATTTTTTATGTGGTCGGCCTTTAAGAATTGGCTGATAACATTCTGAGCACTGAGTTGTATGGGGTGTACTTTTTCTTACATCAGCAAAAGATAAGGATTTTTTTTCATCTTCATAAAGCCAATTAGATGTGTCACACTGAGGGTGAAAAAAATTACCACGAAATGTTTTAGCAAAAGGTTGTTTCGGATTTTGTACCCAACTATCTAAATTTGAATAATAATTGTCCATACCTTCGGCATTGAGAGGGGCAATACGACCTTTTTCCCCTTTCCAAAGAGCGGGAAATTCTTCATCATGACTATCTCCCTGAACGTGGGGGTGCGGTGACCAATATTGAAACCCGTCAAGAAACGGGCTGATTTCACTGGTTTTGTACCATAAATTACTCATGGGTTCTTATTCATTCTGCTAACTTCAGGGATTGTTTCTTTTGCATCTTCGTATCCCCCCCAATATCCATATGCTCTGGGATCATCTTCAGAAATATGGGGTTCTTCACAATAACTCTCATCTTGTTCACACTCTGAGTCAAGATGGGGACGTTCGGGTACAATCATTTTTCCACATTTATCGCAGTCATAACCGTGAGGCAATTTGACACGCAATTCTTTAAATGAGATTCCTGTTGTGTCTTTGTATTTAGGTCCACATTTTTTACAAAAAACACCGTCTCCCACAAAAGCGTAAGGACCTTCTTCATTTTTTACTTGGTCTGGAAATGAATGTTGTAAAGAATGGTGTTCAACAGAACCGCATTCGGTGCAAGGATGAAATTGAAATATTCCGGAAGCAGATTTAAAATTAAAATTTAAACTGTGCAAGGAGAGCCAATAGTCATTGTTCATTAAAAATCCCCTCGGATAACGGTCTATACCATTTAAACCGCTGTTTTAGAGGCTAGAACAGGCCGGTGGCTTTTTCTTTTGCTGGGGCATCAAAGACCCGAATTACCAATTCACAGGGGTCTCCCCCATCTTCCCACTCTTTGGCCTCTTCCTCGGTGAAATACTCATATCCACCATCGTGGGTATTGCAATAAGGCTCGGAAATCCAATTATTCTCAATTCCGATGCGTATCCAGTCAATAAAATCGGGTTCGTTATTGTTCTTGGCATGCTTAGCCATAATGGGCCTTTCTGAAGCGGAAGATTGTGTGCTGATTTTTAATGCTGGTCCAGCCAATAAAAAAATGCCATCATCAATACTGAACATAGTCCAATTACAATACCTGAAATATTCATTACACGTCCTTACCGATCTTGTATGCCATGTAGCAGGTTACAACAACAATAATGGCAATAAAAACAACAACAATTGAGTTCATGATTCCTTCAAATCTAAGACTAGGACAACCCCACCACAACAAGAAGGAAAAAGATGGGGTCGCCCTAGTGGTCTTAAGTCAGACTTGCAATGTCTGATTCATATTCTGGGCAAAATGCCGCGACTGATGCTCCCACAAGGGTTCCTGCTTCTGAAGCAGAAAAACCATTGTCAATGATTATATTGCCGACCTGGATCAATCCTGCACCAGAGTCAAGCGCTGAACATACTGCTTTTCCGAGACGGAGAGCGGTAGCATCATCAACACTGCCAAACTCGCTTTGGATAAGAGTCAAAAAAGCCTGTTCGTTGATATCATTGTTGCTGACAACAGGGGGGTCATATGGCACAGGTGCAGGTGCTTGTGCTTGTGGTGCTGGCTGTGGTGCAGGTGTGGGCGCTGGCGTTGAAGAACATCCCGCGATCAAAAATGCTACAGCGACAATGGCTGAGCCTAATGCAATTTTCTTCACGAACTTACCTTATTTTCTATGTGGGTTGGCCAGTAATACGAACACCGATCACAACAAACATGCTCCGTGTAAATCTCTGACTCATATTGATATTGAGGATAGTGCTCAGGGAACTTGATAAACAAGCGACCCCTATGGGTGATTTTGACGCTATCGTTATTCAGCCATTGTGGGGCTGAAGTTTTGGTAAAATGTGTATCATACACATCTTCAATTTTTTCAAGCAAATCTGTTTTATACCCACGGTTGGAGATTTCACGGTAGATTGCTTTGGTGTAATCAAGCAAACTGGATTCGTGACCTTTCCACATAAGGCATGCTGGATGGTTGCGCCAGCCTTTGGTAAGACCAGCATTGACCCGAAGAATTTGGTAAGACTCAAGTCCTTGCTTGTTTAATCGCTTAACATCAAGCACTTTTGCTGATTCATCAAAATCAATGCCACCCGGCATAAAAGTTTGCATTAATTAACTCCATAAATGTATCGGCTGATTACTGTACCAAGAAAGGCGCAGATGATTAATCCTATCGGAAAACCAATAATTAATGGCAAGTTGGCCCATACTAATGCCGCGATACATCCCGCCAACAAGACTAATGTCAAACTTGCAATAAATTTTCCAATTTCAAGAAACATTAGACATCCTTGCGGGAAAGGTGGGAAATTTCACCGGAATGCCAATTGATGTTTTCGGCAAGTTTTTTCAATTGTTCTGACATTAGGGATTCTGGGTTATTCTTAATTTTGTAGAAAGAATGAAGAAACTGGTCAACAAACTCGTAGGGGACAGTGATTGCATTTTCATTGACCTCAATACGAATTGAATAAATATCATTGTTGAAAATTTCGCCATCAACATCCAAAACGATGTTGCGAAGTGCAAAAATTTTCATGGAGTGGTTAGAATTTTCTGAAAAAACAAGTTCTTGTTCAAACATCAAAGAGTTACCATCAAAATTCTTAATCATTGTTTTCCTTAGCGGTTGAATTTGTTTATTACTGGTGACTCACCGTAATGACAACACTCATTGTTGGTGTGAGTGACGCCACAAGTGACCTTAGTGATTCCAGAAGGAAGAATATAGTATACTTTAAAACACTTGGGGCAAACCCAAGACGGCCAATCTGATTCATCCTTCTGTAAACTACTCATTGTTCTTGGCGATCCTTAGAATGCTGAATTAAATGCCAAGACCAAGCGTAAGGACCAAACTGCCCGAAACCATCTCCTTGGGTTTCAATCATAGATTTGGTCCATCCATGATTATTAACGAGATGATCGTTTAATTCTTTTTGTCGAATCAATGTGTGTTCGTTTTTCATTTATACCTTCTTTGCACATTCTGGACCAAGTCCTGAATGCAAACTAGATGGGACGGTTAATTGGCGGTTACAAAGAGAACAGCGACCTGAAATCTTTGCATATTTTTCTCTGGCGGGGTTTGGATCTTTTATCACAGATTGGATGTCTGCGAGCAATAGCGTATCATCTTTAAAACGTTTCCATACCCTTATTTCGACATTGTTTTGAGTTTTTTGTAAATGTCCGAAATTGGTGTATTTGTCCTTTTCTCCCGTATTGTCTAGATATCCAACAATTTGGGTATCTGGCATAAAATCGTCGTCTTTATCTTGTGTGCGTATGCGAAAAGTGGTCTTAGAGCCATCCAGACGTACTACAGTGTAAAAACCCTCTGAGAAGCCGTAGGATGCGTTCTGAGACGTTTTCTGGCAATCTGCGTGCTCAACCCTCCATTCGCCTACTTCTCCAAAGAGAAAGCCTTCTCCGGCTTTTACGGGGGCATTACACTTAGCGCAACGAGAATCAAAACGGTTGCGCCTAGATGCTTCTTTGGGGCGGGTGGCAAAAGGGCTACTAAATGCTGGTTTGGCGGTCATGGCACAATGATTGCACAAATTTGAGCAAAAAGCAAAGATGCTGGCCAATTTTATCAGCCAGCACCTTTTTAGATATTCTACTATTTTTTAATGTTGTTCAATTCATCGTGACTTGGGTGTTCAGATACCTTACCTATTTCTGGGTTTTTGGGGTCAAAATAAGCAACCAACGTTCGCAAAAAGGCAATACACACAGCCACTGCGATTACTTTAACCCAAGGTACATCTTCTACAACAAAAAATGATACTGGCAAAAGTGTCAGCAATGTTGAAAAAAAGGTTGTAAGTGATGATCGAATTAGCATCGTCATTACCTACCTGAATTATCTAGTCGCTCCATAATCCAAAGTTGACGTTCTTCTATACGTTGCATTCTTTCGCATAAATCTTCCATCATTTGGTCACGGTTCATGGTTAATTCAATTTGTCTTTTCCAACGAGCATAAAGACGGCCAACTCCTGCACCAATGGTTGCAAGACTGACTACAATTGCTGTGATTAAATATGCACTACTTACAAAATCATCGTTACTGATTGCTACCCCTACGGCTAACGGAGCGCCACTAGCAATGGCCCCCGTAATACTTAATAAAATTGTGGCTTCGCCTGAGTCAGTGCCACGCATTTTAACAGTCCGTAAGGTGCAGGGGGGAGTTTTTGTTTTTCAACATATTATCCTCCCCGAAATGGTATTTACAATCATTAGTGGTATTTAGTCCCGCCTACACAGGCGTTAGAACCAAAGGGTGTCGCTTTCTTCATTTTCTAGAAAAGAAGCCTCAACTTGTGCATAATGGGTGCCTTCAAGATTTAAACGGTCAAAGTTGGCGGCCCGAACATCCCCTTGCTCACCTTCTCGAATAATTTGGTCTGCTTCCCCGGAAGTAAAACTCTTCATAGAAATTTTTTCTAGATATTGTTTTGCGGCTTTGGCAATATCTGAATCTCCAACGGCTGGGCCAACGTTTTCACCATCAAGATGAGAGGCTGTAGCCTGGAACTGAGCAACAATGTCATTCACAGAACCTGTGGTTACCAGACTTTCGTTGCTAGGACTGATGTTGCTAAACTTTCCATCTTCTTCTTCTGTAGTGTTGCTACCAGCCATCAAACGGCCAACGTCTTTGCCGTCAGTGTTTTTTTGTGGCAAAACCGGCAATTCTGGTTTAGTGCTATGAGTTACATAATTGCCGTCTGTACTTGGCAAAGCAGGTTCTGGTTCGTCGTTCAAAATTCCTTCTGAACCATCGGTGCGAGGTAGGGCGGCTTCTGGTTCTTCGCGCAGGGTAGCCTCTGAATCAAGATCGGCTTCAAACAAGAATTCATCATCCAAAGATCCGTAAACGCTACCGACACCCTCAGCGTCACGAGTTTTAACGCTTTGGTCTCCCCAACCACCTGGGTCAGGAGCAGAGGCGAAACCGGCAGAGGCAGGGTTTTCGCTTTTATCCGGAAGTTTAGTTCCACCGGGTTGGGACATATTAACGTCAACAATTACTTCACCAAATGGTGTATTGACACTACCTTCAAAAGCGTGCAATGTGTAATAAGCATCTTCATCACCAAGTGATGCAATATGTTCTGAAACGGAATGTTCAAAAACATTCAAACTTGAACGTGCGCGAATGTTTTGACCGCTATTGATATCGTGTTTTACAACTACACGACGTGGAACCCAACGGGCCTGCTCGCTTTCACGAATATCTTTACCAAACATACCTTGAGACTGTGATTCAAATTGCAAAGCGAGCGCGTGTGAACACATGCGTCCAGCAAATTTGCTATTGTCGTCTGATGCACCCCAATGGTAGGAGCCCCACTTGCATCCACAAGACCATGAAGAAACTCCCGACTTGCCAGGAAGTTTTTGCAAACCTGTTTCGTATACATTATGGTCGCCCCGCACATTTCCGAAAATGTAACCGTCGCGGGCAAGTTTAATATTTACTCCGCCTTCTTGACGAATGCGCTTGGCTTTTGCTCTTACATCAGACCAACCAGCGGTTACGTGAAAGGCAAAATCTGGATCCGTTGATGCTTGAGCGATAATGCGATCAATATCTTTAGATATTAAAGATCCAATAGAAGAATCTCCTCCACTACCGCTCGAGTCGCCAGAATCTCCCGAATCAGAATCGTTTGAGTCTGCGCCAAAACTATCATCAAAATTTAAATCATCTCTACTATCGTCATTTTGATCTTTATCTGCATCTTCAAAATCGTTAGGGTCATGCACTTGGTTGGCCACGTTGTTGTGCAAATCATTACTAGAAATCATAGGCGTTCCGCAAAGAGGGCAAGCCATTCCTGGATACGCTTTTGCGTTCCAGTATTTACAATCTGGACAAACAGAACCAGAATGTGGGCGTCGTTTAGATGGATCTGCTTGTTCGGGATCGTTAGAAATCATTTCATGGCGATCAACGGATGTTTTATTAAAAGAAGATTTTTTCTTATTATTATTTAAATGGTGACCGCAAGAAGGGCATTGATCAATTGTAATATTTTTTGGATCTCCGTGATCATCCATTGGATCACCGCAACCACAATTTAAACATGCAATTTTACGAGATGATTCAGTTTTTACATCAGGGCGATTTTCTTTAATCCAATTAACAAGATCTTTTTGCAAACCTTCATGAGTCAAAGGTCGTTTTTCTGTGCTAAAAATATTGTCAATTACTTCGTATTTAAGATTTCCATTTTTGTCGTATCTAGGGTTTGAATCAGCAATATCTAAAAAATCGTAAGGAAGTTCTGGTTTATGGTAAGCACGAACGGTATAGCCCGAAGGGTGAAAAACTTCGTAATAATGTTCTCCACCTAAATCAACACCATATTTACCTTTGGGATTTTCTCCAAAAGTTTTTTTCAAACCAGCAAGGCCACCATTTTTGCTCGAACAAGGATTACAAAGAGGTGCATCCTCTTCATCAGGAACCACCATATTGGTTCCGCAATCTGCGCAATTGCTTCGTTTACCGACAATCCTAGAACCCATTTTAGTATTAATGGCAATGTCGGGTCTTTCAATTAAAATATTGCCAAGTTCTGGGTAATCATCGGCGGCCGTAACCACATTGCTAATAACCTGTGCTTGAACAGATTTGTTGGCTACCACAGATTTAATTTGGTTGGGGCTGTATTCCCCAGCGCCGAGGTTGTTGTCTAAGACAATGTGGTAAATCTCAGTTCCGCTTACAGGGCCATCCTTGATGTCGGAAATCAAACCAGCAATTCCGTCAACAGTCATTACGTGCTGACCTACTTGATAGTCAGTATCTGAACCCTGATCAAAAGCATTTTTGCGCACAGAATCAGTGTCGTGAAACCTAGCGTTACGCCGACCAAGACTCATAACCCGCCCTCTCAGATACCTCTACCCTTTCGGGGGCATATATGCCAAATGAAACAGGCTAAATTAAGCCTGATCTTCGTCTAGGTCAATATCTTCTCGGGTCAAGTGACGGCGCATACCTACCACCTTGGGGTCTCCGAACTTGCCTCTTGGCAAGGGATCGGAAGGTAACAATAAGCCAGATTCGTTGTAAATGGCGTCATTATTTTCTTCTAAAGGTGCTGGAATTTTGTAATGTTCCCTTGCAATCCCTCGCATACGGCCAGCCTGCTTGTACAAAACGGCCTGACTTGGCATACCAGCCCTCATCTCGTCTGACTCTTCTGGTCGCTGAGCAGGGGCATCATCTTGTTCTGCCTGCACTTCATCTTCAAGATTTGATGGAATAGTGTTCATCAAATCATCCTCAGTGGGAGCCAAGTTTGGCTGTATAGCATTGGGGTCCGTACCCAAAGTAGTAACCCTCGTGTTTTGCATTGCATCCGCAGATGGTCCAGCAGTGGGCTCAAAATCGGCTCGCAAGTCCATTGGAATAGGAAGACCGCGGTCGCGCAATGCCTGATACATAGCCTTGCGGGTTTCTTGTTCTGCAATAGCCAATTGCACTTGCTCTTCTTGGGTGCGCTCAACTTCTTCATCAAGATCAAAAGGAATATTGAGGAGGCGAGTTTTGATAGAGATAGGAACTCCAGCGGCCCGCAATTGCTCGTAAAAATCACGTTGGTTTTGTTCGTCGGACAGATTCATTGTCTTGAAACGAAGTTCGGGAATCAACAGTTTGGGTTGTTCAACGATACGCTCTTCGCCTGTTTCTTCGTCAATTTCAAGAACTTCTTCCATTTTGACGTAACGCTTACCGTTGCGAACTTCATAATCAAAATGTTCTTGTGCCTCGGCAACAATCAGTGCACGACTACGGTAATGGTTTGCGATCATCTGCTGGTAAGAAGTAAGCAACTGGCTTACGAGGTCTCGGTTCAAAGCATCCGCCGCATATGTTTCACCAGCGGATGCACCAGAAAGCATGGTCTGGCTCAAACCAAACGACTGAAGAATACGTCCTTCTAGCCGGTCAAAATCTGCACTCATGTCGGGCATATTTTCGCGACCGAAAACAGATTCCATTTGGATACCAAAATGGTGAACCAAAACGCGGAAGTCCGCGGCCAATGCTTGGTCAAGGGCTTCTTCAAAGTTACCCAAGTCGTCATCTGTTGGAATCCAAGGAACTGTTGTCCCCAAGTCTCCGGCACTTGCGCCCAATTTTGCAAGAATAAGCGGAGTGTAGAGTCGGTCGGCGATAGCATCTTGCGCGGCGTTAAGCATTTCTTCTTGCATAACCGCTCGCATGGCACGCATCAAGATCGGCACGCCACGCTTGTTAAACGTATCTGCTTCAAATTTCATTTGTTTCAGCAACACATTGCTGACAGGCATCAATGCTCCATCAGAAGCATACTGAAGCAATTCTGGGTAATTCTGGATCAAACGTTCATATTCGTATGAAGGTGAGCGCTTTTGGATAATTTCACGAAGTGATTGAGGCAATTTGATGTATAGATGTGGATCTCGAGAAAAAGGACTGCGTTCAACTTCTACATCGTCAGGGTTGAGAAGTTCTTCATCTTCCCAGACACCAAGAGCCTCATTGAAAGAACCCAATGACATGGCTTCACCAACGGTCCAATATTGCTTTCCAATGTCAATCAGAAACTTATCGTAATTTAATCCATCTGGACTAAAAAAAAGATCGGTATAAAATTCGGTGAGTTGCTCATCTTTACAAACCAACTCGGAACCGAGCAAAGGATATTTGGAGTAAATGTCCACGCAAGATGCAACAATTGGGTGAGTCAAGTAAAGCAGACGACAGAAGGCCCGGACCTTTTTAAGTTCTTCGTGCTTTTCCACCTCGTAAGGTAGGTTGTTTTGTTTCCAGTAAAACAGTGGGTCACGAGGACGACCTGTGGCAAAGGACAATTGTGATCCACCACGACCAGCACCCGATGTAGCAGAAGCAGTACGACGGTTTACTGCGCGGTTCTTTCGCATCTCTGCAACTTCAGGATTGTCATCTGTAGTGCTTGTTCGACGAAAACTACCTAACGTTTTCATTACAGATTCATCATATGAAGACGGTTTGCTTTCGTCAGCCATTAAGACTCCAGACCAGAGGTATACATGTCCCAAGCCTTATGGCCCAGACTACGGATAACATTACCAAAGACACGACGATCTTCCCAATCAGGCCTACCGTCGTTTTGATACATCATTTTGACGTATTCAGTTAAATTGTCAGAACAAATGCCACACAACTGAATGTAGAAACCCGGCCCTCTTACAATGGCTTCCGCCGCGATTCCGTAAATGGAGGTTGCTACCGCAGAATCTAGGCGATATGGGTGCAAAACCATAGGCGTAGGCGAATGGAACTTAGATCCTTCGCATAGTTCGGAGGACATTTCAATTTCCTGACTTAGTTTTGACCCATGCGAGATGCTTTAACGGCCCTTAGCACCTCGGGTGAACGACCGCTAAATTCAATAGCAAGGTGTCGCAAATAATCTTCCTCACTCACCAAAACACCACTGGCGGTTTTGTAAGATTTTTTAGCAAGTTCTTCATCTTGTGGTTGAATATCGGGATTTTCTTCTTCCGCTTCTTCCTCGGATACATCTTCGGGATTAATAGGATCTTCTTGGCCCAAAGAGTCTTGTCCGTCCATTGCGGTGCCTTGGGTTGGTTCTGCGTTTGGCATACCGGGAATTTCTACGGGCACTCCATCAACTGTCTGCGGGAAAGCAGGATAAGAAGGTTGAAGGCGAACCATAAAGTTGATACCACAAAAACCACATTCAACTGCCCCATCAGAACGGGCAGTTACCTGACCACTACCGCACATGGGGCAGTGAAAAATACGAAATTGGTCACCGCTATCGTGAGCCTGCACCCTAATAGATGACATTGTTTTCCTTCCAGAACTCTTTGATGCCGAAACCATTCCGCCACGGGGACGCTCTAAACAAGCCGGACAAAGCATCTGATCGCCCGAACGACTGCGGGGTACGTACGGATCCATCTTGACTCCGCAATCATCACACAGCCTCATATAGAGCCTCCTCTACCTTTTTGGAGCCGTTTAAGGTGATGCGACAGGGGTTTTGGGCTCGTTCAGGGCTTTCATGTACCAAGACATGTTTTCTTGCAATCTGGGGTCTTCAGGAAACAAGTCTAATGCTTTTTGACCATAGGATAGGGCCAGATCATGCGCACCGCAATTATGGGCGCATAAAGCCGCAATATCATAGATGTAGAAATTCCAGGCTTTATCTTCTGTGATGTATGCGGGGTGTTTAAAATCCATAGAAACTGCTCTATTGGCCATGCCAAGACCACATTGCCAACGACCTTCGTTGTAATACAATTCTGCCAATTCTACAAAAGGTTCTCTGCGGTCAGAAGTTTCTGCACAAGCCTTTAGTAACCAAGTTTCAGCATTGTTGGGTTCGCATTTGGCGAGCATAATCATTGATTCAGAACGTTCGTATGACCAACCACCAAGGGTTAGATAACGTTTAAGTTCTTCGGCACATTCTTCAAAACGTTGAACATAAAATAATTCTCTGCCGTAATAAAAAGACATACGGGAATCATCCGGCAAATCTTTTACTGCTTGTTCAAGCATAGGTAGGTAATTGCGGGGTTTGGTGCGATCTGGCATATGTTCGCTAATTACCTTACTGCTGGCCCTAATGCACGGTGTAACTTCAAGCATTTCGTGAATAGGCCAAACCCAACGTGAGCCGTGGCGAGCATGGATGTTTACACGTTCCCAACTTTGCAATGGCGTTCCATCGGGCAATTTGCTATTGATAAATAAATAACCAAATTGTGTGGCTTCTGGATTTTCTTCAATAGTTTTTTCTAATTCTTCTCGCCATCCTTCATGCAAAATTTCATCCATATCGACACTGAAACAAAAATCAACATCGTCGGGGATAAGGTTGAGCGCATCATTGCGTGCCTGATCAAATTTAAAAGTTTTATATTTTTTCTTATGAACCGTTACGCCAGAGGCTTTGGCAATTTTGACGGTATCGTCTTCTGAGCCTGTATCAAGAATTAAACGAACGTCTGCATCTTTTGCTGATTCAGCCCAACGGGCAACATGCTTGGCTTCGTTTTTGGCTATTGAATATACAGCGATCTTTGGCATAACAACAGATCATAGTACCTTTATGGGATAAGGTCTAGTCTTCGTAGAAAGCGTCTCTAATAAGCACAGAAGCCGCGGTACGGACAACAGAATCGGCCTCTTCTTCATCCAATTGGCTCAATACTTCAATAAAAGATGGGTCTCTACGAATAAGACTTGCCACCAGAATCAAGGCATCTTCAGCGATATCTTGAAAAGCGGCTAGGTGGCCAGATTCGTGCATGGCATTTAAAATTGCCGTTTCCCCACCCATGTCGTACACATCGCGAACAGCAAAAGCCGTCAAACCAGAAGTTTCCAGAGAGTCGTTCAAATCTGTGTCAATTGAACTGGTTGATTGCAAAGGCGAAAGATCGTGTAAAGCCACAGGAACAATCTGTCCTGCAGAAATACCATTTTCAAAAGAAATATGTGCTGTATTCGAAGACATCAAAAGGATGCGACCCTCATCACCAAGATTGAGTTCGCTGGTTGCATAACCTGTGTATGCTACCTTTTGTCCTTCGCGCAACATATTAATCCTTATGGTTGTTGTTGTTGTTGTTGTTGGTTGTTTTGTTTTTGAGGAGGATTAAAACTTTTTGGAATTTTATTCAAAAGTGGTCCAGCACCAGGAAGCAAAACATTTACTCCAGTTTCGACCACTTTAGGAATTGCTCTTTTTACGGCTTGTTCAATTGGTCCATCAGGAGGAGAAGATGGCGGTTGAAAATTTAAAGAGTTGGCAAAACCTCCACCCAAGAAAGACATAGGGTATTCTGCCATCGCGGAAATAGCGATAACCCGTGCTTCTTTATCGCTTAAATGCGGATTGTCTTGAAGTACCTTTGCGGTAAAAAGCAACAAAGAAATTTTAGGCGACGAAGTGTCTGGTGAATTAGCACCACTAGAAGCAGGATTAAACATACCGGGCTGTCCCCCGCTCAGCCCGGGATTTCTCATTTGGCGGTTAATTAATTCTGGATCACTTGATTCTAGCCCCATTGCGGGTGAGGTTCCGTTTCCGTAATTAGAAGAAGGACCTGCACTGCTTGGCAACATGCCATTATTGTATTGAATACTGGCTGGGGTGCTATTGGCACTAGACCTTTTATCAATAGTGCCCTGCTCTTCTAAGTCTCCAGAACCGCACAAAGGACATTTGCGAGGACCTTGTGGATTTTTTAAATCGTTAAAAGCGTCGTCTTCATCTTTATGATTACAATTTTTACATTTAAGTTCTACAACCATATCTGCTTTTTTTAAGATACCAACAGAGAATTTTGATGACAGGTATTCCCAACGACCGTTAGGTACATACACGCCATCTTCATCTTGTTCTGTGAGATGCACTTTTATCCTCGGGGCTTGTTCTGAAGGCTTTTGTTTTTTTGAAGGTGAAGGAGCCGGTTCAGATGTTTGTTGTGGTTGTTGTGGTGGTTGTGGTTTTTGTGGACGTTGCACGTTTGTTTCTTTTTTTTTAGGTTTTCCCATCAATTCGTCAAATTTTTCAAAACCTTTTAGCAGTTTTTGATCTAAACCTTGAAAACCTTGCCAATGGTTTTCATTAAGTTCACCTTTGTGGTTTAAACGATTTTGTACCGTATTGATAATATTTTTTATATCTGCTGTGGTACCAGAAGCAGTTACACCATCATTGTTTTCATTTAGTGGGCGAGTGCTTTCATCGTGGCAAGGACCACAAAAAACCATTTTGCCATTATCAATGGAGACACCACAACATTCTCCTGCATTCAAACCACAATTATCGCATTTTGGCGTAGGGTGTCCCGGCTCAACAAAATCTTGTTCGGCAGGTGAATGTCCGCACCGAGATTTGTTGGCTGTTTGAGAACCATACTTATCGGCCATTATTAACCCATATCGTTTTCAATTTGTGGATCGAAAGAACTAAGACGATGGGTACGTTGCCATCCCCATACAGGGTTGTAATAACCATTTGGAGTATTTTTATGCACATGGTTCATAATATGTGTATGCGCGTGAACACCAAAAAAATCAGTAAGTTCTCGATGATCAGACGGTGATACGTTGTATTTCTTGTACATAGCAAGTTGGGGTTCGGTTGGTTCGTCGTTATAAGTTTCACTGATCGCGTGATCTTCAGAACAATCGTCCGCACCGGCCGTTTTATTAAAATTTAGGCGACTGCTAGATTGGCTAGAAACTTTGAGCGACTTATAATCGCTGTGCAAGCGCTTGCTTGCGGCAACAGCCTCGTCACGGGTTTGGTGTGAGGAAAGAACATTGCCTGATTTCTTGTCAATGATTACCCACATGCCATTGCGCTTACGCACATTGCCAGCCGCGGTACGGCGTGAGGCAGTCTTGCGGGAGGCAGTGGTGCCCATTGGGTAAGAACGATCCGGGTGCGTGTGATCAGCATGGCCATCGTTGTGCATCTGATCGTGCAAATTTGCAATAGTCTCTTCGTGAGCACTGCCACGGTCTTCATCATCCTTAATAGACAAATCAGGCCCAGGAAGAAATTCAGTCCAAAGATTATGATCGTTCTCAATGTGCTGAACCATAGGGTGGCTTTCCACGTCGTCAGGATCAACCCCCCAGCCAAGGATGTTTGCGAGATACGGGCCTTCCTTGGGGGCATCATCCGAACCTGCAACCAGGAGAGGGTTGTCTTCTTCATCGCCTGGGTGCCAGTGGTCAATACTGCCATCGGCGTGCTCATTGTCATGTTTTTCTTTAAGCAATTGCCCGACATCAGTGCGTCCACCATTACGCGCTTTGTATGCTGCGTCGTCATGAACTTGGCTCAAAATATCACCGGCACCATTGCCGTGATCTTCAACAAGGTGATCCATAGCCTCGTTAATGTGGTGATCTTCAGCAGCGGTCTTGCGGGAGGACTGTGCACGCTTGTGATCACTCATACCACGTCCATCGCAACCTGGACAAGTGTTATCACCATGATTAATCTCGCCATCTGTGGTACCTGTGCCATTACAAGAAATACAAGTCATATGGCCAGTCTTGCGAGCGGCAGTGGTGCTGTTGTCTTCTGATTGGCATTGAGGACAAACAAGATGTAGTTTTCCATCAAACGTGGTGTAATCTGACCAATTTTCTTTTTTGCCAGAGAACCCGCACTTATTACACTTAGCAGAAGACCCGTCATCACCAGCGGTACGGCGTGAGGAAGTGGTGTTGCCTCTCTGCCTTTTGTCATATTCAGCAAAGGGGTCGGTGTCTTTGTATTCAGGCAAATTATTTTTATTTGCGTGTTCTCCGAAAAACTCACAAGCCAAACATACATTTGGGTCTTCAGCATCGCATCCACAAGGGCAACTGCAAATACCGTTGTTTGCCAACTTGACGTTACCGGCCTCAACCAGCATTTCCCAACGGTTACGCAAAGAAGCAGTAACTTCATCAAGAGGAACACCTGTGCTATCTGACAACTCCTGAATGCTCGCGGTGGCCAGCATTAGGCGACCTTCGAACTCATCGTTGGTCTGCGCCAGAGCAAGGTATTGCATGACACCAGTTGATGCCACACGGAGGTTAGCCTGAGCAACTAGACGCGCTTCTGAATCGTAATCGCGTGAAGCCTCATCCCAAACGGAGTAGCCATCCATAGTTATATTTCCTCTTCCTTAGTTTTCTTTGGTTACAAGAGAGATATTATCTTCAATTGCTTGACGGAAGTTGGCCAGACGGCGAGCACTCGTCAATTGTTGTGTTGCTGGCATTGAGACGTTGATCTCGGCATTAATCACACCTTGACCAAAGGGCTCAACACCATTGTAGGGTGCAGGACCACCGGGACGAGCGGGATCAGTTCCTCCAGCGTTAGGACCATCGCGGCCCGGACCGTTAATGGGGGTTTCACCAACGGGGGAAGGTGTAGCGTCTGGAGCCATAGTGTCAAGGTCAGTTGACGTGGCACTCTCAACGCGAAGGTAAGCACCCTTCATAATTCCACCTTGATCAGAAATGACCTTCAAGGAGAAATCTTTATGAAGTGCAATGCGCTGGCTAAACTCTGGATACTTGTTGGCTTGCTTGCGATGCTTGGCAACCCAAGCCTCTTGAGAACCAATGTTGTCAGAGATACCTGCGTACAGGCCAGCCTCAAACTCGGCAGAACCGGTGCGAACCAATGGCTTGCTTGCGTCCCATTTGCTTGCAAACTTGTAAGCCTTACGGAATTCAGGGTCCTGATTTGCATCTTCTGGAGTGAAAAGGCTAGAGGTGCGTTGCGCTTGTGCTTCGTCCAATTGCCTTTCTAGATCCTTGTTGTTTTCTGGTGCGTGTTTGGGAGATGGTGAATTTCCTCGCCAAATCTGGTCACTTTCATACCTTTGACTGTAAGGCAAAGTTTCATCATCAATATATTTGCCCGGACGATTAAGGTGCAATTTACTTACGTCGGTTGGAAGATCCGCGGCTGGACCTTTACGACGAAATGGGTTGCGACCAGCGGTACCACTCAAAAATGCCTGACCATTATCGCCACCGGCTGAGTAAGGCATGTCCTTGGGGTTACGCTCATCGCGTGCTTCGCCAATACCCTTTTGGTAACCTGCAACATAACCGGAGGAGAAAGCAAGACCACTTGATGCATCAGAGTAGGTAGGTGCATCACCATTGGCGCCATCAGCCATACCGGCCGCAAAACCAGCGGTGTACGAGCCACCCTGCTGAGGTTGTGGGGTAGTAGCAGGGGAATTTGCTACATCAGGTTGTGCAACTGCGTGAGGTGCATCGGAGTTACCGTACATGTCAGCAGTTTTGCGAGAAGCCGTTGGCGGTGCTATGCCGTCGAGAAACGGTCCCCTGCAATCATCGCAACTCCACCTAGTTTGATTAGGATTCCCATAAGAGATATAGACAGACGGTTTTGCCCCAGCGGCTCCACAATTGTCGCAAGTTGCTTCAGCAGCAGTCTTGCGGGAGGCGTTCTTGGGCGCGTTGACTTCAGCGGGAACCATACCCATGCCACCGCAATTACCGCAGGAGTTCTTGCCATCTTTAGTCTTTCCAGTGGCATCACAAGAACGGCAAGAAAAATCAGCGGGAGCAGCAATACGGCGAGAGCCGGTAAAACCAAATTCGTGTTGTCTACCCGGCAAATATCCGCGAAGGTGTTCGTTTATGTGGGCTTTGGCGTCCGCAACGCTTTCATGGTCGTGCTGATTTTGATCGTCGTGGGTATTTTCATTTCCCATAATTGTGAAAATACGATTGGGATCATCTCCACTTTGATAAATGTGACCGAATGCAAAATTGCCATCTCTGTCTTTAGTCTCTGCGCTGTGTAAAAGTGGATCATCTCCACCATTTGGATCAATTCCACCCTCGTCATACCACTGAATTTTAGCAGCAGTCTTGGTTGCGGCAACAGCCTTATCAATTGCTGCTGGTGCCGCCTGAGTAAAATCCTGATCATCAGCCTCTGGGTCCACAACCGGACCGCCAAGCATCCAAGGGTAAGCAACTTCACCCGGAAGTGGGGTGGGCTTGGGCATGTTGTTGGGGTCAATGGTTTGAGCAATCTGATCCAAGGTGCTTGCGGCTTCACGCTGACGAAACTCATCCAAGTTGTAGGAGTGAGAAATGGCAACTGAAGTTACATTAGCAAAGTTAGCGGTTCCGCCACCGGGAACTGGGGGCCATTCTCCTTGGCCTTGTCCTCCACCAAGTTGCTCAATTTCAGCAAGCAATGGGTTGTTGTAAGTTCCCTCTTGCGCGACAGCCTGATCATTAATCGGGTGAACTGGGTCTTCAAAAGTGGGGAAGGTAGCCGCAGGGTATTCAGTAGCCTTGGGCATGTTATTGGGATCAATGAGTTGGTCAACCTGATCCAAGCCGGATGCGGCTTCGCGGTTCAAGAATGCAACGTATTGCAAGAACGACTGCTCGGCGTCAGGTGCATAAACACCGTAAGTGCTGGCGGTACGACGAGCAATACCACGGGCCTGCTCAACAAACTCTGGAACGTCATTTTTGACTTCGTCAGAGATGCGGTTGAACCACAATGATGCTTCAGCCATCACTGCTTGGTGATAGTTATTGTCCTGAGTGTCGTCATCCATGCTCAACCAGTCGGTGGAGGCAGTGTGAAACTCGTGCACTCGCACGGGCGACAATGTCTGCTCTACAATCGCGCTGGTGAAGTCTAGACTTCGGTCTTCAGCGATGTTGCTGGCCTGACGAGCGTCAAGTGCTTCAAGTTCTGAAACCAAAGCGATCTGCTCAGCAAGAGATGATGCTTTTTGCAAGGATGCCATGATTTCGGCACGAGAGTTGTTCACTGGTTCTCCTCTAGATCAAGCACTTGACGTGCTCTTTGGGCGATGGCTGAAGCCGTACGCCGATTGTTTTTGATTGCTGCTTTGTTAACTGATGGTGCGTCTGAAAATTTCAAACCACCCGCACCAGGAACTTTTTCTACGAAACCGCAAGTAGAACATTTATAATCGTTTGCGCCTTTTTGCAATGTCATCATTGTACCATCACGAGGGCATTTTAACTCTTCGGCAGAAGGTTTGTTGGCGAGTGGATCATGTTGACGGCCAAAAGGAATTACATTGCTGTTTCCACCCGGAATGCCTGTGCTAGGTAATTCAATTTGACTCATGTTGTAAGGATTACGTACAACTGTTCGATTTCGTTTTACGGGAGAAGAAGTTCCTGAATCTGTGTCCACGTAGGCTTCACCGCTTTGAGTTTCAAAAGAACGTGTACGGCGAATTTTTTCATTACCTTGGGTAATTGGGTGGAGAATGTAATCTTGTGGTGTTAAATTTTGAACTTGAGTGGGGATCAAAGTCGCATTCTTGTTTGAGGAAGTGGCTTTGTTATTCGGAGTTTTACGAGCGCCGCGAAAATTGCGCATCATTGTATGATAGACATCGTCCGCAGCGTATCTTTTTTGCGAAGTCTCGTGCTCTTGGAACGGGCTTACGCGATGGTACTGTGTGCCTTTTGGACCTTCAACGGTAAAAACACCAGCCTTGTAACCGTAGGCTTTATTTCCAAAATCATTATCTGGAACGTGTTCGTGATAACTGATATTGTGTTCAACGCCATCGGGACCAATAAATTGCATGGATTCCCCGTGTTGAAGCCCATGAATCTGTGTCCACGTAGGCAGTTTTGCCCACCAGGGATTTTCATTTTCAGCAGTTTTGCGAGAAGCCTCGGTGTGCTCACCGCTTTGAACGTGGAGGTCTGGATCGTACCAATCGTCGTGACCATAGTGTTCGAAATAATCTTTTCTGTTTGCTGAATACCACGGGGCGATAACTTCTTTTCCGCACGCAGAGCAACGTTCTCCCATTGGACCGGTAGAATCCCAAGATGCAATGGAACCACATGATCCTTCGCATTCTTTAGTCTCTGGGCCGTGGCAATCGGTACAATAGATTTCTCCATCATGGGCGTAGCCTTTTAAGAATTTGTCAGACGCAGTTTTGCGAGAGCCGGTAAAACCCGGATCTTTTTCGCGGTCGTAGGGGCGGTCGGGAGTGCCTACTGCCGGGTCGTTTTTCGTGCAATTGTCGCACTTAGGAAAAGAACTATCTTCAGGCACGAGCATATTAGTCCCACAGTTAATACAACTACCGCGGACAGCAATTTTAGAATTAGCGAAAAAAATGTCATAAGCCGACTTCTTTGCCATTTGCCGTCTAACCTTCTTCTGGTCGGTGGATGGATTACGCCTTACTTGGCTGTCAGAACCCCTCATAGGTTCTTGCTTCGGAGCGTCCTCATTACGAGAAACACCCTTTGGCTTTGCAGCCTCATACTGCATATTAGGCCTCCACAATCAATCTCCTACCCTTTCAGGGGGTTTGTGCTAGATAGTGACAGGGGCGACAACAAAGAGTTTTTTTATTGCACAGGACGACTTGAAGTTGCGACCCATACTATTGCCTGATTTCCATACCGAGTTAGCCTTCTTAAACCCGAATCTTGTATCCAGCCGTCTTTAACCAGCGTATTGCGTGCCCCGCTCGTACTTTGATGAGAACGGCTAATGGCGATCTCTATTTCATCATCCGTGGCCCCTTTGGAACCAGCATCTTGGATAGTATGAAAAACTTTTGCTCTAATGGTGCCCGATTTTCCAGAAAATAATGCCAAGGTCATTTGGGAAGTATCTGGATGATTGGCAGATATCCAAGTTGCATCGTCTTGGGGCATCCTTGCGGATTTAACTATGGCTTGCATCAATTGCTTGTTTTGTGCACTGCCGTTCTTTGACGGAATAGGTAAACCTTCCCAATAAGTCCCTGATGGGTCGTGGGCATGCATGCCAAAAGGATGGGCTGGCTTTGTACAAGCCATCCCATCCTGATCGGGGTTTGCCTCAGAACAGAGAATCATCTTCCTCCATTGCTCGTTTCAGCAAATTTTGTAATTCGGGATCGTTGTCGTATTCATCCTGAGCGTGAACATAACCATGTTCTACATCAATGTCACGGTGGATGTCACGACGGAGCCGGGGCAAAATGTAACCCTTGAAAAAAATCTTGTAGCCAAGCCAAAGGAGCACAAAGTCAAAGACAATGGTAAAAGTTAATTCGGCCAAAATGTGTGCAGGGTCAAAAGAAACACTGACATAGTCTTGCCAAATTGACATGTTGCTTTCGGTTTCTTGTACTAGCATCGCTGTATTAATCATGTTTAAAACTTAATGCAAAATTTCTACAAAGTCAAGCCTATAGCCATTGAATATCGTTTAAATTGTCTACGCCATCTAGGGCCTGACGTGCAATATCTTCAGCCACCCAATCAGGGTCCATCAAAGCCGCAATTTCTTGCGAAATCAAGATAGCCATACCCGTGTCTAATTCGGTATCATATTTTAACGTAGCCAAACGGTTGGTTGCCAACCATGTTTGGAAATTGCAGATTTTATCTTCTAAATTATTTGAAATATTAAAATATTTAGGAATTTGTCCCAAAATACCACTTGTTGGAATGATGGCATTTGATTCAGACAATACGATTGTTGGTTCACCAAGAATATCTAGAAAACGGTGGTAAATTTTATCAATCGTATTTACACCAAACGGCAATTTAAAAGCAACGACCGACCATTCTGTACCATGCTCTTCACAAAAGTTTTTGCACAAACGATAGTCAATCATAATTCCTCTTTACAAAATAATATCTGCCGAAGTCATTTTTTCACGCCATTCAGGGTTCGCCTGTTCATAAACATCGCGGGCTTTTACACTGATTGCTGAAGAAAATGATGCACAAGGTCCAGGGTGGTTTAAAGGAAGTTCACACCAATAGTTGTTGTGTTCTCCTGCGACACCTTCACGACAAGTTTTTTCTGGGTATTCGGCGGGCTTCATTAACTCTCCTCAATTTGCGATATTTGAGACAGTGGGTCCAACGGTTTTGAAACTATAACACCATCGTATTTGTATACTACACCCTGGATCTGAGTGATCAAATTGGCAGGCAAATACTGTATTTGTGGGCTTAATTCTTCTGGCATCTCAATAATAACGAGAACGGGCCTATTTTGTTGTGGAATAACGTATTGGGGCCCAAAACAATCAAAAACATTTTCCAGAGCATAAATAGCCCTATTTGCGTCATTAAAGTTGTTGAAATATGCTTTAAAAATTCTGTTATTCATCAATACCTCTCAGCAATTCAATTTCATCATCGGGAGAAAATGATTGTTTTTCGGTAACATCATTTGTTACAAAAGTAACGATAATCATGGATACGTGCCCTAAACTAGAATTGGCATTGTTAATATTGGTAACATAACTTCTACCAAAATCTGTTTTAATAACTTGACCTTTTTTAATATCGCCAGCAAGAATTATCAAAGGGGTTTGGCGTTCTTCAGACATCACTGCGCCCCCTCTTTTTTATCAATACCAAAACGGGCATTTACAAGAGGTTGCCATAAACCTTTTTGATCTAAATATTTTTCGGCGGCATTGCGGTAGTCAAAAACCCCGCGACCAGAAGGTTTGAATGCGCCCTTGCGAGATTCGTGGATAAATTCCCACAGTTGTCGGGCACGGCGGTTGCGGGAAGGTTCTGGCAACTTGAGAATGTTCTCAATTTCTACAGCCAATCCTTCAAAATAATACCATTCGCTTTGATTAAACTGGTGACCTTCTGGTGCCTCAATCGGTCGCACTGCCCATTCATCGTCAGTTAAATTATAAGCCGCGTAAGGTTTTAACACACTAATATCGTAAGAATGGGGATTGACGTAAAAAGTAGCAGACCAAGGGCCAACCTTAATTTTTCCACCAAATGGTTCACCGTTCCATTCCCATTCTGGAATGCCAATAAAAGGCACATTAAAATATGCTTCTTCAATGTTGCAGTGTTCGCGTAATTCTGCATTCATATGTGCAGAAATTTTTTCAGGAGACATTGTTGCAAATTGTGGATTGCTTTCAATCAAACCACCGTATTCAATTCCAATCAAGGTATCAAGATCATCATTAAGATGGTATCCTTGAGATGCGCCGATTTCAGGATTTTTTACTGCGCTAGGATCTGCCCACCATTGGCTTACAGAAGAACCGGCAATATAAACTTTACTCCAGTTTTTCCATTCTTTGTATTGGCTGTCCCATAATTCAGCAATACGGTTTATAATGGATTCACGAATTTCTGGGCGAATCTTGTCATCTTCAAAAAGACGTGGATCTAGGCTACCAATAGTTGGCGCAAACAAGCGCTGGTTAGGTCGCCAAGAATCAAGGACTGCATTGCGTTCATTTGCATTCTTAGAAGCATGTGGGTGAAGTGTTTTTACAAGGTGGTCATGCCACGCCCTGCCTTCACTTGTTTTACGATTTGAATGAATAGGTTTGGTGTCGGCTAAACCTAACATGTGTGCTTCGTGCGCTTTTGTAAGCATTGTAGTAGCGATACCGTGATATTGATATCCTGGATCTACTTCAATCCAATCAATCTCACCTGGAGATAATTTAGAAAGATCGTCTCCATGTCGATCTGTCCATGATAATACTCCAATTTGTTCGTTATTATGATGGACAGTTATTCTATGAGAACCTCCCTTTTCCGGCGATTCTTTAAAGCGATATTCAATATTTTGTGGGTGAGGGGCATTACTCATATTTTGTGTATAAGTTTTATTTGCCTCATCTAAATTTTTTTGAAAATCTAAAAATGCATCTTCAGATTTACTTTTATAATACTCGTTTTCATGTTTATTTATTGCATTTTGAAGACGGGCATCTTCCTGTTTTTTAATAGTCAGGAAAGGATCTTCATCACTAGCAAAATGCTGGAGTAGGCTTAGGCTTGGAGGTAATGAAGACACCCACGCTTCACCGTCATCACTCAGGATATCTGAGTGCTGGGGTTTAGTAATTGCTCTACCAGAATAATGGGCATCGCGAGCCTTTTCCATCATTTTTGTAGCAATACCATGACGTTGATATTCATCATCCACGTCAATGTTGCTGATTTCACCAGAAAAATAGCCAGAACTATATTTATCGTGGGTATCAGTCGCCCAACGAAGGTTGCCAACTTGTTTGCCATCATGGTTCGCAGTTACTTCATGCATGCTGCCAACCGTGCCAACAGCGCGATAAAACTTGTATTCTACGTTCATTGGGTGTGGTGCTTTTCGCATATTTTGTATATAAATTTTGTATGCATTTGAAAATTCTTCATTAGAACCACGCTTTGCCGCATTAAGTTTAGCCTTTTCCTGCTTTTTAATCGTCAGAAAAGGATCTTCATCACTAGCAAAATGCTGGAGTAAGGAAGCCAAGGTGGGATTTTTTTCAACCATGCGGTCATACCATGCTTGACCTTGAGTGGTTTTGTGATCGGAATGTTCAATACGTGTACTGGCATCACCAAATTCGTAAAATTCCCGAGCCTTTTTAATAAGATTAGTAGCAATGCCATGACGTTGGTATTCCGGGGTTACTTGGATGTGGCCAATTTCCCCAGGAAAAAGACTATGACGTGTTTTTTTTTCATCATTAGCCCAGCGAACATGACCAACTTCTTCGCCATTATGGTAAGCAGTTACTTGATGCATTTGGTTTCCACCATGTTCAGAACGTTTATTAAATTCGTATTCTACGTTCATTGGGTGTGGGGCTTTTCGCATATTTTGTATATAAATTTTGTATGCATTTGAAAATTCTTCATCAGAGCCACGCCTTGCCGAATTAAGTTTGGCATCCTCTTGCTTCTTAATTTTCAAAAAAGAATCTTCATAACTGGCAAAATATTGTAGCAAGGAAGCCATCCTTGGGTCTTTTTCAACCATGCGCTGATGCCATGCACGGCCTTGATCGGTTTTGTCATCGGAATGTTCAGCGCGAGTACTGGCTTCACCGGATTCGTAAAATTCCCGAGCCTTCTTGACAAGATTAGTCGCAATGCCATGACGTTCGTAAACAGGAATTACGCCGACGTATCCAATTTCTCCAGGAAAAAGTTTACGATGTGTTTGTATTTGATCATTGGCCCAACGAATATGACCAACTTGTTCGCCATTATGGTGAGCAGTTACTGCATGCAATTGTTTTCCACCATGTTCAGAATATGAATGAAATTTGTATTCTACATTTTGTGGGTCGGGGGCATTTTGCATTTGGGTACTAAAACGACTTAAGGTAGCAAAACGTTTTCTTTTTTCACGGCGCACAATTTCGGCTCGGCCACTATTTTCGTGCTCGTCTTCCGCATCACCAATTTTATCGTTTGCAATTTTCCTGGCTTCATCTAAAGAATCGTTGGCCTTTTTCATAGCAATATCGTATTTTTTTGCGTGGGGATCAAAAACATTTTCTGCTGCAGCATAAGCAGCGTCCCGCTTGTCCCTGTGGGGTTGCAGTTCCGCCAATAGTGCCTCTTGGCGTGCATTGTAGGCTTGTTTATGTGGCTCAAGTTCGGCGTTGGCTTCATCCATTGCTTTGTTGTGCTTAACTAAATAATCATCAAGGTTTTTATCAGCATTTGATTTTGCTTGATCAAGAATTTCTTTGTGCGGGCGAATTGCTTCCATTGCATCCGCAACGGCTTTTTTGTGTTCTGGACTATCTATAGAAAATGTTTGGTCAGCATGTCTTAGGGAACGACTAAATTTTTCTGAATGGGGGCCAAACGCAGCACCGGCGTTTCTTATTTTTGATTTGTGTTTATTTTCTTCATCAATACGTTCATTTTTGAGTTCTTCTGTTTTGATTGTGTGTGGTTTATATTTTTCAAAAGCCTCGTTTATTAGACCCATAATGCGATCTTCGTGCGGAGCAAATTCTTTATTAGCCTTTTCTATAGAATCCCACCATACCCCACGGTGAACACTTAATTTTTGGTCAATTTCGAATTTGATTGGCCTTTGTTTTTCAAAAACAGCATCGTATTCGGCCCTAGCAGCATTTCTAGCCGATTTAAGGGGGCGCTCAGCCTCTTCAATAACCGCATCATGCTTCTTATTGGCCCTATCCAACTCAAACTCGGCATTGGCCTTAGCCCGCAAGAAAGGATCTACACCTTCAGCAAAGAACTGGAACAGGTCGTTATCCGCAGCCTGGTAGAAGAAATCAACTACGCTGGCTTGAGCCTGGTTACGGCGCTTTACGGCACGAACAGAGCCATCGGAGCGTGCACTTACTTCTTGATTTTTTCCGCCTTTAAATGATATGTGATGCCAAGAAGGTTTCTCTCCCCAAAAACCAAACTCCCGAAAATCATCTGCATCAGTAAAAAGATCTTTGGCTTTTACAGTTGCACGAATTACGGGCCAATCATTCTTCGGATCTTCTTGCTTTCCGTGCTGGCGTGCATATTCTTTGCTAATAGAAACCCAATCTCCAGGTTTAATACCGTGATGTGCTTTTTCTGCGGGTAGCGATCGGTAAATGCGAATTTTTGTTTCAGGGTTATTGCGAATACGGCGCAAAATGTTGTGGGCTTCCCGGTTAGACGGCTCACTCATGTCTGAGTAGTAATGTGGGTGGGTATAAACATTCGCTGGCACACCTTGGGTTAAGTCCCAGGCGGGGATGCCCCCTTCAGGATCTCCGGGCCGGTGTGCCCAACCATAAGAATTGTCGGCAGTTGCCTTAACCCGCAAAAAAGGATCTACACCTTCAGCAAAGAACTGGAACAAAGATGCGTGCATAAACTCGGTCTGGCTAACCGTTTCATTCATCTGTTCCATACCCTTTCGGGGCCTAATATTAGGTGCTGACAGGCTTATAATAGTTTCTGGGCAAAACGAGAGGGCTCCTGCAAGTCAATTCATTGACGAGAAGCCCTCTCTACCGCATTTAGGGGAACTCCCGCCAGAGATAGCGCCCTAAACCTCAACAACGCGGCTATAACATTATTATAGAGATATTTCAAAAATAGACAAATCGGGCTAATTTCGCCATCCGCGAGATGGGTTTCTGTTCTTACCTTTACCATCTTTACGATTAGAAGCAAATCCAGACATTGAAGACATTTTTTGGTTTTCGCTTAGATCGTTGCGCATTCTTCCAAACGGGTCAATACCTCCTTGGAGAGCCGCTGTTGGTCTAAAATTAGCCATGTCTGCATGAAGAAAGTTGTTCACCTGTTCACCAATCAACACATGGATGCATTCTGTCATACAGTCTGCAATGTCTTTAGATTGAACTGGACCGGCAGATGGGTGGTCAACTCGACCGTTTACCATTTGAAGGAATCGTAATTCTAACTCTGCCCGTTCATTGTAGGGGGCGTGAACCAATCCCAAGTTAATCGCGGCCTTAGAGTTTTCTTTTACCTGCCAATCGTATTGGCGCGTTGCAGTTTTTTCAAAAACATTGATGCGTTTGGGAAGATTGCCATTACGAACCATTCTTTGAAGTTTTTGAATAGAAGATGTTGAGTTGTATTGGTCAAAAGTAAATTCTTCTGGATAAAATTTGGAAATAATATTGTTCCACAAAAAATCATCTACATATTCGTAATCAATAATACCATCTTCAAAAGATGCGGGATCAAAATGTCCCAAAACGTCAAACACACAATGTTGACGACCTTCTTCGTCAATTTCTGCGTGTGCAATGGCGTAACCAAATTTGTCGTTAACCTTTGAAGGGTCGGCATGGCCCTTGTAATTGTAAATCAATAAACCGCTTGTTTGTTGAACAATTTCTGGAGGTCCGTATTTTTCGGGACGTTCATTCCACGGGCGGAAAATTTGAGTAACTTTATCTGGGTTCAAATAAGCGTCAATGGTTGCCGCAAATTTAGATTCACGTTCAACTGCAAAAGTTTCAGGATTGGCTAATTTAAGCCTTTCCATCTGCTCGTCGAATGCTTGAATGGCTCCACGCAGAGGCTTAAACTTTGGCGGTGGATCATTTTTGTAAATGTAATCTGGTGCATCTCCGTCAAACAAATAAGGAAACACATCTATTTCGTGGGCAATTTCCCAATCAACGTAAATGTCCCAAGAAGCCAATTGAACCATCATAATTTCTGGATATACAGGTTTTCCTCTTAAATCAATTTCTAAAGAGTTTTTGTAATTTTCGTAGAATTGACCCATCATCTGCCAAGGGCTGGATGGTTCAATAATGAACCCGTATTTACCGAATTGGTCAAGGGCGGGGGTAGAAGCCTGATAAACCTCTTCAGCAGACCTGTTAGCGCCAGAGTTGACAACGTGTGCCATCTCGTCAAAAGCCATCATAAAAGCCGTAGGACCACGACCGGCCATCAAAGTTGATTCTTTTGGCAAAATTTCAAAAGTGGCTATATCAAGATCTGTTTTGATTCCCTGAGTTTTAAGTTTTTTCATTCTTAATTCATCGTTGGGAGCATAGATACTTACCTTTTCAGCAAGCAAATTTGAAACATAAGGCCCAAAACAAGTAGAGCCGGTAATAACATTTGCTAGGTCCCGCCACACCGTTGCTTTTGCCTGATCACGCTTACCGGCGAAAACTAGACCCACCAGTTTCTTGTCTCGGTCAACACCAAAATGTGCTTGTGGGTCAGCATTTTGCATGTAATTCCATAAAACATATGCCATTGCTAGAGCCGCAATATGTCCTTTACCGGCACGACGGCCCATGACCAACAATACTTCACGAAACCACGGATAGCCCTGTTCCCGCAGGTAATTCATCCGTTTTACAATTCCGGGGACAATACCGTTGTATCCCGTTTGCTTAAAGTTTGTTTCCCATTCGTTGATGACTTTGTAATCATATTCCGTCAAAAGGTCTGTACGAAGAAATATGATTTTTAATAGCGTTGCTTGACGTGGATATAAATTGGGTCGATTTAGATAATCCGGACTAATTACAAAAGTAATTGGGTCGGGAACTTTTACGCCCGTAATCTTAATATGGGCGTTTAATGCTTCGTTATCTAAAATACTCAATTAAATATCCTCCATGTTTTCAAGCATACCGGCAATGGACCAAGGGTTGGCAAAAGAGTTTGGTACTCTATGTCCACAATCTTCAAATCTAACGACTCCTTGAACACCCAAAAATTCGTTATCATCCGTAAAGATGATTTCATTACAGACACCCATTTTACCAGAAAAGATTTCACAAATAGGGCAAAATTGTTCAGGTAAATCTAAAACAATGTATTCACCTGGAACAAGTGCCACTTTGACCCCTTAATGATTGTGTGACTGCTTGGCCAATGCTTCCATCATTGCCTTGTCCGCCTTAATGATACCACCGGTACCAAGATCCAAAATGTCATTAGTGACCTCGTGAACCTGACGGTCTCGGTCAAACACAAATTTGTTTTCGGTACGACCTTTGATGACAATTTCAGGCATCTTAACTTCTGCCATGTTCGTTTCATACCAAAGAACATCTACAACAAAGCCAATTTCGTAGAAACGTTCTTTAATCTCACGCTGAAAAGAATCATATTCAATACTGCCTTGCGCTGTACGCGCTTTGAGCATATTCAAAATTTTTTCAATCTCGAGAATTTCAGTATCGTGGATGTCCATAGTTTTAGTGACATCGTCAGCACCGGCATATCCACCTTCTGGCGGGGTTTGACCTAAAATAGGGATATTCATTTAGTTTCCTTAACTTTCTATGATTTCTGCATCTTGGATTGGCTCAATTGCAACTATTTTTTGAGCCTGAGTAATTGCGTCTTGATTTAGTTTTTCTCGCAAAGCAAGCATGATTGGATGTTGCTCAATCTCTCGCCCGTATTCGGATAACATATCAATTGGAATATAGCGCATCGCTACATCCATGTGAACCATGAGAACATCGCGCCAAACTTGAACGTCAACGTTTTCATCCATATCTTTGTCTAGTTGTTGAAGCAGTCGGGCCGCCGCAATAACTTCTGTAACTGAGGGTTCAGCGGTGCCGTCACGCAACATCTCATAGCCACGTTGAACAATCATCCGGGCTACAAGAGTTTTGTCTACAACAACGTCTTCATCTTCTGATAGATTTTGACCAATTGCCTCTCGGTGTTGATCAAGCATTGCTTGTCGCAATTCGTCGGTAAGAGACAAATGCTTATTTTTTCTGTGCGAAGCAATAGATTCCGCACTGGGAAAATCAATGGGGTCTTCCCCAGCAATGGTAGTGAAAGGCCTCAAGTGTCCTAAAATTGTCGGAGCAGACAATCCCGAAGCAAGTCCTTCTTCGATCTGGTCACGGTAAGGACTTTGACAAGTGTGGCATTGAGGCACACTTCTTTTGGTTTCATAAATACGATTGCCTGGAAGTGCTGTTCGCACTAAAGAATTGATTGTAAAATCTTCATCATCGCTCATTTTGATTAAGTCCAAATATCATAAGTAAATGAGCCCGCCGAATCGTAATCAACTTTTGTTGATTTTCTAGCGCCTCCGGGAACACCATCAACACTATTTAAATGAGGCTTTGTTCTGTTGATAGTTCGGTGGAACATGCCCGAACGAGTAGATGAATCTGGTGAACCACTACTTGTGTAAACTTCTTTTGATTTGCGGTTTTGTTCTTTCCACGGAGTCAAAATATCGCTTTTTGCACTCTGGCTGGTTACGCCTTCCAAAGATTCTTTAATCAAGCGATTTGCTTCTTCTTCTAATTGGGGGTGGATACCTGAACGAACATAGTTCATAAGTTTACCTTTGCTTTTTCGGAATATCGAATAAGTTCTTTATTTTCGATCATGACGCATAATCGTTTCAATCCATCGGTTGCATACATAGCAACAGGATTAGTATCTGATACACCCATCATTCGTGCGACTTCTTTTTCTTTGATATTTTCATAAAGAAAAAGTTCAATGGCTTCTTGTTGACGTGGCGCCAATCTGTCTCTGCACGAATAAATATACTGAACATCAAAAAGGCAATAATCTAAACCGTCAGGTCCCAGGATAACTTCCGGTACTTCAGAAGCCTCATACAACGATTCCCAAGATTGAAGATTTCTCAATAATTCTCTGAGAATTCTTACTTCCACTTGTTACCAGCGTCACCTTCCCTGGCTCCGTAAATTGATCCCCCTGTAGTCGGAGGTTGTGTATATCACTGTGCTAATACTAAGGGTAGTTCTACCTTTTACGCAAGGCGAGAAATATCAATATGTCAACGTGTCTTTGAGCCTTTGTCCAAGAAGTTCTAAGATCCCAACAATGGCATCAGCCCTCTTGGAAAGAAGGGTTCTAAAAATGGCAAAATAACGTTCATCTTGAGAATAAAGACGGCCTTTTTGTGTGCGATCATCAACCGTCAAACGACCTTCAGGAATGCTAAAACCAAGAGCGAGCGCCTCTTCCCATTGAGCCTTTGCAAACATGGCTTCTCCCCACAAATCTGCAGAAGTTTGCTTCCATTCGAACAAACCTGTGGTAATCCTGAACAAGAAATTCTCTTTTTGCCGATCTGTTAAAACAGAATAATCTTCAATGTAAGATCCAGCATCGTTTCTTTTCCACACAGGCAGTCCATAACGATCTACAGTAATTTCACCTGTTTCTGGATTGTATTCTTTTTCTCGGATCAGTTCCCAGACATCGTTCATCACAATAAAAGGTTCTGGCAATAATTTCAAAATCTGGGTATCCACGATGTTCTTTATATCATTGATTTTTTCCCGATCTTGGCCTCCCCAAGCGGTCCTCATACGAGAAAATCCCGGGGTTTTAAGTTCTTTGGTCTCGTCCTCGTGGACGCGAACTTCAGTTAGCCGATCTGATTCTTTTGAAATTTCGGCAACAACTTGGTCCATCGTTTTTTCATCGCTCATTTTTAACCCTTAGATCGTGTAAGTAAGTCAACCCTAGCATAACCGCATCCGAAGTGTGTTGGTTCCAGATTTTGGGTAAATTATTTTTGTCCAAACCCAGAATTTCTTCAACAGCCTTTTTAACTTCTGATTTGCTAGACCTAGTTTTTAGCCCAATTACCTTTTTTGCATGTGTATTAGAAACAGAAACAATTGGAATTTTTAATCCAATATTGTCTATCGCTTGATTGATCAAAAAAGCCGCGAGCAAAGACGATTCTGTTCTATATCCTCTAACCGCAGGCATCTCATAAATAATGGCGTCCACATTGTGTACGTGATCTGGTTCCATAAACCATTTATGAAGTTCGTTACCCAACTCTATGGCTCTTGCGATAGTAGAATCAAAACCTTTAAGTGGCTCAATTCTTTTAAAAACTTCGGTATAAATCAATTTTGGTTGATCTTTATTTTCGATAATAGCGATGCCTGTATTGCCAAGGGTTTGATCGAAAGCGATTAACTTTCCTTTAGCAAAATCATACACGGTCAATGCTCCGAGTAATCTGTCGAATCTCGCAAGAAGAAGCGGCGCAATTTCGCGCTTCTTTGCTTTGAATTGCACAACAAGGCTCTGGGGGAACGCCCATCTTAACGTGGTCTCGCACTAAACGATATTTTTGTTCCGTAGCCAAAGCCACCTCTGGGTCATATTCAATATGAAATTCTTTAGTTGACCACGGATAAGATGTGGTCATAAACAAAACAATAAAATTGGGTAGTTTGCTCATGCGCATGTATTCTTGAACCTGAGCATTATAAACTGGATACTTCTTTTTAAATGCCTCTATGTCGTTATCTGAAATCATTTCTAGAGACCTTGGGTTGGAAGATTTAAATTCAAATCCAGCATTCATCAGGGCTGGATTGACAATGCCATCCATGTGTCCACGACTCATCAATTCATTATCTGCGACACCATGCTCGTAGCATTGACCCTTTTTCTTGCCAATATCCTTAGAGCAAGCAGGACACAGACCTTCTTGTGGTGCCACCAATGCCCCACAGTCAAGCAACAATCGTTCCATAAAGGCGTGCATCATAGTTCCGATGGTGACAGACATACGACCTTCTGCCGAAAAGGGTTCTGGATCCCAATTCTCTCGTTCGGTGATGTAGTAATACAATTGCCTTGCGCCCATGAGTGGGTGAGTTGATGGGTGAAACCAGCCATCAACATGGCTTGCATCAAACTTCTTTTGTTTACGGGCCGGAATTTTCATTTCGAAAGATTCATACTCGCCCTTTTTTAACTGGGCAAGCAATAAGGGCGTAAGCACCAAATTGTTGGATGTTTGGGAAATTAATTTGCGAAATGCTGGGCTTGGCTTTGTCATTTTTCTACTCCATTAGCGCGGGCGATTAAAGCGGCGGCATCATGGGCATCCATGACAACGAGGTCTAAACCGATATCTAGTCTTTCTGAATCGTACCATCTTAACGCGAGCATCGGACGTTCACCATGTGCTTGTTCTACGGCTTTTTCCCACATCTCCCGGGTCACACCAACGGACTTACCTAGCGTGCTCTTGCCGTCCCACGCAAAGGCAAATTCAACTTCCATGCGAGATGTACGGCCGTCCATTTGGTTGTGCCATTGATTGCCTGATCCACGAGTCTGACGACCACCAAGGAGACCTACAAGATCTTCTTCGTGCTTGTCTGACATACGCCTTTTCAATTTACTATCGCTCATTGAGCAACAACTTCCGCAACACCTTCTTGACAAAAAAACAAGGGTGATGATTTTTCTGTTGCTGGCCATAGCAAAACTTTCTGGCCTGGAACCAAACGTTCTCCGTGGCAAGCGCAATAAGCCTTGTGCGAAAGAGATGATGGGCTGTAGTTCATCCAGCGAGGAGGGTTGTTTTCATTGATGGCCAAAGGCTCATCTTCAAATTCAATTTTGCTCTCTTTGTTGCTCAATTTACCAAAAGAATTAAACAAAAGGATAAAGGCAACAAAAGCCAAACTGGTGACAACACCAAGCGCAAAACCGATCAGCGTATTATTCATCATCTTCCTCTTCAAAAGAATTTTCAACATCGGGGATAACAGTATTACTCATGGTTTCAACCGCGGCTTTGCGAATTTCTTCCATGACATCAGGGTTGGCTCGCAAATAATCTTTAACTTTTGAAGCACCCTGAAATTTTTCTCCATTGGGCAAAGTAAGCCAAGTAGAGCCTTGAATAACGCCAGACAATTTACCAATAGTTACGGCCTCGTCTGCACGGTCAATTCCAATAGGGCCATATTCTTCAGTGTTTTGGTTGATGATCCAAAACTCTGCTTTCTTACCCGGGGCTCCTACCTTTAACCGAGACACACGACCGGCTACAAGACGGCCAACAGCGATCTTGTCCCCATTGTCGTTAATGTAAAGAGGTGTTTCTCCAGTGCCTCGCATTTCAACTTTGGCCGACGTTGCGTATTTAAGCGCCTTCGGACCGGCAGAAATATCTCCGCCCATACCTGAAAGGTTTGCTCGGTATTGGTTGATAAATACAACTGCGACATTTTCTTGACGAATCACAGGAGCAATCTTTTTTACCATTCGGGTAATAACCTGAGCATTGTTGCCCATAACTGCATCTTCTGCATTTTTGTCAAACGCTTTCTTGGATTCCATGCCTCCGATTGAATCAACAATGATCATGCTGAATAATCCTGAACGACACATGCTACTGATCTGGTCTGACACATCTTCAGAATTGTCTGGATAAACGTGGAAAAAACGTTCGTCGGAAGTGTCAAGGCCATTTGCCTCAGCCCAATCCCAATCAAAAGTCTGCTCCATGTCAATGTATCCGACAACCAGATTGGGACAGATTTTTTGAGCAGAAGCCATAGATGAAATTGCTAGGGTGGTTTTACCCACGCCCTCAACTCCAACAATTTCGCTAGAACGACCGCGCACCCATCCGCCTACGCGAAGGGCATAATCCAAAGACAAAGAACCTGTAGGAATTACATCGTAAGGTTTGACATGCTCTCGGCGCGTCACTCGTTGTTCACCGTAAGTCTTAATCATGTCCTCTCGAAACGAGGCCAGAGAATTCGGCTTCTTGTAAGGCGCTTTTTTGGGTTTAACTGGCGGCATATTGTTCCTCTATTTTTAACGGCATCAATGATTGCATCGTTGCGCCTTTTTCGGTTTTCTTGATTTCAACCACAAAGAGTTCACCCTTTGTGAGGTATTGCTGGTATTGACGAAAATTTCCGGGGAAAATTGCAAAATCTACACTATCGGATTCTGTGTCTAATGTACAGAAAGCCATAGGATCGCCCTTGCTGGTCTTTGTGAAGGACACACGGGATAGTATGCCTCCCACCACGAAACTGCCTGTAAACGCCATCTGTGCCTTCTCAGCGGCATCTCTGAGGACCGCCCTGTGTTCTGGATCAAAAACCTCAAATGGGGTACTCGTGAGATAGATGCCCAACAATTCTTCCTCAATGTGGCGAATCTCAACCTTTGAATAGTTGGACAGATCCTCAGCCAAAATCAAATCTGGCGCGGTGTAATTACGGCAAGCCAAAGAACAACGCTTAGGTGGGGCTTTGGGCTTTAAAACCTTGCCATTTCTTGGGTTAACTGGTACTGGCTCCGATGCCCAATCAAAAGAGCAAGGAAGGTTGTGTTCGTTAAGAACATCTGATTTTGAAATACAACGCTTATCCAACCCAGCCTTTTTATCCTCAAGCATCTTTACCAGAGCGCGACGATTGGGTACGAGTGCGTCAAAAGCACCGATCTTGGCAAGCAGAAAACCAACCGCGGAATTTGCGCCACTACGTTCCTCAAAATCTTCCCAAGAAAAATAGGGCTGGTTTTTTACAATATTTTCAACAGCGGCCGGTCCAATGCCTTTAACTGAATCAATTCCATACAAAACAGAATTGCCAATGGCTCGAAAACCAGACTTGGACTGGTTAATGTCTGGTGGCAATACGTCAATGCCCAACTTCTGTGCCTCTTTGACAAATTCTGGAATACGGGTTTTATCAACCGTGCTGAACACACCGGAAAGAAATTCAATTGGGTAATTGTACTTTAGCCATGCGCACCAATATGCCAAAATCGCATATCCGTAAGCGTGGGCGCGATTAAACGAATATTTTGCAAACTCAGCCATCTGGCTCCAAAGAGCCTCGGCTTGAACTTTATTCATTCCATTTTCTACAGCGCGGGAAACAAACTCTTTACCCGCGGCTTCTACTTCATCAACCTTCTTCTTACCGAGAATCTTGCGTACGCCGTCTGCCTCGTTAGAGTCATAGTTGGCAAGGATCATGCAAGTTTGCATAATGTCTTCTTGATAAATCAAAGCACCGTAAGTCTTTGACAAAACCTGAGCCAAACGTGGGTCTGGGAACTCAACCGGGATATCTCCGTCCCTACGTTTTAAATACAAATCCGTCAATCCAGAATTCATCGGGCCCGGACGGACAAGCGTGATCAAGTCTGCAAGTTCTGCAAGATTGCACGGACGCATTTTTTTTGAATATTGGGTTCCTAGAGTGGTTTCAATCTGGAATAAACCCTTGGTTTGTCCCGCCGAAATCATTTCCCAAACATCGGAATTTTCATACTCTTTTGCGCCCCACTTATCAAAATTGATAATTTCACCGTGGTTCTCTTTAATCAGGTCAATGGTTTCCTGCAACGTGTCTAGGCTTCGCAAAGTCAAAAGGTCAAACTTAATCAAACCCTGCTCTTCCAAAGCCTCCATGTCCCATTCAGCAACCATCTGGCCGTTTTCATCATCGCCATTACGTAAAGGCAATGTTCCAGTCAAAGGCTCTTCGGTTGAAATAACGACACCTGCGGCGTGTTTGCCATAGGTCTTTAAACGGCCTACAAGAGCGTCAGACATATCAAAAAGTTCTGGATACTTCTGGCGGTACACAGACAACTCGGTCTCGTGTACGCTCCACAACTCGTCCCAAGGCAATCCCAAACCAGCAGTGCCACGCTCTGCTTCTTCCACAAATTTAGAAAAAGCCTCAATGTCTGGAAAGTAATTGGAAGGCAAAGTGCTCTTTAACGCTCTGGCAACGTCTTTTACAACGCCCTTGCTCTTGAGCCTTAGATGGGTTCCAACGGTAACAACGTGGTCTTCTCCGTACCGACTGCTGACATAAGAAAGCAATTCGGCTTTTTTAGATGCAGGAAAGTCTACGTCAAAGTCTGGAAGGCTTGTTCGCCCTTCTGTCAAAAATCGCTCAAACAACAAGTCTGATTCGACTGGATCAATGCCTGTGATTCCCATCAAATAAGCAACCAACGAGCCACCGCCTGAACCACGGCCCGGCCCAACAAGAATGCCCTGCTCTTTTGCCCAACGACAATAATCTGCGACCATCAAAAAATAACCACAAAAGTTCTTATCAATAAGTAACTTGGCTTCACGTTCAAAACGTTGAATGTAGATTTCTTGAGACTCTCGTTTGCCTTCGGTCTTCTTTTCCCAAGATTCTAAACACATATCTACTAAACGCTCAGCATCACGATCTGTTCCTCCGACCTTGGAGTAAGTAGGCGTGGTCTTCTTAGTTACCATCTTTGCTTCACACATATCAGCGATTCGCTGGGTGTTAGCAATAGCCTCGTCAACAGCATCTTGATCTAAATACGAAAGATTATTTCGCACTTCTTCTTCGGTTTGCAAATATGCGTGCAAATCTTCGCCAAATAATTCTCGCTCGTCGTTTACATCCTTGTTTGTCTGACAAGCAATCCAAACATCGTGAGACTGCTTGTGTTCATGTGTTGGGTAATGGGAATCAACTACGGCCACTAAAGGAACCTTGAACTCCCTGCTTAAACCCACAAGTGCTTTATTGACTACAAACTGCTTTTCTAATTGGTTGGAATGAATTTCCAAATAAAGGCGATCATCAAAAATATTCAACAATCGGGCGAGATTTGCTCGCGTAGTATCTTCATCACCCGCCAGAATGGGAACACTCAAAGGTCCTCGCAAACAAGCAGTGGAAACAATGACGCCTTCTGAATGGCGTTCTAAAGTGTCCCAATCAATCCGAGGGCGGTAATAAAAACCTTCGCGGTAACCTTCTGTTGACATAGCCCAAATATTTTGCAAACCAATTTGGTTCTGGGCCAATAAAATAAGATGCTGATATCCGTGTTGCAATTCCTTTTGTTGTTCCTTTTGCTTTTCTACTGCAATCTCGTGCTCACGCTTAGTGGCAAACTCTTTAACGGCAGGTCGCGGTAAAGGGCGAACAATACGGTCATTTACAAAATATGCCTCAATGCCAAAAATGGGCTTGAGGCCAAAACTGTCTGCAACTTTTTGCAATTGGGGGTGACCGGCGCATGTGCCGTGGTCTGTTATGGCAAAAGCATTCTGGCCGTTCTTTTTGACCTGCTCTGCGATCTCAGCAATTTTAGAAAGTCCATCAAGTGGACTGTATTCACTGTGAGTGTGAAGGTGTACGAAACTCATATTCTCATCCATCATTAGTGGGGGCTAACCCTATCCCCGCAAGCATAACACACAAGCAGGGATAGGGGAAGCCTATCCACTAATCAATTTCGGGGCGGTAGCCCTTCATGCGCTCGCGGATGCTGGCCAACTTGTCTGTGTCCACATCGTTGGTGGCTTCTACTTCTTCCGTTACGGAAACGACCACATCAACTGCAGGAGCAGGCTTGCTGGTAACAATGCCTCCGGGAACAAAATAGCGATCATAGTATTCATCGCTGGCGCGGTATCCGACAATCTCCGGCAAGGAAATCTTCTGTTCGGTCAAAGCGGTTTCGTAACGCTTCCAACCTTCAGATCCTGGCTTCAGTTTGCTTTCATCCTGGCGAATGAAAGTGTAAGAGGTGTCAATACTGCTACCGTCACGACGAACAATGAAATCGCGATCAAGAATAGATCCGGTTTCTTGGTAGATGGCATCAAGGTTCTTGAAAAAAGTACCCAAAGCCTGATTGATGACAACAATGCGTGGTTCAATGCGAATCTCGCCAGAAGGCTTGCCATCTGGACCATAGACTTCTACTTCGCGCATTGCATCAGTAAACCCAATTGGCTTACCCTTCATCTTTTCGCCACCGAGTTCTTCGGTGCCATCACCAAGTACACGCTCGCGAACAACAGCCAACGCCCAAATGCGGGACTTCGGCTTGGGAGTGTTGCCCCAATTGTCCTTGAGGTTATCTACGTTCTGGCAGATGTAGCACTCGTCGTAAATGCCATTGAATGCGCCATCAAGACGACACACAGAAGACATTGAAGACGGCCACTTGCCGGTGTAACCAGCAGGTGGGTTGGTGGTGGGAACAGACATGTGCATGTTCACGTTGATCAGTTCATCACCTTCGGTGATAAAACGCATACCTGTTGACTCGCCATCCTTCAGACTGAAGAACTCGAGTCGTGGTGAGAAAGACTTGGTTTTGGCGGACGAAGTCTGCGTAATACCTCGGTTGAAATTTGGTGCGGTTTCTAACTCAGTTGCGGTCATGATATTCCTTCATTTTTAGACAGATTGAATCACTATTGGTTGTTGATTTGGATCAACTGACTGGCTGCCGTTGATGCCATCTTCTCGTCAATCGTACCAGTAAAAAGGCTCTCTGACAAGAAGACTACCCAAACATTATTAACTTTTTTTATGGTCCAGTATGGGGCTTCAGCGTCTCCACGCCACCCTACACCAAAATGGAGGATAGCACCTTCTTTGACCAAATTGGCGTGGACGGCCCTTTGCCACAAGGCTAAGGGCTTTTCTATGATGGCAATGGATTTCCACAGATAATAAGCATAATCCCACCCTTCTTCAAAACCCTCAAATTCATCTTCAGGCTCATCGGGAGTTTCTTCTGTTTCGGAAACCTCTTCCGGCCCCTCAACGGGCTCTTCATCTTCAACGTCAAAACCTTGTTCGTTCAAGACATCTTTAGCGGAAACGTCTTGTCCGTCTTTTTGCCTTTTATTGGCTTCTTTTTGGGCGGCTTGTTTGATTTCTTCTTGGATGTATGGATCATTCATGTACCTTTGACCCAAAGGTGTGGCATCGTATTCACGACGAATTTCGGGATTGATCAATTGCTTAAAAGCGTTTGTGATCATGGGTGAAGAATGTCCATTGATTTCAGTAAAAAATTCACGCAATTCTTTTTTTGTTGCGCGATAATTTTTAACACCCAACAAACCGTAATAACTATTTACGTCCCAAATGATTGTCGGGTGCAACATCAATTCAGTTACGGTAGAACAAGTTTCCGGCCCGTTGCCTACCAACAAAGGATTGATGGTATGGCCAAGTACGATAGTGCTTTCTCTCGCACTACCGTAAGTTCCTTGATCTATATTTTTCTTGGAGCGACCATGTAACCAAGGTTCATAGGCGTCAATAAAATCTTCAAGATCAAGGGCGGGACGGAAACCCATTAATCTTGCTCCTCAAACTTGTTTTCTTCAGAAAGTTCTGCCTCATCTTTAGCAGTCCAATCTTTATCTGTCTTGGGCTCTTCTTCTTTAAGAATTTGGCCAGTTCCATGTTTACGCAACGCCACGGTCAATCACCTCCGAACATTTTCCATTATGAACAATTTTCTCGCAAATGTGGCACAAAAGTTCTTTCGGCGGTTGCCAAACAGAATAAGGCAAAGCCAATTCAATCAAACCTTTGACCCAATTTGTATCTAAGTCGGCGGGATCTGCGTTGTATGGATTATCTACGACAAGAACGTTTGTAAATGGAGCAAGTTTTTCTGCCATACCTTCTTTGCGGTAACGACCTTTTCCTGAACCTTGTACGGCAGTCCATCCGGCTACATCGTTATCCATCCAGAGCACAACATTGGAAAATTTCTTCAATAGCCTAATCTGCTCATTGCTTACAGATGCACCGAAAGTAGAAACAATGTTGGGGATCTCTGGATAATGGCGGATAACGCTCATGGGGGATTCAACTACCACCACGGTATCAAAAGTATCGTCATAATTGAACAAAGTTTGTTCTTTGGGAAAATCTGGGCTATTGAGATACTTAGGCGTTCCGTCATCTAAAAGACGACGTGTTTGCCACCCAACAAGTTCTTTGTTCCAAATGTGGGGAATGATGATCCGCTCACTTGTTTTGTTGGCGCCCACACGGTAATCGTGCGCGTAACCAATCAAAAAATGTTTGTAAGTTTCTTCATCAATGCCACGACCCCCATCTTCAACTGGGTCTGTCATGTATGGGTGGATAAACATCCACGGTTCAAGAACCTTTTTTGAATAACGAGGAATAGGTGCTTTTTCTTTTTTGTCTTCCGCGTACAGAGCATCAAACAATTTAAGCAAATCCGGCAACTCCATGACTTGCCCGTTAAGGCCCGTAGTCTTGTTAAACCATTCCCGCGCTTCAACAATTGTTTCGTGACGCAACGACGCAACAAACCAAAGCAGACTTCCACTAGCCTGACAACCAAGACACTTGTATGCCAACTTGTGGTAGTTGATTGATCCGGTCGGGTTCTTATCCTGATCTTTGTGTATGCCAAAAGGACAAGGAACGTGCATCTCGCCCTTATTGGTAATACGAACAACAGGAATACTGAACTCTTCCAACAAAGTCTCGCAAAGAGTTTGCTTCTCGCTATCCGGTAAATTAACCGGAGCGAACACCTTCATTAGTTGTCCTTCGGCTCTTGTTCGGGCAGATACCCCTCATATTCGCTGATCGTACCGTATGGGTCAAACATCTCATTTTCATGGCAATCTAAGCACAACCCAAGGTCGTTCGTTCTGGATACTTTTCCGCACCCATCGCAATAGGGACGGCTCATGCTACAACCTCCGGTAATTCGATCAAACATACATCAGTGGTACAGAAAGCCTCTCCTATCGCTTCCTCAATCTTGTCGCCCTCATACAGGGCTGACATGTCTACGCGCTTTAGAGAGCCTTCTGAGGCCTCGTAAGAGGCACTATCTAGTTGTCCGTAAGGCAACTGAACGTAAGCCCCCTCCATCATCGGAAGGAATGAGATCGTCTTGAGTTGGCCGTCATGCATGTGCAGGAGCGTGCCGACGTGCTCACCTTCGGTTTCAGGGTCAAAGGAGACCGTTACCGAGACCGAGTTGTCTGACCAATAACGCTGAGCCAAGACTGCAAGGTTGGCCTTTTCAAAAATCGTTACATCCTTCTCGCTCCTCTTAGCCTTGGAGTGGATCGGAAAATAAGCGACCATTGTGTTTATGGGATCAGTTACGTCTGGCTCCAAATTGTACTTGGCCTTCTTCAAAGCCGCGACCAAAGGATCGTTGACACTCAAACGCATGGCTCGCAGGAAGTACTCTCCACCCGGAGACCAGTGGACTCCAGGGGATTCTCCAGCAAGGATGCTGACGGTTCCCGAAGGCTTGACTGTCGTGACCTTGACGGACTCGCGAACGCACAGCCATTCGGAATAGGTCTTGTCGTAGTACCGAACTGTTTCATAGCCGGTATTCAGCCAGTTACGAAGTTCAGTCATTCCTCGGGCATCAGCAAAATTTGCAATACCTGAAGCGCTGGTTCCAATTCGACGGTTGCGTTGCATGATTGCATTGGTCTTGTCCCAATGAGTCGGGAGCAAGGTAACGGTCTTGGCGTACATGAATGCGACCTTGAGGGTCTTCTTGTAATCGTCAAGATTCTCGTGACGGTTCAAGAACGTCTCCACAAGCGTACACATCTCGTAAGACTCTAAAGATTGTTCGGCGCAAGGATTGTAGCCAGCCACTCGAGCGTCTGCGTTCGTAGGAGGATCAATCAAACGACCATATTTACGAGATACGTCCATCCAGATAACACCGGGTTCACCGTTACGCTTGATTCCGTCAATGATTGGTGCAAGGTCTTGACCTACTCCAACTTCTACCGAGTTATTGGACATCCAACCCCAACTGCGTCGGTAATAAGACGGACCTTCTGAAACGTATTCGTAAGTATTCGGATCTTGCTGACCGAAGTTTTTCAAATCCAAGAAATCTGGATCATCAATGGAGCCGATCAACAATTCGGCACTACGGCGAACGTTGCCAGAAACAACACACACACCAATCAAGTTTCCAATATCGGCAATATCGTTTCGCGTAAGCAATTGGCCTTCTCGTCCATCAAAAATATTGCAAATTTCATCGTGCAAACGCTTAAGAGGATCTGAGCCAGCGGCTGTTCCACCGAATGTTTTGATCGGTTCTCCGGCGGGGCGAATTAAGGTGTAGCCAAACCCAACTGGGTGCTTGCCGTGAACCAAATAAGAGTTGATTAGCAAACGGACGCTTTCTACCCAACCTTCGCGAGTGTCGGGGATTTCATAAATCTCTTTATCGCCTTCGGGCTTAAGAATTTCAAATTCGCGATCAGCACCCTTGGCATCAAAACCAACACCAACACCAAGCATTGAGGCTTCCATCAAAAAGCAAAGAGGTTGCGCTGGGTCTAGACGAGTCATATCGCCTGTAGAAACAAAAGCGCAATTCTGGAGAGCCGCGGAATTCTTCTGTTCGTTAACCAACTCAGTACCCATGACCCAAAGACCACGACCGGGAGGAGTCCACTTAAACGAGAACAAACGCTCATAAGCATCTTGCGCAGTCTTCTGCGCCTTGTTGTCATTCCACGGAAGACGGTTCGTCTTAGCGTGATCTTTTTGAATGGAAAACATTCCCTCAATTACACGACGACAAGTTTCATGCCAACGTTCCTTAGTTCCATCCGGTTTAATACGACTATACGTTCTGATAAACGTAATTTCTCCAAGACTGTTTCCACCGGCGTCGGTGAAACCCCAATCCACTGGTCGTTCCGTATATGAATCAATAAAATTATCCGGAAGTGTAAAACTAAGAATCCCCGATGTCACAGTAGTATTGCCTCTCTCATAGCGTTGATAATTCCTTGTGGCGTTCGCCAATCCATTTCCCATGCTCGCAAATCTTCTCGCCTTGAAGCAAGAATTTGCAATGTTGCCTGAAAAACTTCTCTCTGTATATTACTCTGATAAAGCGAAAAAACCCAATCGGCGGCACGTTCAACTTCTGCGCCTTCCGCAAGCATATACATCTCAAACTTTCCTGTTTTTTCTGCGGCTTTAACACCTTCACGGTTGATCTGATGTGCTAAAACGCAAGGCATTTGATCTCGTCCTGTTGAGATGATTTGTTTTAACTCGCGCATAATGTCACCAATTACAACATGACGACTGCGGTTAGCATTCGGGTTTGGGTGTTCAACAAAAGTAAGTTGATCAATGATGAGACTTTGTGCTCCGAGAGTTTGTGCTTCACGGTACATAGATTCCGGCGTACGACGGCCGGGTTCTGGACTAATGATTCGCAAATTCTCTTTCAATTTTGGCAATTCATCATTTTGATACCAACGTACTCGCTCTTTATCTTCAGCAGAAAGATTTCCTCGTTGCCAATCTCGGCTATTGAGGCCAAGAGCAAAACAAACCAAACGGTCCACTGTCATTTCAATAGAGTTTTCCAAAGTAAACAAAGCCACAACCCGACCACGCATTGCCTCTTGCAAAGCAACGTAGTTCAAAAAGTAAGACTTGCCTGTTTTGGGCGGAGCCGCGACGACTGCGAGTTCTCCATCGTGAATTCCAAAAGTGTGAATGTCCACCAAAGGAATTCCAAAAGTTAAACCTCTGCTTGTGTTGCCTGCAATCTCTCGGCCTTCATAAAGGTTAAAACTCTCAGAAAAAATGTCTGCAAAATCCACACTGCGGTGACGAGGTTGCATATTCAAAGACAAATTCATCAAGCCGTCAATTTGCTCGTTGAGAACACGGATGCGATCAGGTGCCGAAGCAGAAGACATTGCCATAGCGGCGCTTTTTTGCCACTGCTGATACGTGTAATGAACATACTGGCTCTTTAAATGGTCAATAGCCCATTCAATGTTGTCAACCTGTTCATTTTCTGCCGGTACTTCAATCTCTGCATCTTCAAGATGTTGTTGCCAAACAGACATCAATGCGTTGCGAGAAGGTGCTTGTGTCCTACCTGATTCAAAGAAACGATCTAAAGACCAGGAAACTACGGGACGCAAGGCTTCAGTTGGGATGCACTCTAGATCCAAACCTTCTTTAACCAAAGACTCAAGGGAGTCAGTGTCAAAAAGGGATGCAACAAGGGCGACTTCAGCCGTATTGCTCATGCCCACCTCAATGGTTCGACGATTTCGGGATTTTTGTTTTTCATTTCTTCGCTCATGGTTGCACGGAAATCTTTTCCAGTCATGCAGATAAAATCAGAAGATCCTGTAAGCCTTGAAATGATGTGCTTCTTGTACTTCTGTTCTAACTGTTCTGGCCTTAAATTCGTGGTCATCAATGTTGGAAGACCTGAGTTAATACGATTCTGGATAACAATGTCAAGTCCATCAATGACTGAAGACTTTGAACGGTTCTCGGATTCAATACCAATGTCGTCAATAATGAGGACTTGGCAACTTGCGGCTTTCTTATAAAACCAGTCTCGGTCTTCGGCATCGCTCCAACCTTCCGCAAATGCGTCAAGCATCCGCGTAAAGGGAAAGAAGTATCCATCAAAGCCATTGACCATCAAACCTTTAAGAATCAAAGTTGCCAACAAAGTTTTGCCAACTCCATTGTTTCCGTAAAGAATGAGTCCACGACCGTTAGAAACATTCGCGTGGCAATTTTCAAGATACTCTAAAGCCGCCTGAGCCGCTTCAACATCAACCGCCTTCAGATCAGACCAAGACTTCTTTTGGTAATCAACGCCGATACCGGCATTGGTAAACCAAAGAGACAAAATCATTTGCTCTAGGCAGTTGCAGTTGTACTCCACAACTTCGCCTTCAACAAGAGTCTTGAACCAGCCCTTGCCACCACAGGTGAGGCAAGTCTGTGAACGAGAACACCAAAGGGATTGGTTTTTTCGTCGAAGTCGTTCAAGTTCTGGATCGGTAATGATTCGTACTGTGGGCGGGTTGGGTGGCAACGTAAGTCGCTCTGACACCGATTCTCCGTTCGTAGTTGTTTGGCGGAACACTACAACACACTAACACATTTATTCTTCAGCGCGTCCAAAAAACTCTTTTTCACAAAATTTCCAGAAAGGTTCTGCCACAGGAGTAACATTTTCAAGCGTTTCTCGGTCTTCTTGAAAAAGAAACTGGTTTGTAATTTCTAATAGTTCTACGTTGGTTTTGTGAATTATGTGAGTCGTGCCACTTTTATTGACAACAAGCCAATTGTATGCATCCATGCCGGAAAGGTATCCCTCAAAGGCAGATCCTGATGTAAATTTAAATTTTATAAGTTGGCCTTCAATTGCGGCCCTAGCCATTTGCTTTTCTGAAACATACGAACCAGTTTTCTTAATAGCCACAATCAAGCCTTTCAAAAAAAGACCCCGCATTATTCCGAGCCAGCGAGAATAATGCGGGGTAACGTTTATTCATTTACTCAATGACTGCGCCCAATCGTAGTGGCGTTTTTATATTTTGTAAAATCGGTTAGTACCAATGGTGTGATTGCCAATGGGCAAAGGCTCCGCAAGGAGATCCATAACGACTTTTAATGTAACCCAAACCCCATTTGATTTGGGTAGCAGCATTAGTTCGCCAATCACTTCCTGCAGATGCCATCTTACTGCCCGGCAAAGATTGAGGAATACCGAAGGATCCCCCATTAGGACTTCCTGAGCGGATACTCCAACCGGACTCGTGATACCAGAGTTTCTTCAAGCAGACCCATTGTCTGCCAGTCCAACCACGCTTGGAGGCCTGAGCCTTGCCGATGCGCTGATTCTTGCCACAAGCCTGAGTCCAGTCTTCCCAAGACTTACACTTGGAACGTGCCTTAGAATGGCTCTGTTGGCTTTTAACAGCCTTTTTAGAGACAGCCTTGTGCTTCTTAACCGGATTAGCCTTATTGGCCTTTTTCTTAACAACGACCGTTTTGGCCTTTACCTTTTTCTTTGGATGCTTTTTTACCAGCACTTTATGAGCCCCCGCCGTAGCCTTGGGTGCTTGTGATACCTCTGGAGCAGGGGCTTTAGAACACCCTTGCAAGGCAATCACGGGAATTAAAAAAACCGTCGCTAAGAATCTAGCAACGGCTCGTTTGTTCGGCCTTGTATGGCTTACCAACTGTATATCCTTCCGTAGCAACCGTGGCGGCGATTGCGGCGATGAGACACGTTGCTGGCTTGCAACACTCTCTTTACAAGAATCTACTATACACCATTGCCCCACAATTTTCTTTCCAAAACTTTTTCTAGGGTTGTTTTCATGCCCCATTCGGACAAAAAAGACACATAACTGTCAAATAATATGGAATCTGGGGCCGTGGGGCTGAAATTTGGGATTTTGGGTAAATTTGGAATAAAATCGGCATTTCTTAGGTCAACAAGGGCTAAATTGGCCAATACTTGGTTTTTATGCTCAATAAAACGTTCATCTTCAATCTTGTTCAAATCTCCTGCAGATTCTTTCAACATTTTAACTGCTTTTTTTGTGCCAATACCTTTAATGCCGATCACGTTATCTGAAACATCTCCGGTAATTGACATTACCGCGGGAACCCATTCCACCGGACAATTAAAAAATTCTTCTACGGTGTCTTGATCCCAGATTTCTGTTTTGGTGCTGGATGAAGACAGTCGTACTTGTTTTGTGCCATCTGTCAATAATTGCAAATAATCTTTGTCATTTGAGACAATAATTATTTCAGCAGAATCTTTGTATGCTTTCCAATACCCAGCAATTACCTCATCGGCTTCTAAACCATCTATGGCAATTTGAGCAATATTGGCATACTCACAAAAAGTGTGGGCTAGTGAAAACGATGCTTGTTTTTTTGTATTAAAAGAATCAAAACTGTGTTCTGGAACTTCATTGCGATTGGCCTTGTAAGAAGCGTTTAATTGCGTTTTGTTCCTCTGACCTGCTCCATCCCAAATAATTGCCATATGGGTTGGTTTAAGTTCTCTTGCGTATTTGGTAACCGTGTTGATAAACACCGTTAAGGCTGATGTAGAAATGCCGTCAATTGACATTTTTGAATTCTCTGTGGCCATCAATCCACGAATCAATACATTTGATCCATCAAATAGCAATAATTTCATTTTGCTTATGCATTTTGTGTTTGTGGTTGAAAATCATCGTATTTGGGTGGTGCGTCTTTGAACAAGATTTTTGCTTTGAATTGCGAAAACGCAAACAAAACCTTTTTTTCAAAATCTTCTAGAGACCCATCATTGTCAATGACAAAATCAAACATATCTTCTGGCAATCCCGCATCTGAAGCATGGGTATTGATAGGTCCGACATTTGGTCTGCGAATTTTGATATTTAGGCCCTTGAGCGTTGACACAGCCTCTACCTCATTGGGAAAACGAACATCCGTAATCACAATGTCTTGGTCTGGGGTGACATTGCGAAGGGCGAGATGTACCCAGATGTTTTCATCAATGAGTTCTCTCCCCACTTCTGTACCAATTACTTGAAGAAGTCGTCTGACTTCAGAATAATTGACTTTTGCATTTTCCCAACCGATATCATCAACCACTTGGCGAACTGTAATTAATTCACCGTTGATAAAACCAACTACGGGGTTTAATCGGTAAATGGATTCCCTCAATACATCAGCAAATGCGATTCTTTGAAAACCAAATGAATCAATCAAAAATTTGGCCATAGTATCTTTGCCTGATTGAGCAAAACCGTGGAGACCCAAGATCATTCTTCTGTATCCTCTGGCTTATTCATAGCGGATTCAATTTCTTCTTCGGACACGTTAGCAATTTCTAGGCCAATTGCAAATCCATCGGTCATGGAAGCAATTGTGGCAAAAGACATTGCGGAAAGAAATTCCGACATATCTAAATTGTCCAAATCCATTTCTTGAATGGTCTGTTCAATAACTGCCAAATTGCGTTGAAAAGCAAAAGTAAAAAACGTTTCAATATCTACAGGAAAAGTATCCTTAGCGTTGGCGCCACGTTCATCAATCTTATCTGCCGTTAAGCAAAGTTTGACGAAATCTTTTGTTGAAAATTCAGGTTCTTCAAAAATTTCATCAATTGCGTTTGCAATATCTTTTTCGGTATTCATAATAACATCCCTGCTAGTTGGGCGTGTGTTTTAACCATCAAAACAATTTTGCCTAGCCTATCACCATCAATATGACCGGCTTGAGCCAAGGCATGGCCCAACCTTTCAATATCGCCAATGGTAAATACTCGGTTCTTGTTTATCTGGCGAATAGCAAAAGGGCTTCCATCTAACTTAAGTCCACCCTTTAGGTTTTCTTTCCAGAGCCACCAACGTAAAGTTGTTACAGGGACTCCAAAAAACGCTTCTGCCACCGTTCCGGTAGCAAAAACAAAATTGTTCTCTGCTACAGAGACAATCTCTGGAGTGATCCAGTAAGGCCGATTGTCTGGGGTCATGATTGATTGATTCACAACAACAATGTGATCAGCCATTTTGACTCCTAAATAGTTGCGCCCCCTTGGATTCGGGGATTATCCAAGGGGAGCGCAGTCTATAGTCTACTTCTTGGCCTTCCGAACCGTCAATGAAGTAGATGCATTACCTCGCTTGGTAATGGATTTGATAATAGCAAGGCGTTCAGGCTTACTTGCAAGAGCCCTCAATGCCTTGTTTTCATCAAAAACTCGCTTCTCTTTGGTCATTGCAAGATAATCATCGCGCTCAATTTCTCCACTTTCCGCCATTTGTTCCAACAGGTCTGTATCCACAGAAACAGTGCCTTCTCGGTACTCACTGCTCCATTCTTGGACCGTACCTGCAATTGGAACTCTGTATGGTTGTTGTGGAGCACAAAGGATGTAATGGCCGTTGTTATCCAAATTGTTTGGATCGGCAATTCCTTTATTCTCTCCATCAATGTCAATGTGGTGGCGAATAGTTTCTGAGATCGCGGCATCACGATTTTTTAGAAGGTCTACAACTTGGCGTAGGGTCTCTCGTTCTTCATAGAGACTAGAGATTTCTTGTTCTTCCAAGATGCGACGTTCTGGGGGCATAACCACACCGAATACTGAAGGCAATTTTTTCAATGCTTCAACAAACTCTGGGGTAATACTCATTGGTGCAGGTACGGTGGGCACGTTATTTGCCGGTGCAATTACTTCGGTTTCTGAAGCAAAAATGGTGGCGATTTCTTTGATTGACTTGTTTTCTTGAACTGCAATTTTGGCACGCTTGAGCGATTCATCATTGAGAACAACAGTAGTTTCTGTCATGGTTTTTCCTTACTTTCTGGCGGTTGATATTCCCAGCCTATAACAAATGTCCGACAAGGGCAACTTTAATTATTTAGGCACATGTGTCATACTATATACATGCCCACTTACGAATATCAATGCCTAGAGTGCAAACACCTCCAAGACCTTATCCGGTCAATTGCAAATCGGGACGAACCTGTTTCTTGCGAGGCTTGTTCAGGCAAAGCCGAAAGAATTTTATCTTCTCCCGGAATGGTCTGGGCACCTACTTCTGGTGGTTATAGGTAAAAATTGCATAAAGAAGCGGTGCCAACCCATCCCGAAATGGCACCGCTTCTTTTTTAATGCGAACTTACACTTTGTACCGTGAGGTAACTCTGGAACCGCCTGCCAGAGAAGCGTAAGTCTTCGGGCCAACGACACCGTCGGCTGGCCACAACTTGGGACGTAGACGCTGGAATTTCTTCACATCGGCCACATCTTCTTTGGTCATAATTCCCGTAACAGGGTTTCCAAAAGCGGTCTGGATAACCTTGACTGCGGTATTGTTACTGCCGACCTTAAACTTGTCTGCGCCGGGGTACTTAGGCAATGCAGGCTTAACCGCGGGCTTGGCCGGGGTAGGCTTGACAACTACTGGCTTTGCCGGTGCAGGTTTAGCGGGGGTTGGCTTGGCAACGGGCTTAGCAACAGGCTTGGGCTTAGCGGGTGCAGGAGCCGTGAACCAGTGAACCTTGCTTTGCTCAGCCTTCACCGTTTGCAAAATTGAGATATGCAAATGCTCGGTGTGTGGGCTTGCGCCAGTGTACTTTTCAGCCTTCCAGCCACTCTTACGTGAATAGATCTTGCGATCAAAAATCACATAGTTGGCTGAAGGGTGCTTAGAAACTGCCTTGATAATTTCCTGAGCATCAACTCCGGGGAAAGTGATGTCAATGGCATTTACTGAATCACGAGAGTTCGGATTGTGATCTGATTTACGGGCGGCATGTGACGTATTGCCAATTGTGCCGTCAGATTTCTTGGAACGATTTGGCCATTTCTTATTGACCTCGTTGCGGAATTGCACCAAAGACGGTGCGAGATGCCAACTCATGCAGACTCGTCACCTTCGGTAGAAGCGTCTGTTTCAACGGCACCAATACCGTATGAGGTGTTGCCTGGATCAAGGTAGGCAACAATGGTGCGAATGGCGGTCAAAGCCGCAGAGATTGCGGCCGACTTGGCCCATCCAAAATCGTTGTTTGCGATTGCGCTCAATGGCACAAGAGCAATAAAAGCGGTAATAAAAGTCGTAGCGGCGCTACGTAGCAGTGAGGCAATGTTCGCCATTTATCCATCCTTACAGTTGGGATATCTTATGTACCATCTTACATAAGTTCTTTTATAAATCCAATCGGGGTTAGTACCAGACGTTTTCTTGCTCAAATTCAAACTTGTCTAGCCATCTTAGCCGATCAAATTGCAATTCTTCGCCTGTAGCCCCAATAACAAGTTCTACAAACTCTCCAATATTTTCTACTCTGCGGAACAAACCTTTTGCGTCCCTGTTCCAGCCACGGTCCACCAGAAAAGGAACGCTTCCGGATTCTTCCAACGTTTTGTAATTAAACGCATTGTCTTCAATAAAAGCGTCTGTTTTAATTAGCGCTTTGTTTTCACTAAACGTAAGAGAATGAAAAGGAATCTCGTGTTTAAGAATCCATTTCATTGTTGTTAAAGCCGCTTTTTTAGGGCGAGCGGTAATGATGTGGATTTTGTGACCGGCTTCGTACAAACGATTAATTTGGTTTGCGGCGTCATCTATCAAAGGTCCATTGTAAGCAAAACCTTTAATAATTGCATCATCATGCAAATTTTCATAAGTTTCGTGATCAATACCCCATTCGGTAAAGAAATCATATTTAACTTCTAGACCATCAAAATCTTTGGGGATGTTGGGATCATTATTGTGTAAAAGATAATCGTAAAAAGACACGGCAAAATTATGAACTACGCCGTCAAGGTCTACCCCAATAGTGGCTAATGTTTTCATCGTTTTCCTACTTTTGCTCGAACTTGAAATATTGAACAGGCCCTTTGACTCCTGGACTAAATTCAGAGGCGGCCTTAATTGCTTTTGTAACTCGTGATTTTGGTGCGGTTCCTTCTGTGCTAAATAAAGAACCAAGAGCCGAAGTGACTCCTCCGCCAATTGCGGCATAAGCATAAGGGGTTTCATAAACGCTGTAATCGTGGCATACAACAAACAAGCGACCCATTACGCCTACTAAAATTTCCGTTCCATCTTCCATTTTTTCTTCTGTGGCAACTCCTGCAAGATTATCTAACGTATCCGCAATAGATTGCACAAACTCTAAACACATAAACGAAGATAAATGTTGCGGAGAAGGTATTGGTGGCAATGAGACATTGTGTAGAACATTGATGACCCGAATACTTTGCGAAACACCAATGATGTAATCCCCATTGATTGCAATTTTGGGGCTTACCATACTGACGGTAGAAGTGTCGTCGCTGACTTCAGAATCTGATGCCATATGGATAACATCTTTATCTATGAGACCGACAATACAAGTCATTACAACATCACCAAGTCTGACCAGCCAAATCTGTGACCCGCCCCAACCAATACCGTTACGATTCCGTGCTTAGCACTATTGCCAAACGCGGCTTCAAAATATGTAGACCCGCCATCTAAAGATGGGGATTGGAACAATGTTGTTCCGCCAATATCTGAAATAAAACCGTGGTGCTTGTGTCCCATAAACATAACTTCCATACGGATATTCTTGTCGTACAAGAACATACCTCTTTGGTCACGAGCCCATTTTTCAATTCCACCCTTGGCTTTGTGACCATGAGTAAGTCCGCATTGAACACCCGAAAGATCAAAGAATGTCCACCACTCGTCGTGAGGAATGAACCATTCAACTTGATCGGCAAGATTGCTTTCGTCAATCACTTCTTTGACCTGCTCGGCAATAATCAAATCGTAATTGTCCGAATCTGAGGTAAACGGGGCCGAACCAATTCCTTGACGAATCTCACCGTGGTTGGATGGCGTGTAAACCTTCTTGATCGGAAGATCAAATTCCGCAAACATTCGCGTCTTGCGAATTTCTGATTGACGGGCATAAGACATTTGGTTACGCAAAGTAGTGGTGGTTTTTGCTTGGCTGGGATAGTGACCAAAAATATTTTCAATCTTGTCTCCAGTTACCACATCTGCAATGCATTCAATATTTACACCGCGGTGCAATAATTCTTTCAAACGATCATAACTTTTCTGAAGGGCTTCTTCTTCTCGTTTTTCAAGACCCTCAATGCCACCTCCAGCACTTTTACCACCTTGCTCGTCACCTTGCACGTGTGCGTAAGTAACTTGAACACCAAGACCTGTTCCAAGAGTTTTTCGAATAAGAGGTTGCCAAGTTTTGGCTTCGTTAATTGCGTTTTCAATGTCTTCATCAAATCGGGCTTGATCAGGAACGATCCGAGCAAAACGTGCTTTGTACGACCAAAGCCAAACAACGTCACGATCACCATCTTCTGTTCTCTTAGAAGATTGCCATTTTGAAACCCTAACCGTGTCGTCCATAACCCTGAAAGTTTTGGAAGAAAGTCCAAAAAATTCCAGCAGGGGTGCAAAATCACCGTCAAGTTCTACAGGAATTTGTCCTACGCCAACCGAAAGTTCTCCTTCATCTCCGGTAATGGATACATAAGTATCTTGGCTCGGTCCTTCGTATTCACCAACAGGAACCTTTAATTCACCGAGATTATTTTTTTTGCGGTACTTACGTACCGAAGATTCTCCAACTTTAAAACCAAGTTTTTCAATTTTGTTCGCCACATCAACATGCCCCAAAGACATGTCTTCCAAGAAGTTTTTTATTGCTGGTTGATCATCTGCTAAATCCGAAAGCGAATAGTTGTTCCCAAGGGTAAATGTCATAAAACAAATGGCCTTTCAATAGGACGGCGGTAAGGCAGAAATAAATCCTACCACTAGATGGACCAAATAAGCCAATTTTGCCAAAAAAAATACATAGCCAACAAGGTAGGCTACCTAGTAATAGTGATACGAGTTTATTTAGATAAAAACCATAATCATTTAACGGTTTAAACTACTCGGGGCCGATCCCCCCCAAACCCCCCACGCTAGACGCATAATCTAGGTTCAATTTTGGGTCTTGTCAACTCGAAAACGGATTTTCTTTTGGAATTTCAGAAAGAGCCTTGGATCGTTCGGCACGAAGGCCCTCAACGGACTCTGAAACGAGTTTGTCAATTTGCTCTTCCGGAAGGGCTAAATTGAAGTTAATTGAAACGCTTTGCGCTTTTTCACCAATCACAATTCCCGGAAGAGTAATTACTGTAATCAAGGCAGGAACGAATTGACCGACTTGGTTACCGGGTAAAACGGTAAGAGAAATTGCATATTCTGCATCTTCCCCCTGGGAATACTTGATTAAAGATGCTTCTACGGTTTTTGAAACTTTGTCTAGCAAGTTCATTATCTTCCATATCTGTAGATTTGTAATGATTCTTTTCGGTTGGCCGCCGAAATATGATTTTCTCCAGCATCGGTGTCTCCAAGCAAGATATCCGTCTGGTCGTTTCTCTTGATCATTTTTTCGGCAATTACATCCTCTACTGTACCGTCTAGGAATAGGGTTAGACAAGTTACAGAAGGGGCTTTTGAGTCAATTCTGTGGATGCGGTCCAGCCTTTGGGTTCGGTTGGCAAAGGTCAGGGCTGATTCATATTCAATAACGTATGTGGCTTCTGGAAGGTTGATTCCCCGGGATCCAGCGTCAGATGTCAAAAAAATGGCTGGTTCTGGATCTGCCTTAAAAAGTTGGCGAGATTGTTGTTGTTGATTAATAGACATTTCCCCGTGGTTTATGTAAACCTTGTATCCAGCCTTGGTTAATTCTTTGTGGATATCTTTCAAAATGGATTGCCCAAAGAAAGTAAACACCACGGCTTTAGCCCCTTGGCCCTTGACGACCACGGAAAGATAGTCCAAAAGTGCTTCCATTTTGGCTGAAGACGTGTTTTTAAAAATGTCTTCCCCGAATTCTTCAACCAACATTTTGGCAATCATTGAGCCTTCGGGATTTTCACTTCCGTAAAGCACGCTGGCCGGGTTGCCAGCAACTTGCCTGAGTACCGTCCAGAGGCCCTGTACGGGCTCCTCAGAGCCGTAACCGACCTGTTCGACCATCTCGTACAGTTTACGTTGGTCGTCCTTCATTTGGATGTGTTGGGCCTCCTCAATGCGCTTGGGGAATTGCTCAATAATGTCTGGGTCAGTTTTACGTTTGCGAATAAGCCCTTTTTGGACATTTCGGACAAATTCTGTAATTCGGACAGGTGCATAAGTTGGCCGACCAAATTGATCTCGGTTCAGAACATAAGTTTTTTCAAAATCTCCAATATTTGGTACTAAATCTGGCCGGACAATCCGCATTTGGTTGAAAGCGTCTTCGTAATCTCGCTCTAAAGGAGTGGCCGTCAAACCAAGAACTCTTTGGTGAGGATTATTTTTACGTAACATTTTTACAATGTGATAATGGGCTTTATAAGTCGCGGCGGTACGTTTACGAAGTTTGGCAACCTCGTCATAAACTACAAACACGTTTTTTGTGATTAAATGGTCCAACAAAGCCGTGTTTTGAGCAGAGGTACCTCGTCTGCCAGGAGCCTTGTGAAAGTCCACCAAATCGGCTTTGGCGGTCTCGTAGGTGGTAATAAGGACCTGTGGTAGCCCGTTTTTTTCTAATCGTTTTTGCCTACCCGCACCGTGGTGGATAGCAGAAGTCAATTGGGTAAATTTATCAAAATCTTCTTTCCATTCTGAGACCTTGTTTTTTTCAACAACCATCAAGACTAGGTCTATCTGGTTATCTTCAAAAAGCATGGCACTTAGGCACATAGCGGCGTGAGATTTACCCGTGCCGGTATCCCAAACCATTAAGGCTGATTCCATTAGGTATGCCTTAGCAATACCTTCTTCTTGAAACGGATAAAGCCCAAGGTGCGAAAAATACAATGGATCACCCTGAGACACCGTGACACGTTCTGACATGTCCTGATACTATCCCAAAACTTGCTATAAACCAATTGCAATTAATGCAATATTATGGTTGTGGAATTACCACCAAGGTTCGCCTTTGTATTGTTCTAGTCGCAGGATCGCTATTGTAATGAGCAAACGTTAAATTGTATGGAGCGTTTGGAGTTAATCCACTTTGATAATAAAGAACGCTACCTGCAGTAATGTAGGTTGCGTCTCCTGCAACGTCGGCATTAAGTGCGATTCCATGATCTTCATTGGCGCTGGTAACTACAGTTCCAGAGTTGATAGTTGCCCCGGTTTTCAAAATCCAAGATAGGGCTGTCGCACCAGCAGAAGTAGCCTGCAATGTTCCAAAAACTTGAATGAGAACAATACCTGATGGGGGTGCTGTAAATGCCAAACCAATTGTTGATCCCGTGTCAGGAGACCTTGAATAACTTTGGTTTACAACGTTAATTGAGGCTAGAGATTGGTAACTAGATGCTCTGTAAACGCTGTCAATTTCCCCGGTTGCTCCGGTTGCTCCAGTTAGACCAGTTAGACCGGTTGCTCCAGTTAGACCAGTTGCTCCGGTCAGGCCGGTTGCCCCAGTATTTCCAGTTGGACCTGTTTGTCCAATGGGTCCGGGGTCACCAGTGTTTCCAGTCAAACCAGTGGCTCCAAGCCCTCCAGTTCCACCAGTAGCACCTGTTGGACCTAAAATTGCACCGGCATTAGCCCAATCGGCTCCATCCCAAGTCCACAAATCTCCAACTATTAAATAACCGTCTCCGGTATTTCCAGTTGGGTGGGCTGCCGCTAAAGAAGCATAGTCGGCATAAGAACCAAGGATTGATACAGCAGTTCCCGCGGGTCCGGTAGAACCGGTAAAACCAGTAAAACCCGTAGAACCCGTAGAACCAGTCGCTCCAGTTGGGCCAGTGCTTCCGTTTTCACCGGTAGCACCCGTAGGAGCCCCTGGAGGACCTGTTTCGCCGGTAGCACCCGTTGGACCCATATTGGGGTCAATCGTGTTTACGGCCTCAGCCAACAACGTAAGAGCGTTTGCCACGTTGTTTGAGTCTCCCAAGTGGCCCCTCTCGCCCAAGTTCCTTGTTGGAGGAATGTATGGAGAAATGTCTACCATTTTTATTTTCCTTAATATAGATCCAGATAGTTATCTTGATAAAGTTCGCTGTTGTTGGCAAATGTTGGAACAGAGTTGCTCCATTTTCTTTGCTCAATCCACCAATCGCGAGGAATTGGACTATCCCAAAGTTTGAACCAAGGATCTTCCAAAATTGGTGGATATTGATCCCAAGGTGCATCGTTAGGACCGGAAAATTGAACTGATTCTTTGTGGGGGATACCCATTGGAAAAATGTCGTATACAGGTCGTATTGCAAGGCCCAAAACGTTTACATCTTTGTAAAGTGAAGAAACGCGCCACCTTAAATTTTGACCAAGATCGGGAAATTTGAATATTCCGCGGGGATTGTTTTTAATACCTTTTACTTCGTAATAAGTAACACCACCGTCGTTAGAAAACTCCCATTTAATTTTATCCACAAAAACAGAAACATTGTCTATGTAAAATACGTCTTTTGCGTATTCATTTTGAACAATTTGTGCATACAAATTATCTGTATAAGCGTCAAACGAATGATTAATATCGTTCCAAGTGCCTTCTGCAGCAAGATCGTTCCAAGAAACTTCAGGATCAGTAATATCATTCCAAGTATAACTGGTTGATAATCCACCTTGTCCAATGGTGTGAGGAACAAACCATTCGGTAACTTGATTGGAACCAATTACTTCTACGCTTGCAGAAGACAAAATTGTTTTTTCTTCAGTAGTTGGATTTTTGTAAAAAACCTCAATTTGAACGGGGACGGTAAGAGGTTTTTCGTTATAGATACGAACCGCCACGTAAAACTCTTGACCAATTTGGCTTGAAATTTTTTCGATAATTTCTATTCCGCCAGAAGTTCTGTTTTCGCCAATATCTTTAATATCGTCCCATGTTGGGCGATCCGGAGATTCGTAAGAGTCTACAATGTCGTTCCACGTTGCGGGAATAACCGCCCCATATTCATCAAGTCGCGTACTGTATGCGTCTTTTACACCTTGCCAAGTGTTTACAACTGATTGTTGACGGTCAATTTTTAAAGCATTGCCCACAAAAGAATTGATAACGTTTGATGGTTTGACTGTGGCATCTCCAATTTGTTTCCAGTTTGGTCCGACACCATCTTCGTCAAAAGCAGATGTTTGAATAAAATCTGGATCTGTCATTAACTGAATTGGAGGACTTTGCAAAGTTGCAAATTGTAGACCGACAATGTTTCTTTGAGATTGAAAACTAACGCTTTCAGTGCTATGCGTTACGCCATAAAGTTCGTCTCCTGGAGGAAGAGACAATGCACCTGAAGACCATTCCCAGCCATTGTTTTCAGAACCCAGCGTAGTTGGATCTATGTGTGCTGTATCTATAAATTTTTCAACATACTGATCTGTGTCATCGTCTACAGCATAATCAACCCTGTACATCTTTAATGTTTTTAGACCCGCAAAAAAGGCGACCTTATGTTTAAATGGAAATTCTACAGTTGTATAAACATGTTTTTGTTTAAGTTGAAATTGAATTTGTTGAGTGCGATGTGTTAACCATTGCACAAATTGAAAATAATTACTTGATTCACGCAATCGTTGTGCAATAATTGCATCTTTTGAATAGAAAACTTCAGTTGCCGTATATGGAGACGCAGGTTTTGAAAACAGCCTATTAAATTCCATGCGGATAGCATCAGGAAAACCACGAGAAGAAGCAATATCGTTAATAATGCTCATACCTGCGCCACCCTTGTGGCCAGACGTAATTTGAGCAAAAATTTTATTTATACTTTTCAATTCTTTGTTAAGATTTCTTTGAAATTCAATACTGGGTGGCATGAGTTTGACAACTTTTTTAGGTTTGCCTACAATCTCGTATGGTTGTACAGACAATTCTAAAAATTCAAATTTAAAATATTTTGCTTTTACTGTATTAAATTCTAAAAACCCTTTTCGCAAAGAAAAAGATCGGTTAATCGGGGTCCATTCAAGATTTTCAAATTGATTGCCTGTTCCACCTACAATTCCAAAAGGCGATAGTTCATCAAGGGTTTGAAAATCGGGGTCGATACGCAAAACAGCGTTATTTGTGTAACCTTTGTCGTTTTGAGCAAAAACAGGTTTTGTTACATACGCTGAAGAATCTTTAATAAATGCTTCAATATCTAAATCAGACATTACGGATTGTTTTAAACACAATTGGGTTAAATCCCAATAAGGAAAGTTTGTGGTGTTGTCCCCTCCAAGAATAATAGCCGGGGTAGCAGCAGTACCGCTAAAATTGATAAATTTTTCTATTTTTTCGCCAGAGTCTGTTTTGACAATAATTTTAGAAGGGCCCGCGTTTTTTTCAAAAATGAAAAAGACTTGAATATTTTCTAATTTAGCAAAACTTGTTTCAATAACTTCTTGATTTTCATATGAAGAAAACAAAATACCTCGGTATCCGTCAACATCAGACAAAACAGAAATTTTAATACCGCCCAAATCAATCAAAGGAATATCTTGATTTAGGGTACTTGTCGAAGCAACCGACAAACAAAAATTCATAGCAATAGAAAAACTTCTTGATGTTGTATTCAGTTGAGAACGTTGATTGGAGATGCTTAAACCAGAATTGCTGTATAAAACAATACCTCTTTGTCCCGGTTTTGCTTCAAAAACACCACGTTGTTGAACAAGGGGGAAACCCAAAGGATCATCTTCTGCTTCAAAAACACCGTTTGGTTCATCATCAGAGTAATATAGATTTAAACGAGGTCCGGTATACAAAGGTTCAATATAAAAACGATCAACGGTTTGGGCTTCTCCGTATTCATCTCTGGCATCTACGTAAAAAGAGACAACAGAATCAAAACTAGGTTGAGGGTCAGATTTCCAATATTTTCCGTTAAGAAGACCCGAGGCTTTTTGTTCCCGAAATGAATATTGGACAGTAGAGCCAATTGGGTCTTTAGTAAAAGCAAAAGATTGTTTTTCGACTGTAGAGCCAGACAATGCTTTAAGGCGGGGAACATCTTTTTTTTCTTCAATAATGTATCCACAGTCAAAATCTTTTACGCCAAGGGAATAAGCAACATCGCCCAGTTGTGGAGATACAGGACCAACCCCATTGGTGCTTCTTTTTAAAATTAAACGAATTTTAGAAGTGTTTACGGGAGCGACTTTTGTATAAAAATGTTTCCAGTGCCCAGCACCGTAGTGTTGTGGGTGTACCGCATAAGAAATAATGGACGGATCAATTACTGAGGGAATTGAATTAAAAACATTGAGGTTGATAATGTTTGTAGCAGAATCCGGGTAGGTAAAATTTTCCCAAACAGGGTTTGCCGAATTTGTAGCATTAAACCATTGCGGAGCACATTCTTGAGGAAAATGGGCAAGCAAAAAACTTAAATAATTGATTGACTGAGTGTTGTCAAAATTTATTTCAAAAACTTCGTTAATAGTGGAAGATTGTGCTCTTGCTGGGGTAGACCAAAAGCGTTCTTCGTTGGCAATTTTTTGTCCGGGCTCCATATTTTCAAGATTTTTGATTTCATCAAGCAAATTTTGAATGGGTGCGCCATTTACATAAATTGGAGAAAGGGGCTTGGGCTGGGTCATAGATCCTCCGCAACCGAACTGCGTGCACCGGAATATGAATGAGAAAGCAAAGCGTTGTTTTCAATCAACAAAGCCGCCCTGATAGTCTTTGGGTCGGTAACACCACGATCTGGAGTAAAAATATCTTGAATAGTGCCCCGGGGGCCTGTGTGGTCCCAATTGAAAGAGTTTGGGTCTTCCAAAGTATAACTGTTCACGGAAGATAAATTAGTCATAGCGGAATGCTTGTGTCCAATTTTTGAAGAAAAAGGTGGCACTGCTACAGAATGGGCTTGATCAACAATTGTTGAAACATTCAATGCCGACCCAGAAGAAAGAGCATAAACGTTCGATTTTTTGGGTGCAATTCGTGTGTGAACTTCCCAAAAATTGTCATCTGAATAGATGCCAGCCATTGGAACTTCTCTATGCATGGCTAGCCCATCGGTGTCTACCGTAATCAATACACCTGCAGGTTTAAATTTAGATAAAACGCGAGTGATACTTAGTTTATCGACAATTTTTTCAGTATCTCCTGCGGCATCTTCTGTATATTTTTTCTTAACCCGAACAACAACTTCTGAAGGAGTAGGGGTTTCAGATAATCCAACAAAAATTTTTCCCGTTAAAACATTCCAAGAAGGGTTGTGCGTGGGGTCTCCACCAATGTAAAAATTATTCCAATTGGGGTAACTGTCTGTAACGTCATCCCATGTATAAGTAACATTAAGGCCTTCCCCATAAAAATCAAGAATTTTCCAAATTTCATAAATATCGCAAGGTGCGCTAACCAAAGATTCTGCAATTTGCTTTAATCCGGGAATTGTTGCCCCAAGGGGAATACCTTTGGCCAGGGATTCAATTCTTGCACGAAATTGAGCGTCCCTTGCAAAAACTTCTTCCCATTCTTCGACAGTTGCTAAAGAATCCATTGGGTTAAAAGTAATTTTTTCAGAATCCCTGCGAAGTTCTCCCAGAATTGATCCGTAAAACCCATCCAAATCGTAAAAATGGGATCCTGACAAAATAGATTCTAGTCGTGCAATTTGAGTTCTTTTATGCAATTGACCAACACCGGACGGGCCCAACAATGCTTGTAAAAAACGGTACAAGTGGGATTGTGGCCTTAAATCATAAAGATCTTCAGGAAAATGAGAAAGCAAATCTGCAAAAATTAACGGCGGGTTCAATAGCCCTGTTCCGCGTTCTAGACCTTCTACGTCTGGGGTAGATACGGGCGCTTGCAATGGAAGAAGTCCTGGAGCAGACTGGTTCCCTTGCACATAAAAACCGGCAAGTTGATCTAACTTATCAATGTTATCAAGGGTGGCCATTAGACAGCCCCAAAAGTATATTCTGATTTTTCAGTTGGTTTGAGGTCTCCATAAACTGCATAAGCATTATCTGGCAAAAAGATACTTTTAGTTGCTCCAGAAGAGGTAATAAAAGTTTCAATTACGTTTGTCGAATCAGTTGGGTCAATGCGTTGAATTCCAATGTTGTATGTATCACGACTTCCGTAAGAAAAACCACCACCAATATCTGATGCATCAATAAAACGAACGGCATCTACTCCGGAAACGTTGTGTACAATTTGCAAAATATCAGAGGCTTGAACAGTTTTTCCCACACCATTTGTTGTTAAAAACTTTCCAAGAGCAGTTCCAATATTTGTATTTGTATCTTCAATTGTTTGAGTTTGGTCATAAATAATAGCAAAACTAAAACGCAAAGACCATTTAACAGCCTGGTGTACTAAAGCATCTACCCCGACCAAACGCCAACTGTCAATATTTGCTTGAATAGAAGCAGGCACTTCATTAAAAACATAATTATTAAAAGAACCCACAACAAAATGATCTGAATTTCCTGGATACGTTTGAGAAGCATTCCATTCCATACCAAACAAAGATGTCGCACTATACCCATTTGCTGTTTTTAAATGAATAATATTGTAAGCATTTAAAAGATTTGATGAAGTTGCCGCTCCGGTGCCTGAAGCACCGCGTCGCCAATAAGTTTTTGCATTACAGGTAATACTGTCAGGCAATGTTGTAATAGGTCCGTAAGAAAGAGGAATAAAAATATTATTTGCGTCTGGAAGATCTCCATTTAAACGTTCCCAGTCCTCAACAAAATAAGTGCTTCCGGGAGAAGAATCATTGAAGACTTTTGTGTTTTTAAAATATACATCTTGTCTTGCATATCCAGCACGTTCACCAGCAACCCAAATATCGACTTTGTTTACAATTCCGTTTTCTGGATCATTTCGAGAAGAAATTGGAACATATTCAAAAGATAGATCTGCTATGTCAAGATTGGAAACCAAAGCGGAATTAATATCGGTAACTTTAAGGTCTTCGGGGTCACTGCGATCCCAAACATAATCAACATTTTGAATTAAAAGATTTGTGTCTGCTGAGTCAATATTAACGCCAAAAAATACATTAAATGGGTATGCATATTTGCATCCTTCCAATGTACTGTTTGCTTCAAAATCTACAACTTGAACTTTTTCTTTACGACGTTTAGAAGAACCCAAAACAATTGCAGAAGTTACTTGTGGATCGGAGTTTGCCAAACCTAAATAATTTTGTTCAGTTCCATTTAAAGAACGAAAAACGGTTGCTTTCCAGCGAGTACGTAATTCGCTATCAGATTCAGCATCTGAACCATTCGAAATTGCTGCCGAATTATTGACACTAATTCCAGAAGAAATAGGTGATGGGATAAGTGTAATTTCATTAGCGCCAACGTTTCCAACACTGCCGCCCAAAACGCATTGAACAGACGCTTCTTCGAAGCCGTCGCCAACCCCCATTCTTACAGCACCGGTTGTTTGAAAAATAACAGCGCCACCAGCAGTTGCAACTTGGGTTCCAAAAGGAATGTCCACAATTGTAGTGGTAACTGAGCGAGTAAAAGTAACTTTTCCAGTTGAACGTTTTTCAGTTAATCGCGCAATACCGAACAATTGCGTAAATTGATCTAAATCTCCAGCAGTTTTGGTGTCAATATCATAGTTATATGAAATAACATGATTGTCGACATATGCTTGAGAAATAGCGTAAGCAACAGAATCAATAATTTTGCGAGCAGGAGTGCCAACAGATGTATCTAGTTCTGGATCCAAAACTCTAAGGTTGTTTAAGATTTGTTCAGAAACTTGATCTAAAGTAACGGCCATTACAAGGTCACCGTCCTACTGATGGCAATATTGGTGCCCGAATAAGTTAACAAACTGGCCATAACGTAAATGGTGTCATAAGAGACTTTTACCGTAATGTCTTGAACACTTTTGACAATATCTCCGGTATCTACCACTTGACGACTCCGATTTAAACCTGTCCGAATAATATTTTTATTTTGAATAGCGATATATTCTTTGAGCACCCGGGCCACTTCTGCTTTAATTTGAAATTCCAGACTGGTGTCAATTGGCTGGCCAATAAAATTGACCAAAACCGACCCCCATTCAGGGTGAAAACGGTCGCTTTTTAAAATTTCGCCAAGTGCCAAAGCCAAATCCTGACGGATACGAGAAGCACCAGTTACGGTTTTATACCCCTGTGGCCCGACAGACAGATCTCCATTGACTAACGCTAGGCTTTTCATTAACGACCTCCTCTACCCTTTCAGGTGGCTTCTGAGGGGCCGTGACAGGCCTCTAACGGGTTGGTTAGGGTTAAGTTGGAGCCCCAGTGGTTTCGTCTTTGATTATCCCCATTTTGTCAAGGTGGGCCAACAAATCAGAGAGGACTGTGGCCGGGTCGCCCATGCTTCCGGAGACTGTAAGGACGTCACTGTTTAGAGGGGCAACAAAAGACCAACCCCCAAATTTACGATCAATTACCCATTTTTCGTCAATATATGGCAATCGTCTCGCACGCAGTGGGTGTAAAGAAACCCGAACTTCATACCCAAAATCATCTACGCATGAGGCCGAGTTTTTTTCAGAATCCAAAGACAACACGGTTACTTGTTGAATGTTTACACCGACGGACATGGAATTCGGGCTTGTAGGGGTAACTTCCCAAGACATTAGACTCTCCTCGCGGCTTCTGCTTCAGGAGAATATCCTGGATCAGATTCTAGGTTTTTATTGTACTTATTTGTATCCAAACCGTCAACATTAATGCCACCAAAATCGGGCAATCCAATAAACGACCTAATTTGATCCGAGTCATTTTTGGGTAAGCGAGAAGGGGCGCAAATGTTAATTACGGTTCCAAAACTGCCACCTTGTCCAAATTGGAAAGTATGTGTTACACCCACAACGTAGGCTTGAAAATCCAAATATGGAATTTGAATAAGCATTCCTGGATACAATTCGGGCATAAAAGTTAGAGGAATGTCAGCAGTATATTGATAAACCCATTGCCTCATAAACAGATATAAAGCCGCAAAAAACTCTGAACGTAGACCAACCAGTCCATCCATCATTTGAAAATCTGGCCTTGCTCCGAATTTTTTGTACACCCAGTTTTTAAATACATCGCTATCATCTACATCAATTCCGAACAAACCTTTCATAATTGCCGGAATTTCAATAGTGGCAATGCCTAGAGTTTGAGTTCTGATGTCTGCACTACCGGTAAATGCTGGGTTTTGAGTTTCCACTTTACCTGTTGCAACATTAAGGTAGTTATACTGGCCAGCAATAACATATTGGTGTGTTACAAAAAAATCATCGCTCCAATAAACTTGAAAATCTTGTAATTCAATTGGTTCAATAATCATTTTTGCGGCGGTTCCCCAAATACCATAAAAATCAGGAAACCATGCGATAAAATCTCCGTTGGGTGCAGAACAAAAAGATCTTTGAGTTGAAATCATCAAGTTTTGCAAAAATGGCAACAAAGGTTGGTCGTTCATTAATGCACGAATGCCGGTTAATGAAGCAGCGGCAGACTGTTCAGTTTCGCTAATGGGACCGGGGTACCACAAGGCTCCAAACAAATCGTCTTGGCCACCACCAGATCCAACATTTAATCCTTCAGGCAAACTGACCGGAATTGAAGAATAATCGTATGAAGCAATTTTTGTAGATGGCGGGACTTTAGAAAAATAATCGGGATATTCATAACTGGTTGTTGAGGTGGTAACAAAAGAAGAATCTGTTCCTGAGCCACTAGACGCAAAATCAACATTTGGTGGAAAAAGAATGTGGGTCCAATTATCTGTTGCTACCCCCGCAGGATAACCCCTTTTTCTGGCTTGCATAGCCTTTTTGGTTCCATCGCCAATAGCAATACCTATATGGTTGTCACCTTCTTGACCACCCCGATTTTTTACAAATAACAATGCCCCAGGAATTCTCCACAAAGGATCGGAAGAACTTTCGGGAGCCGCATAAACCGTGCCACCTTTATCTTTACAATAATTAAAAATAATGGAAGTTTGAGGACCAAATCCAGGACTTTTACCCAAGGCTTGCCTAAATGTCCAATAAACAAGACCAGAACAATCTAAGCCTTTTGTTTTCAATTCAGCAATAGTCGCTGTTCCGTCGTGTGCTCCCCAAATATATGGAATATTTTGATTATTCAAAAGTAATGATTTTTCAAGAATTTGTGATCCGGTAATGTTTCCTGAAGAAGATCCGGGAGTAGACACACTGGAACTGGTTGTTGATTTTTTTCTAAATTCAGCAATAATAGCCCGAGCGGCTTTTACAATATTCGGATTGGGAACATTCAGGTAATTACCATTTGCGTCTTTTTTAGCGTATTGGCCGGTTTTGCTAAATCTTTGAACAACTTGTGCAATTCTTAGCCAGTTAGGGTTATTACCGTACCGTTTTGCTCCATTTTTTCTTGCGTCATAGTAAATAAAGAATTTTCGGGTTTGATATTCGGGTGTATACCATTTATCTGTTTTGGGATATCTATCAGCATTGGTTAATTCTTGTTGAAACATGCCTAAAGACGCTTGTCCAGGATCATGGCTAAGATAATTTAAATTTGATTCACAAATGGCAACATATACGGTAAAAGCAAGAGTTTCATCATCTCTTCTTTGGTCAATACCGACATTCCAAATAGCGCTTACCGCTTTTATACGTTCTGCAGTAAAATCATAGCCACCGTATTTTCCCGGTGTTACGGTTGCATTGGAGTTTGTCCCGCTAGTTGTTGCAGTAACCGTTTTTTGAACGGGGTTAAGGATATTTGGCATTTGAGAATTAGCGGCTTCTTCTGCAGCGGCAGGAAGATCAATGGGGTTAAACATGGTTACAGGACCATTGGTGGTAATTGTAATAGTACTGGCGCTAGTACCTGTGCCATTTCCCAAAATAGTTGTTAAATCTGGTGCATCACCGTCTGCTTCTTTTTGAATAGATTGAGCAATTTCATAAGCCCAATCTAGCCATACCGAAGGAATTTTTCCAATATGTACTTTATTGGGGGACCAGCCAACAACTTTTTCTAAAACCGCCAAAGCCACACTGCTGGCTCCACCATCTCCGCGCCCTTGCGCACCCTGACCCAAAGCAATACGAATCATATTTTGGGTATAAGGAGCGTAAGAATCCCAGAACCAATATTGCAATCTTTTTAAAGAACAAGAAGACGAAAGGTTAATTGTAGTTGGCCACGCCGTAAACAATGGGGCCGAGTTTAAATATCCGGTAAACACCCGGACCCAAGCAACGCGTTTCATCATGACAACAATGCGATCATTAGGCATAAATTTTTGATCATATTGCCTTTGGCGATTTTGAAGAGCAAATTCAAAGTTGCTAACACCATCACTTCGACGTTGCATACTGCCTTGAATTAGATCATCAGAAACATCTAAAATACCGGTAGATGTTTCAATATAAACTTTGACGCCAGGAGCGTATACAAAAGTAGGCATTATCCATTTACCACCTTTTGCAAATCAGAAAGCGTGCTGGGTTTTGACACAGTTTGGTATTGGTTGGATGACAAATCATTCCCATTTAACTGTGGCTGGGCAGGATAAAAAAACTTGCTATCTGAATCATTTTTTGAAGAAAGATTATCGTTAAATTCAGAAGTATAAATTTTGCCATCATCTCCAGGTTCCCCAACGGTTTGAAACACAATGGTGGGGGTCCATACCATAGAACCAATGTGGTCGCCCCATTCAAACGGACCCAAAGGAATTCCTTTACGAACAAAATCTCGAGATTCAACTGTAACATTCATTACGGGCCAAACGCCATTTTCGTAAGTTGAAGTCATAGAATATTTAACATAAGAAGCAAACCAGTTGTTCATTACTCGGTATTCTTCATAACCTTTAAGCAAAATACCAATAGAAAATTGCGCTTGACTTCTCAAATGTGGGTAAAAAGTTTTATATGTTCGACCTTGGGTCTGTTGAGCAACTTGCGCATATTCATAGGTAACAGAAGCGGTTCTTAAACGAATGGCGCTATTAAAAAGATTCGTACCTTCATAGTACGACAATGTTGTATTTAGACCGCTTCTAGGAGGCATTATAGGTACTCCGTATTCGTTTTGTCCAAATGTTCATCTGCAAATATCGTATTGGAAGGGTCAACTGGTGGTTGTCGTGGCACGAAAAAACGAGTGTATTCAATTTCATTAATTTCATGTGCAATACAAGAATCAGTAAAAACAAAACCAGACATGCTGATCATTGGCCTAAATTTGTGAGGTTCGGGTGCAGAAATTGGAACATCTGAATACCATTTAGACATTTAAACCACCGTCTTTATAATAGTTTGTGGGCCATTATATTCAGATTCTTTCCAACCAATACCATCTGAAATTCTGTTTAAATAAGCGTCAACAGCATCAGATGCTTTAGCAGCCATGATTCCGTGACTGCTTCCTACGCCAACGGTACTTGGCGAAAGATTTTCCACAATAAAAAGATCAAGAATGTATCCGTGCGAGAATTTACCTACGCGATATTGAACAGAACCCCCACCATCGGGATCGCTAATAGATGAGATATAAACCAAAAATTTCCAGTCTTTTGGCGGATAAGAAAAAATTGCAGGATCTTTAGTAGGCGTTCCCGTAGAATTATTGTTACTAGATTGGTAATCCATCATATCCCGAATTTTGGCGGTAAAAGCGTTTGCGAGCCTCCAAGACAAGCCTTCTTCGTCCGGCAAAGAATGGTCTTGCCCAAAATTTCCTTCAATCATCAAATCGCCCAAAGTGGTTCCAACTACTTGGACAACACGTCCACCCAACGTTTGAATTTCGGCAGTTTCAATTTGAAATTGCCATTGCACATTGTTTGGATCAATGCGAAATAAAATAGATGGCCCATTTTCAAATCCCAGACTTGCGACACCCATTATACAGTCTTCTTACGGGGGGGATGAACGAGAGTTGCAGGAGAAATAGGTCTTGTTTTTGGTTTACCACCTCTGTCGGCTATTTTGGTTGTCTTTGAAGGATTAGAACCAGAACCATGATTATCTCTTATTTTAGTACCAGTGCTTGGTTTAATTGGGTGAACTCCACCGCTGTTGGGCAACAAAGAGAGCAATTTGGATGCTTCTGGTGTCAAACCAATTCGTCCAATAATTTCAGAACCATCAATTGTTACAGAAACTGAAGAACCTGAAGATCCAGTAGAATCGGATGTTCCACTAGCCGCCGAAGTTCCTGAATTACTGGTTCCAGCAAGTTCTGCAATTTTTTGTTCTTGTGTTGCATCTGCACCGCGTTCAGCCGCCATTTCGGCAATTGTTGCATCTTGATTGGCTTTTGTGGCGGTATTAATTTTAGCCAAAAATGCTCTTTGTTGTTCTGGTGTACTTATTTCTGCGGGCGTACTAACTGGTGTAGTTGTACCTGATGCCCCATCGGCTCCCAAGTAATCACGAGCCGCATTGAAGGCAAGGAGGGCAGGAGAGTGATCAGCAGCCCAAGCAATCGCTTTTTTGTCTTTGTTCACTATAGAATTGACCGTTTTTTTGTCAAAGTTTACTGCAGAAGTAATCGCCTTTTTTTCAAAGTCCAGTACAGATGACAAGACACTCTTACCTTGATTATTTTTACTTGTTAAAGGAGATGTTTTAATTCCAATGTCGCCTTTGCCTGCAATATTCATGACAATCCATGTCATTGCGGCATCGGGATTTGCAAATGACCTACCACTCAAACCAGCGGCAACATCTTGAACAGCATCTGTGTTTTGTCCAGTTTTTTGAGCGGCATCAAAACCAATATTTGCCGCTAAAGCATCATTACCTTGAAGTTCACCGGCGCCACCTGCACTTTGAACGCCTTGTTTAACTGCTTCAACAAAAGGTGCCCCAAAAGATTCTAAAATTTGCGCTTGATCCACGGCACTGTTCATTGCCATATATTTAATTGGATCTTTTCTTTGCATTTGGATGGCTTCGACTTGACTCATGCCAAAACGAGAGGCAACCATATACCTTCGACTACGGCTAAACACTCCTGAATTGTCAACATTTTGTGCATAACCTCGGCCATACGATGTTGATGCTTTAGTTACAATGTTTGCAGCGGCAGTAGCCCCACCACCAAAACCGGAAGTAATTGCTGTATCCATTGTTCCCAAAAATTGTGTACGTGCCATTTGTGCATTTACACCCGCCCTACCTGCGGTGTCAGCAACTTCACCCAAAGATGCGGCTAATTTGGAAAAACTAACGTCTGCGGAGCGACTTGCTACTTGCAGGGCTTGCAAACCTTCTCCAACGGTTTGTCCATACCTGGATTTGCCCGCATACAAAAAATCTAAAGCCGATTCTCGGTCTTGTCCATTTACAACACTTCCAATGCCAGAAGCAAACATTGATCCTACTTTATGGCCCAAATCTTTATTTGTATCTCCGGCAAAAAAATTAGATTGAAAATTGCGTTTATTGTAACTGCTATAACCTAAAGATGTTACGCCTTTAAAAGCAGACCTTGCTTCTTCTTCGCTAAAAACATTGGTACCACGAGCGGTTTGAGCATACATTTCTTCTTTACCGCGTTCCCAAAAACCTGCGGCATTAGATCCGCCAATCACATTTTGGTAAACTAAGTTTTTGTTTCGTTGATTGGCGGCTTCATTAAAAGTATCAAGCAACAAACCCACACCGGGAATTGATCGCCATACAGTATCTACAAGACCTTCTTGTCTTCCCGAAGAACTTTCAGGTTTTCCTGCTCCAGTAGGCATTACAGATCCAGATCCGCCAGACCCTCCAGGTCCTCCGGAATTTCCAGATCCGCCAGACCTTCCAGACCACCCGCCACCGGAATTTGTAGACAGAGCAGTGTTGTTGTATCCGGCATTAGTAGTCAAAACAGAGGCATTGCCACCCATGCCAACTTTTTGCATATTACTCATACTGCCGCTGATAGAACTTAAAACATGGTTCATTTGTTGTAATTGTTGAACCAACATGTTGTTTTCTTGGGGCATCAAGCCGCCATTTTCTTCAGCCATTAAAACCACTCGCTTTCAACCGTATTATTTTCGGGTACGGATACGGTGGTATCAGAAAGCAATTCTTGAAGTTTTTCGAATTCAACAAAATCATTTTCAGTTGGGGATTCCCAAGCAACACCGGAAAAATCGTAATCGGCGTTTGGATCATCAATATCTGAAGTTGTTTCGCTTGTGTTTGAATTATACAATTTTTCTACATCATAATTACCAGAAGAAACAAGACTTCGTTTAAATTCTTCAAAATTTTTCTTGTTATTGTTCAAGTCATCTGCAAATATAAGCATAGACAAACCTAGACTTTGTACGTTAGACAACTTGACCCCCTTATATAAACCCTGACGCTCGGCTAGACGGAGTTGGCGTTCAAGCCAAGGGTCTGTGATTCCGTCCAGCCCGATGCATTTCCCATGCTCTCAATGACCTTTTCGGCCCGAGCCTCGAGTTGCAAATACTCCTCGTAAATTTTTTTGATCGTATAAGTATACCAACGACCTTTGACAAAATTAAAACATTGATACGCCCACGCGTAACCCAAAGTTTCTTCTTGAATAGGTGTTGGCAAACTTTTACCATCAATAGTTTCAACACATAGGGCCGCGATTGCAGTTTCGTATGCCCGAGTTACACCAATAGTTTCTTGGTAATCTTTGGTAAGTGTGGCCACCGCGAGATATTCATCAATGGTGAGGGTGCGGATAACAAATTTGTGGCCAAGCCATTCAAATTGCGAAGTCAACGCACCAAGGTAATTTAAACCATCAAAATCTTTTGCATATTGAGGGTCAAATTCCGGAAGTTCTTCTTCCAGGATCTCTTCTTCTTGATTTACTTCACTTTCAAGAGGAGTTTCAAGTTCCTCTTTGTCCACCGGCATGATATTTCCTTTCCCCGGCATCTAGCCGGTGGTGAGAGTTACTTAGTTAGAGATGTGTAGTGCGTGTAAGCAATCGTAATCCCCTTGGTAACAGACAAAGCGCCAACTGTAATAGCGTCACCATCGTTAATGTCAACAACAACACAGTTATGGTAATTTTTACCACGCCAACGAGAAGGTTGGTTTTCTGTACCCGGAGGTTTGATCACTGTTTGGCAAGTAACGTAGTTAGGATCGCGAGCAAGGCGTTGGAAAATTTCAACAATGTTGTAAGTTCCACTCAAACCAGCAAGTTGTTCCCAAACCGCAGTATTCCAAAGTTCGTTGATTTGCAAACTCAAAGTTCCACCCTGCAGAACGCGGGAAGTTGCAATCTCAACTGGGTGGATTTGACCCAATGGGTGAATAAATTGGTACGGCTGGCCGGGACCGAGGTCCGACCATGCACGCTGACCGGTGTCTTCAATAGTCTGGCAAAACGCGATCGTTTTTCCACGATATTTAAAGGTAGTATAACCACTACCTACTACACGTACCTTAGTTTGAGGCATTTTTTATACTCCCCTATGCCGGTGTTTCGGTGACGGTGCCAGAATTCAAATCAATACTAAATTCAACATTAATGTAGTTCAAAGGAATTGCAGGCAAGTAAGCAAATTTACAGTCAATGACTGTAGGATCTCCCGTGGGAGCAGTTTCTTGGCGAACAAGCAAATTTTGCCAATCAACAATAATTTCGTCATCCTTGGCACGTTCCAGAATGCCGGACAAGATGCTCTTAACTTCACTTGTGGTTTCATAGGTAATTGGTTCACCAATAAGATCCGCATTTTCCAAACCATTGTAAACCGACTGGAAGAGAGCATCAGAAATACGGGTAAGACTGATTTCGCGGTAGTTAAGGGCCCGCATATCGGTCGAAACACCGTGGCGAATTGTAAACCGAGAAAGTCGGTCAATTTCAGTAACTGCCACACCACTAGAAGAAAGATTGTTCTTGTCGTTTTGTGTCCAAAGATTGATATCGTATGGAAAACTGGTAAAACCAGAAACGATTTGTTTGGTCAACCCGCGGTTTGGCTTATTGCTGGCCAACATACCCGCGTACGCAACAGCAAGCCAAGATCCATCGGCGGCCAAAATTGGCTTAGCACCAGCGATAGCAAGATTTACGCGGTTGGGGTAAGCAACGACGATGCGCTTGTCTTGCAAATTTTGTGCAAGTGCCGTATGCAATTCAATATTGGTTTTTGTTGTTAAGTCATCAACCAAGGTAGCAGGCGCACCAACAATCCCGATTCGACCAAAACCGGCGGTAGAGGCTGCATTAATTGAGGCTTGAAAACTTGTGCAAAATGCTTCAAAAGAAGAAGAATCGCCCATTGTGCTATCTGCACTTACAGTTAGCAAAGGAACTACAACGCCTACGTGATAATCAGATGAAATTTTTAAATAAGCATCTTCTAATTGGTCGGAATAATTTCCAATATTTGAATTGGTCGCAACGAGCATAATTTGAGTAGCCCCATTGTCAAATGCAATTTTGGCTGCAGTTGTCAACGGAGAATTAATAGTTGCATCTTTGGTAATTGGGTCAATTGTAAAAGCATCGCCATATTGAGCCGAAACAGCAAAATAATCTGAATAAATTCCTGGAACAAAATAACCAAGATTTACGTAATTGTAAGAAACAACAACTTTGTTTGTAGAGTCAATATTTGTAGGACTTCCACCATCAATACGTACAACAAGAGTTGTATCAGTTTCGGCACCCAAATCGGGAACATCGGGAATAATCAACAAAGAATATTCACCATCAACCAGAGGGGTACCTGCGCTATTTTTTACAACCACTGTGTTAGCAATAACGCCCGTGTAATATAGATTTGCATATCCAGCAACCGTAAGTTCTACTTCGGTATCTGTGTCTGTTGCGTTGTTGCTAAGAGTGATAGTATTTCCATCTTCTGGATCAACTGCAAAAGAATCAATTACAGTGTCTACGGGAATTCCCGCCCCTGATATAGGAAGACCAACTTTTAACGATGAAATGTTTGAAACATTTGTAATAACATCGCTACCTGATGTAACATCACCATTAATAGTAATGTCCGTTAGAGTAATTTCTTCAACGTATTGTTGGTATCCACGAGATGGTCCAATAATACAAGCGAGACTTGTAATTGCGCCACTTGCGGTCACAATAGGGCGAGATACGTCTTCGACATAAATGCCCGGTGGGTTATAACCTGTTCCGAATGCCACCCTAAGCCTCCTATAGACTAACGGTTCCTACCCTTTCGGCGGGATTAAAGGCAAGAGGGACAGGATAAATTAATGCCAATCGTTGATTAGGCCGGTTGAGGGTGGATCTTCCGGAAAAGCGTCGGTAATTGAAGGATCGTAATATGGTCGCATTTCAACAATTTTAATATCAGAAAGCCTGTAAAGTGCCCCATTTTGAACGTCGGGAATAAATTCTCCAATTACGTTAACGTTCAAGGTTCGTTCATAAATAATCTCATCTGTGCCCCAAGGAGTTCCTGGGGCCGCATTGTTTCCACGAGGCTGAACGGTATCAAAATCAACGTTGGTTGCAATAAACTCATTGTCTTCAATTGTGTGGCGAAATACTGAAGTTTCTGGGGCAGATAGACCAAATGCTAAAATTTTAACCAATTCATCATACAAACGGTCGCGTTCATAAGAAGAAAGGGCGACTACCGTATATGAAGCATAACCAGAAAAACGCCAGCGGGTAAATGGTACTGGCCCCAAATTAGTTTCTTTAAATTCGATATGTCCGGTTCCGGCAATTTTTAAAGCATCGGTATCGTCATAATCTACCCAAATTCCGGGATAATCTTGTTCTTGAATGGGGTATTCAATACCGATTTTGGTGTTCTGCCATTCAGCGATCAAATAATCCTCATTCAAGGTATTTTTCAACGCTTCAACAAGCAACGTTTTAAGCGGTGCCAGATACATCAGAACACATCCAATACACTAATCATTTATCCATCCGCCCGGCCCAAGTTCCATCGGTTACATAGATAATTGTTGGCAAAAAACCGTATCGTTGTGAGACGGTGGTTAAAGAGTTGTTAAGGAACAGTCTAGGTTCTAAACCGGGATGGCGCCAACGCACACCAGTGTTGCCTTTTGAAATTTGACCACCAATACTGTTTCCATTTTCATCTTTTGTTCCGGCGGCATTTCTAGAACCGATTCTTCCGGGCGCTCCTGGATAAGAGGCAGGTTTGTCAGATACAAGATATTTGGCGCCGGTGTTGGGATCTTTATGAAATTTTTGAATTCTTGTACCTTTTTTGGCGGCTTTACGAAAAATCAAAGTTTGTTGGCGACCATCTACCGTTGTTCGAGTTTTAGCCTTTGGATTTTTAGCCTTAATAGCACCACCGGGATCGTTAACCCACATGGGAATAGTTTTGCCTGCCAAACTATTCATTGTAAAAGCACGAATACCTCGGTCTTGATACCAAACATATTTATCTTGCCACATAACACCAAAAAATCCTGGTCCGTAAACGGGTTCAATACGATCTGCGGCCGCACCAGTTACTTTTGGCATTTGTCTGCGTGCTTCACTTGTTGCTTGAAAAGCCATTTCGTAGGCTTTTGACATTTCTAACCCTTTGATCTTCATGATCAAACGATCAGGCGATTGAGAAAGAACGATCTCTGCGGTGGTAGATAGCACAATTAATCCTCATCGGCGGGAATTAACGGTGCACGGATAATCTCAAAATCAGAAAAATTTGCTGGTTGTTGAGGGTGAATATTTAAAATTCCGCGCAAAACGTCTTTTGAAAAAGGAATATCGTAAGCAGGCGAAGTTGGATCTTCTTCAGCAGCGCGAGTATGGTTATACGTTAAATTTGATTGTCGTTGCCAAGGGTGAGAAAAACCGGAACGAAGAGTCATACGCGCGGGGGTGCGCAAACGGTAACGAACATTGTTTGTGCGAAAAACGTAATCACCATTTAATACGCGAAAATCGGGGGTTGTTTCTACAGTTAGTTCTTGAGTGTGAACTACACCGCGGGCTTGAAATGCTTCAGAATCGTCGGCATCTGTGAAAATCGCCGGACGAACGATAATGGCTCGAAAACCGCCTTCGAAAGTGGTACCAAAACAATCAGGGCACTTGAATTGGCTGGACTGCCCGTAAGCCTCCGCAATTTTGCCCTGAGACACATAACAAGTTGGGCAACGGCCGACTAAACCTTTTTGAAAATCTGGAAGGTGCCACATAAGGGCAAATACGCAATATTCGCCGACCGAATATAGGGCTTGGATGTGCCTTTGGCGTTCTTGTTCCACAGCCCAGTTCTGGGTTTTACGGACGTAATAGGGGTTACGGTACTTTTCCGGCTGTCCGTCATTGGGGTCCTCAATAAGAACCTCGTTGCCTGGAACGATGTTTTCCGTCATTTTACCCACTTAAATCGGCTCTAACCTTTTCATAGCCAAAAAGGGGGTTGGAACAGGCTATTAGCGGGATATGCCGTAGCCGCGCCTATAGCCAGATGGGGTTGGGTTTGGGTCTGGGTAATTCAAGACATAATTGCCGTAATCATCATCATTATAACCCCCAACGCGAATGTAATAGGTCTCTAAAGGTGTCGGGGTAAAAACAACTAGGGACGTATTGTTACCACCGCCTTCGTCGGCAGATGCGATCTCAACCAAATCTTCAATAGCAATTCCCGTGTAAATAAAAAGATAGGTGTCAAAATCTGAACCAATAGTGTGAATGATTGCGTCGCCAACAAAATTTGCGTTTGGTACCCATTTAAACCAAACGCTATGTAATGTAGAACCTGGTTCGTTATCTTCAGGACCAGAATATGTATTATCTCCGCTTATTGAAGTACCGCTCAATAATGTGGCGTTGGCAAAATAATCATTTTCAACTGGGGGAATCGCAACAAAAGGAAGGGAATTGTCGGATATTTCGCTGGTGCCAATGGCGTTTGTTACAGTGTAATTAATGTATAAAGAACCAAATTGTGGATAATTTCGAACATCGTCTACAATACTTAACCCAGTGGGGTCTTGCCCATTATTAATGTATTGAAAGTCAGAAATAAGTTCATTGGCTGAATTATAAAGATAAGAATGGAAATTTGTAATTGCAGATCCACCATTGTCGGGATAACCATAAGTTCTGACAACATTGGGATAATAATCATAAATATCAAAAATTGGCGTGTTCGGTTTGGCGGGAACGCTAGACGCAGGAGTTGTTCCTCCAATCAAAGTTGCGCTATTGAGATTCCATGTACCGTATGCTCCACCCGTCGCGGCGGCAATAAAAAATCTAACATTAACATTACGCGAAGGTAACGTAATGTTCGTCGGATTAAGAATGTTGGTTCCATCTTTTAATAATTGAAAAGAATAGGTAGAACCGCTAACGTAATTAGCCACTAATTTATAATTATGTATTCCAGTAAAACTAAGACCGTTAACGGTTGAAATAACGGTACTGTTATTTCCATGTGTTGTTCTTTTACGTACTTGAAGATTGCTGTACCATTGACTGCAAAGAAATCCAACACCTGCAGGACGATTAAGAGAATTATAATAATTTTCCCAACCTAGATCTCCACCATCGCCACCAATAGAAAATTCGTTTTCTTGATCGGCATAATAAATTCCAACATTAAAACCGTCTGCTAAACCGGAAGCGTTCATGTCAAAATTAAATTCAAATGGGCGCATTGAAAAAGCAGATTTTGTTACAATATTTCCAACTTGGGAAGTGCTGGCGGCTAAATTAGCACAAGCAACAGTAAGAGAAGCATTTCCATTGGCCTGCCACTGGGCGCTGTTGGAAGAGTTGGGCGGATTTACAATTGTAGTCCACGATGGATCGGTAACATAAGGCATTACACACTGCCACTTAGGTCAATAGATACAATAGCGTATTCTGGATTATTAAGAAGTTGAATTCTCGTTAATTTATAAGAATTAATTTCGTTAATAGAATCAAAATCACCACCGGTTATGATTTTATCATCATCTTGAATTAAAATGGCATTAATAGAGTCATCAAAAACAAATTTATCGGAATCTATTTTATTAAAATTGCCATTATCATCAATTACGGCAAAACTATTGACAGTAAAACCATTGACTGTACCCCCCTCAAGTCCACAGATAATTTTTCCATCTGGCAAAATTTTAATATCATTAACATCATATTCAAAACCAGAATTGTCCCCAGCATTGCTGCCATCTGTAAGAAAATTGCTGGTAAATGTTTCATCATGGACGCCTTCTGCACTAAAACGCGCAATATGTCCAAGTGAAATTCCGTTTAATGAATCCATCCATCCAGCCGTTAAAATATTATCATTGTCATAAATTTCTAAAGCCCAAACGCTGTTACTAAAACCTGTATTGTCTCCATTAGAAATTACATTGCTGTAAAAAGTGGGGTCTGGTGTGCCATCGGATTCAAGACGATAAATACTATGTACTTCTTCTCCATTAAAAGCATCAAAACTACCCGAAACAATAATTTTGCCATCGGATTGTAAAGCAACGTCATAAACCCCACCGTTAGTAAAACCTGAACTGTCGCCGGTACTTCCGACGTTGTACATAAAATCAGTATCAACGGTTCCATCAGTATTAAATCTAATAATCCCGGCTGGATATGAATCCCCGTTAACACCGTCCATGTAACCAACAACAATAATTTTTTGATCTGGTTGTATTACAATTTTGTTAACGTCACCATTAAGACCGGTATTATCACCACTGCCTAAATAAGATGCCATAAAGGTGTTATCTAAAGTGCCATCGGCATTAAATTTTGTAAAAGAACAAACATCTTGTCCGGCAAACTGACTAAAAGGGCCGCCTGCATAAATTTCATCATTTGAATTTACGGCAACTGCATAAATATCATTGTTAAAACCTTCTAAATCTTCCAGAGCAAGTGGTGTTTGATTATCTATAAAATTTTGATCCGGTGTACCATCGGGTCCAATACGAACCAAAATGGTATAATCAACATAATCTTCATTTAATCCATCTACGGTATAAAAATCTCCACCAACAATGGTTCCGCCATCACTTTGTTGCGCAAGGGCGTAAATTTCGTAATCAAAACCTAAATTATTACCCGGCGCTAAAAGATTATCAATAAAATCTTGATCAATAGGCGATCCAAGGCTATCAACATCAATGGTAATGTAATCACCATCGCCAATTTCAGTAATGGCAAATGATGCGGGTTCTTTTAATGCGTTATTGACATTTGTTAATACAAGTTTTGTGGATTCAAAAATTGTGGTGTCATTTACATTAATGTCAAAGGTCACAGTTGAGGCTGCAGCAAATGAAGCCCACACACGATCAATGGTAAGAGTCTGGCCAGAAAGATTGTACCAGCGGAATACATCTGTTTCTGGCGTCAGCGTCGTACCGATACTGTAGTCAAGTGAGCGTCGGTAAACAGATCCAGCACCCGTAGCGCCAGTTTGACCAGTAGATCCGGTAGATCCAGTAGCACCAGCACCAGTTGCTCCGGTGTTTCCGGTTGCTCCGGTGTTTCCGGTTGCACCAACACCAGTTGCGCCGGTTACTCCCGCACCAGTTGCTCCGGTGTTTCCGGTTGCTCCGGTATTACCGGTGTTTCCAGCACCAGTTGCGCCGGTTGCGCCCGCACCAGTTGCTCCGGTTCTACCGGTATTGCCTTTGTTTCCGGTTGGTCCGGTTCTACCAGTTGCGCCTTTGTTTCCGGTATTTCCAATTGCGCCTGTAGCGCCGGTATTGCCTTTGTTTCCAGTTGCTCCGGTTACACCAGTTGCGCCTTTGTTTCCGGTATTTCCAATTGCGCCTGTAGCGCCGGTATTGCCTTTGTTTCCAGTTGCTCCGGTTACACCAGCACCAGTTGCGCCGGTTGAACCTGTATCTCCAGTTGCGCCCATAGCGCCGGTTGAACCTGTGTCTCCAGTTGCTCCCGTGGGCGCTCCTGCGGGTCCAGTGGCTCCGCGGGGACCATTTAGCCCATTACGACCCGTGGCTCCAGTCGTTCCTGCTGGGCCGGTAGCACCATCGGCTCCATCATTGCCCGTGGGCCCGGTTGCCCCAGTGCCACCTTCAATGATTGACAATGCATCAATGGCATCAGAATTATCCTTGATGCCATCTTCAATATGGTTCAGGCGGCTGGCAGAAATAGGTGTACCACCTACGGGACCATTTTCCCAGATCTGCTTTTCGTAAGCCATTTCACGCCCTACCGGTGGGAGTTACATCTACACTCTTTCAGGGGCCTAATTTGGGCCCGAGACAGGGTTTAGGCGGTCGGTGGGACAAACGGCTCAGGGACAATTTCGTCTCCCGTGACCACTCCAGCGATGTTGTCCCATACTTCTCCAGCAGCCGTTAAAAGGGTTGCATCAGAGACGGTGGGGTTACCATCTGTGTCGAAGGTGACTTCAGCCTGAACCGTAGAGTTCAATGCCAATGACCACGCGAAAGATTCAACCTTTTCACGGGCGTTAGCAATCACGGTTTGAGCCAAAGCATTACGCTTACGCGCCTTTGGAGAACCGTCAAGAGCCACAGAGATAACCTCATTGGCCTTGATGACGCTCGCTACTTGAGCGAAGGTCTGGAAACTACCATTTCCTGCCAACGCTGCTACTTGTGTACTTGTTAACATGTTCTTCCTATCTTCTAATGGATGGACCATATGCCGTTGGACCAACGGCTCCAACGCCAACTACAATTGTTGATGTTTGCCAAAATGGGAGTCCATAGGGTGTATCACTTACATATCCAGGTATTGTAAAAGTTTTAGACCCAGGATTTGTTGTTGACGATAACGTTTTATAGCATGTTAAATTATAATGATCTATCCATGCTGACCCATAACCATTTTCATCAATTATTTCTTGATAATAACCAGTGTTTAGTTCTGTATACCCAGATGGTGCATTCATACCTGAATCTGAAGGTTGGTAAACAACAAACCCACCACCAAAATCATAATAATATCCTTGAGTATCTCTTCTTGCCGTTATTATATGTAAACCATCTGAAGTAGATAAAGTTTGGTTATTTTTAGGTGGAACAGATACGGGAACCCAACCGTTTCCAGGCCCTTGATCTTCCTGAGCAAATGTTCCGGCAGCATAGTCAATATATGTTCCAGGAGTACTAAATGCGATGCCATTTCCATACAACCCCGGCCAATTTCCTGAAGCCCCATTTGGATTATCTGTGGATGTACCATTTGCAGTCCGTGTTAAAACACGACCAACACTGTCATTTAGTCCAGAATAAACAGTCCATCCAGTAGGTACTGTCTGGGTATTTGCTGGATTATTTGTTCCTATCCAAACCAAAAAGTCTCCAGCCACTGGACTTACTGACCAGCCACTATAATTGTGATATCCTCTAATTACTGGCGTAGTCATTACGCACCATCAAATTCAACGGTCACAATAAGATTAGATCCCGCGATTGTTGACCCAATCTGATCAATATCAAATGTTAGATAGTCTCCATCTGCCACTGATGTTACATCCATATTAGTAACGCGAGATGACACAAACCCGCTGATGGCAATGCTTGGCCGGTTAGTTCCAGGAGTACCTGTTGTAAATATTGTTGTACCATTTTTATTAACATCAACTAAAATTGTTGAGCCAGTTGGAGCGGTACCGACAGAAATCCATACAGCCTTAATGGTCAAGGCTCTACCAGTTTTATTATACCAACGATATACGTCTGTCGCTGTTGTAAGGGTACCGTTCCAAACAGCAAGCGGAAGAATCTGTAATGGATAAACCCACTTAAGACCATCAGTCTGGGCAGAATCAGAGATTAGAACATTCTGGTTAGTACCCACGGCCTTGCGGGTAGGAGTAGTTCCGTAGACAGCGATATCGCCCTTTGTCGTCAGGGTTGTCTCCGCCGAATACTTAGAAACAGTAAAACTCTGTCCGGCAAGGAACGATAGGGTGGTACCACTTTCTGTTATGTTTGTAACAGGGATAGTAGTTATAGAACTTGTAGTTGTTGGGGTAGCGGTAACCCTGAATTTTAAGAAAGTTGAAGGAGTTCCGGCAAGTCTTACGTAAATAATTTCGCCAACAATTACTCCGTTAGTGAAGTAGGCATCCCTTGCAACGCTGTTTGCCGAGGTTGCATGAGCATAAATATTTGTAATACTGGCTATAGTCGCCGTATTAAATCTAATATCTCCAGGATTGAGGCCAGTGGGGCCAGTTGCCGTGCGGAAAGTCCAAGTATCAATAACTGGATCTGATATGTAGTTGTTGCCAGTGGCACCAGCGGACCCAGCGGTACCAGCAGTACCAGCAGTACCTTGTGCTCCAGTTGCTCCAATTAGGAATGTTCCAGCGGGCCATGATCCCAAAGCACGAGGACCGTACAATTTACTCTGCGCCGTGTCAATCCAAAAATCACCATCGCGACCTGTACCACCAGTAGGTGCAGTAACTCCGGTTAAAATTCCCAAACCGGTTACACCAGTCAAGCCAGTTTGACCTTGCGCTCCGGCTGTGCCCGCAGTACCTTGCGCTCCAGTAGCACCAGCCGTTCCGGCTGTACCTTGAGGGCCAGTAGCACCAGCCGTTCCGGCTGTACCTTGAGGGCCAGTAGCACCAGTTTCTCCAGTTGGTCCTGTAGGGCCTGTATCACCTGTGGGGCCGGGAATGGTCGAAGGTTCACCTGTTGCGCCCGTAGGGCCTGTGTTACCAGTTGCACCGGTTTCACCAGTAAGGCCGGTTGCACCGGTTTCACCAGTAAATCCGGTTGCACCGGTTTGTCCTACGTCTCCAGTGTTTCCAGTCAAACCGGTCAAGCCAGTTGCACCAGTGTTACCTGCGACACCGGTGGTGCCAGTAAAACCAGTAAAACCGGTTGCTCCAGTGTTACCTACGGCTCCAACGGAAAAGATAAAAAGAGACAGGCTGTGATTATTGGCAAAGTTCGTTGTACCAGTGCCGCCACTAGAGTCCAGCGCGACAGGGACCTCGACATAGCCCGTTTGGATTGTTGGTGTGGCACTAACCGTCCAGCGCTGGTAGTTATTGGATACGCCTTCGTCTTGGACGATGATGGAGTCGCCGGTTTTGATCAGCGCTAAGATTACGTCAATGTCTATGGAGCCTTGGGCAAGGTGGGAGATGTTGATCTGCGTGGCGCTGGCCTGAGTGGCGTTATTCCAGATCAAATGACCGGCGGCGGGATTGCCCGTTGTAGTCGTAGTCTTGGCTTGGTACGGAAAAATCGTGGAGGACGCGCCATTTGCTCCAGTAGCGCCGGTTGGGCCTGTGTCTCCAGTAAGGCCGGTTGCACCGGTTTCACCAGTAAATCCGGTTGCACCGGTTTCACCAGTAAATCCGGTTGCACCGGTTTCACCAGTCGCACCAGTTTGACCGTTGTTTCCGGTAAGCCCTGTGGCGCCGGTTGCTCCGTCATTACCAGTGGCCCCAGGAAGCCCTGTAAAGCCCGTAGAGCCAGTTTCACCCGTATACCCAGTATATCCTGTAACACCCGTGTTTCCAGTGGCTCCATCGGCCCCTGAAGGCCCTGTAGGACCATCTGCGCCTGTGGCACCGTCATTACCTGTATTACCTGTTGCTCCAGTAGCACCCATAGTTGCTGGGATGGTGCTATGAAATACGGGATAATTTCCGTCGTTCCAAGTTATTTTTATATTTGAGTAATTTGGCCCCTGGTTTACTACATCAATTTGTAAATATAGTGTTTCATTTGAACCGAGTATGGTTTCTGGCATATACCCGTCTATAGTGAAAAGACTGTATGTTCCAGATAGAGCAGCGATAGACAGTGTGGGAAATTCGTAAATAAGATCTGCGTAATCCGCGCCCTGTCGATATAGAGACACGGCAACATCCCAATCGCTATTTGCAATACCGTCTCGCAAATGCAAATCTAATGAGATCGGTCCTGAAAATAGTTTCCTGCCTGCCGGGAATCCTTCGTCCAAATAAAGACCTTGAAAACTACTTTCTCCACCGGATCCGTCGGCGCCAGTAGTTGCAGTTCCAAAGGTATCAATAAGTACCGGGCCTAATTGCGCGCCGTAAGTATTGGTGACACTTTTATTTAGGAATAAATCAATTCCGGTATTTCCACCATCAGATCCAGACGCGCCTGTTGCACCTGTTTCGCCTGTTGCACCGGTTTGACCGTCATTACCGGTTAGACCAGTAGCACCGGTTTGACCGTCATTACCGGTTAGACCAGTAGCACCGGTTTGACCGTTATTACCGGTTAGACCAGTAGCACCGGTTTGACCGTTATTACCGGTTAGACCAGTAGCACCGGTTTGACCGTTATTACCGGTTAGACC